CTAACCCTCTTGAACCCTTGTCACATCAAGGGTTTTTTTCGTTTTAGGAATCATATTATAAATAATATTCAAAAGGACGGCGGTAAAGCTTCCGGCGACGATTCCGTTTGTGGTCAGCAGATTGAAGTAAGACGGCAGGTGCTTAAACATATCGGGAACGACGGTTACACCGAGTCCCAATCCGACCGAACACGCGACAATCAGAAGGTTTTCCTGCTTTTTAAAGTCAATTTGACTGAGCATTTTAATGCCGTAGGAGATGACCATGCCGAACATGGCCACCATCGCGCCTCCCAGTACGGAAGACGGGATGATGGTCGTGAAGGCTGCGATTTTCGGAAAAAGGCCGAAGAGCATTAAAAGTGCGCCCGTGACACCGATAACCGCGTTTTTCTTAATTCCTGTCAGCTGCACGAGGCCGACGTTTTGCGAATAAGCCGTGTACGGAAAAGCATTAAAAATGCCGCTGATGAATACCGCCAGGCCTTCCGCGCGGTAGCCTTTTGCTAAATCACGTTCAGACAGGCGACGGTTTGTCAGGTCACCGAGAGCGAAATAGACGCCGGTTGACTCAACAAGGCTGACAATGGCAACGATGGACATCGTAATAATCGGTGCCGCATGAAATGTCGGCGTCCCGAAGTAAAACGGTTTAATCATTTGAATTGCGTCAGCATTCGCCACATTGTCAAATTGCACTTTTCCCATAAAATATGCGATGGCCGTCCCGATGACAATGCCGATTAAAATCGAAATGGATTTCAAAAATCCTTTTGTAAACCGATAAAGCAGCACGATGATGACGAGCACCGTAAATCCGAGGGCAAGGTTAGCCGGATCACCGAAATCCTTGCTGCCTTCCCCGCCGGCAATATGATTCATCGCGACCGGCATTAAGGTCATCCCGATAATCGTCACAAGCATTATAGTTTAGGCACAACAAAAAAGAGCCGGTTTAATGGCTCTTTTCTTTTGCTAATAAATTAGACATTACTTCATTCACTTTTAGGTTGACTTTCTTAATTGCTTCAGCTGATGGTTGATTCATGCTTTCAATCGTTATATGATATTTTTCTATTTCAAACGATTGCTTTGAGGACGATTTAACGAATTCACTCATACAGCGCTCACACTCTGCTGTTCTTTTTTAATCAAATCATCGCAAAGCTTATTCAAGTAATATGTATAGTTAACTTTTTTCTTCATCGAACGGACTTCTGTGCCGATCTCTTCGCAAATTGCAAGTGGAATGCTGGATTTGTTTACTTTATTCCTATATGTATGTGACAACTGATTTTCAGCTATGTTCTTATATGTAAGGAAATCATTAATATGTACGAAATAAACTTTGTTTTCTGGCTCTCTAAACTGAAATAGAAAACCAGGAATTATGTTTGGATATTGCGCTGCCTCTTTTAAGTGTTTAATCTGTTGTGGCTTAATGATCTTTTCACTGAAAGATACAGACTTGTTCTTTGTTGATTTAAGTTCAAAAGGAAAAAGATAACCTTTAAAGTGCAGGAAGCAATCGTATTTGTTTTTTGATACAGCTGCTCCCCTTTTCAAAAACATTGGGTTAACATCTTTGATTCTGTAAAAGAACAGCTTTTGATCTGCAGCTGATTTTTCTATATTTGCTTCAAAAACCTTACCCTGGTTTGTACCTACCAATCAATCACTCTCCTAAAATATTGAAATCAAAATTGATATTAAAATAAACCTTTGTTACACTGTTTTATGTCAATTAATATTGAAAGAAGTGTACGAAATGAAGCAATGGACACCCCTACGCCCTCGTTTAAATGAATTAATGTTTGAATATGACCTCACAGTTGATGACCTTTTCAAACGTACAGGATATCCGAGACAACGTATCCACGATTATATAAGTGGAGCCAAAGCAAATATGAACTTAGCTACAGGCATGACTTTTGCTGATGCCATTGGTTGCTCAATTGAAGAGCTATACGAATGGAACCACGAAGAAAGAAGAAAAGTTAAATCTTAATCCCTTTTTGAGCCCATCTGATTTCCTGCATCAATTCTTCATTATTATCCGAAAGGTTGATTAGGTTACGGTGGGCTCTTTCGTAATCTTTTTCTTCAATGGCCTCCTTTGCTGTTTTCATTTGCCTATCCATCTTATTACACAGTGCTTGAATTGAATGATAAGGCTTGTTAATTGTTCTCGCCTCTTTTCCCTATGTTATTTGAATTTATTGTCTCGCTACTAAATGGTAACTATATCATGCGATTATGTATGTCATTTCTTGATTAAGTAATTGTCCATTATCACTTAATGGGTAACTAGTATATCAGGATCATTCGCTCTATATGGAAATTCTAAATGATCATCAAAGTAATGTACTGTGGTATGCGGGCTATGAAAATTCCTATTATAGTTACTAGTTCTCATTTTTATTGTGCTACGGTTATACATCTCTTCCCACTTCAAATAGGCGACTTTATTGTTTTCAGTATCAACTAAAGCAAGAACATCAAAACTAGTTTTCGAATACACATTGTTAGATCTGCGAATATCAAATACCAATTTATCATTCAGAACCTTATTAGAAGCTTTTACTTGAATTTTAAAGGATGCACCATTTTTTATAGCAACAATATCAATTAAGCTTCCATTATTCATTGGGGAAAAAAGCTCAAACCCCTTTTTAGTTAAGTCATATAAAACTAGAAACTCTCCACAGTCCCCAGTTTTTCTTTTTTCATCTTTTAATAGACCCATACATTCACCTCTACTAATTTTATTTTTACTCTAAACAAAAGACCGATTTTATTTAATCCTTAATTGCTTAACTTCATTTTCCAGCCATTCAACATACGACATCTCTTGAGTGTTTTTTGCATATTCATTTAATAAAGAATCCTCTTCTATAAAATCAAATGCGATTTCTGTTTTTTCATCAATAGGCAAGTAAATAGCTGCAATTCCGTTTTTCGGATAGAAAGAAGTCTCAAACCATGATAAAACGTTATTCCCTTCATCATCTCTCCAATCATACCGCGCAACGCTTCGATTGTATGCTTCAAAAGGATTCAAATCTAATAAAAATTTAATCTCATCATACTCAATTGAAACCCCAATTATTTTCCCCATCATCATGGGATCGACTGATTCTTCAATCCATTCATACACATTGTCATTAAATTTAATAATCGGTTTTTTACCTTGTAATACAAGTTCATATAATTTAATCGTCTTCATTGAAATAATCCTCCCTAAACCCTTTCACTGGTTCATAATTTGTCACTTCATAAAATTCTTCTTTTTGATTAAATTTGATCGGCTTATCCAATGTTTTAGCATTCCGTTCCAACCACTCTACTGTATTTTTTACTTTGTTATCATATTTTTCATAGCTATCCGACCAATCATAATAACTGTCTCTGGTCTTTATTAACCCCAATAGTTCTTTGACATGCTTTAGCTTTACATATTTATTTTCAATATCGGTGATATTGCTCATTGAAATAACCCTCCCCAAATCACTCCTGCTGCAATGGCAACAATGAAAACTGAAACAAATTTAATTACACCAATATACACTGCAAATTTAATATTCCCTTTGGAATCCATGTTTGCTAACAACACAAGCCCAAATGCAACGAACAATATCCATGCTGTAACGATCAGATCACTCACCCCCTTTGATTAACTGTTTGCAAATATTAATATATTCTTGAATACTATTAATAATCGTGATGATACAGCTCCTTACCTCTTCTGGTTCTTTAAAATCCATCTCACATTTAAGACAGTATTCATCGAACTCAATCATTGCAAGAAATTGATCATTGCTTGGTAAATTTTCAAAATCAATTTTCTTTAATCTTGGGATGCCCTTTCCCCTAATCCATTCAATAAAGTAATCAACATTATTTTTTGCTGTTGCGATTTTTAAAAACTCGTGAATATCAGAAGAGTTTTCAATATTGAAATAAATGTGGAGACTCTTCTTCATGAGATCAAATAACCGCAATAGAGCTTCATCAATGTTATTGTCTGGTTTAAACTCAAAATCTAAATCAAACCAGGACATTGCGTTTTTCATTCAATCCCTCCCTGTGCAAATCGAATATTTCTGGTACCCGTTGAAAGAATGTAATAATACAACCTCTCGCATCAAAAGGGTATTCACAATCAATTTCGGCACCTGATATGTAAATTTCATATTCTATGCTGGATATTAGTTGAGGATTATAAGGTAGCTCGAACTGTAAGTACCTCTTCAGATTAGGTAACTGCTCATTGACAAACTTCAAGAACTTCTTTTCATACTCAGGAACACGTTCATATAATTTGTTTACATGTTCTTCAATTGTGTTTGCTTGCACTTTGTATAGATTCTCGAACAGCGTTTTGTTGATGTCCATTAACTCACTTAGAGCTTTAACAGCTCCCTCGTCTCCATTTAGAGTAACACCCCACCATTTATCCAAATGCACTTAATCATCCTTTCTATTTAAAATCAACATTTTAATCTGTTGTAATCGTAAATGAACCATCATCTTCATCTAGAGTAATAACAATTTCACGAATACCATTGCCACAGTCACTGAATTCTTGCATTTCCTTTCCTAGTTTCTGAATTGATTTGGCCAATTCCTCCGGTGTATTTGCCCCTCTTTGTGTACTCATTTTTAAATTCCCCCTTCCAATAAAATTAGAATTTCACCCGAATCGTATTAATTAACTAATTCCCACTCTCCAGGACTAAGTTGATCTAATGTGAAGAACATTGGCGTACCGTCGTTCATAAACTCAATAATCATCAATCGACCTTGTTCATTTCTTGGGCAGCTATCTGGGTTACTGTATGTAGATTCGGCTGTAACAGTTGTATAGGTTCCACCGTAAGCCCAAGAATCACCGATATATTTAATTGCGTCTCCTTCTTTAACACTTGAAAAATCCATGCAATCACCTCACTTCAAATTAATGTGTATAATCTCAAAACATCTCCACACAATACAATTGAACAAACTTGTTTTACATACTACTTTAGGAGATGATCATATGGCTCAACAAAACAGATCAAGATCAAACAATAATAATGAGTTAGTTGTACCGCAAGCTGCTTCAGCAATTGAACAAATGAAATATGAGATTGCTTCTGAATTTGGTGTTCAATTGGGCGCTGAGACAACTAGTCGAGCAAACGGATCAGTAGGTGGAGAAATTACAAAACGTTTGGTTCGACTGGCTCAACAAAGCATGAATGGTCAATTTCATTAATTTATGAGGGGATTGCTCCCCTCTTTTTTATGCTCCTCTTCCAAATCCATAAAGTACTACTGGCATTGTATTCACCTCCTTTAGTGAACAAATGTACTTTGTCTAACCAACTCGTCTAAAACGATTTGAAGTTTCCTTCTTTGGTCTTTTATGTATGCTTGGTTATCGGTACGCAATCCATCATTAATTCTATTTTGTATGTCTGTCTTCAGTGTCTCTAGGCTTTCTTTTGGTAATTTTTCTAGACTAGCTTTATATAATTGACTCATTTTAATAGCCCCCAACAAAAACAAATGAAATTATCAATAACCAGAAGACTGCTCCAGAAACAGCAAGAAAGCTTTTTGCAATACTCATAAACTCTTGAAAATCATTCTTTAACGACTCTTTCACTGCATCACCTTCTCTTTAAAATACAGATTTCATATTAAAAGTTATGATAATCAATATCTTTTTTATCCATCGCTTTTCGGATTGCTCGTTCGTGTTTCGATCTCCTTCTTTTGTTGCTTCCTTTAACTTTTGGTGCTTCAAACATTCCATCACAAGTCCAGTCATAACCGCTATACTTTTTAAACACCGCAGTCTTCAGGCGTCTATGATGCGTCACTCACCTCCTACCTCTTCGCGTGAGTCGTCGATGACTTTATAGCCGTATTTACGTGCATCTTTCAAGTATATTACTGCATCACCGGAAAAAGGCGGCCAACTATCGTCTTCAATAACTAGTGCTTTGTGAACCCCTCTATCATCCGATATAAAATCGCCCACACGAACCTCAGTCGGCTGCGGAGCGTTCAAGTATTCGTCTGGCACCGTCAGGCCTAGCGCACGTCTTAGCGCGATCGCACGACCAATATGAACGTTGAAGCAGTCGGACGGTGCGGCTTTGGCGATTCCTCGCGCTACGATTTGACCATCCGCTATCCACCGTAAAATTGTGACTACGGTTCTTTTCTCGCAATTTACGATAAATTCCGCTTTCGTATTCCGTCCATAAGCGTAGTAGTAACCGTATTTATTCGCCAGTTTCTCAACGTCCGCCTTCGCCTGCTCAACGATTTCATCGCGTAGGGCTTGGGCGCTTTTCTCCGGCTTCCATAAACGCTCCTCTAGTGTTGTACAGACCGGAGTCGTTACCGTATTTACATCGCCAGATATAATAACAACATCTTGATTCGTTTTTGCATAGTGAACAACGAATCTATAAGAATACGCGCCGCCAATAACAATATCTCCAAAACGAGATTTATAACCGAAATATTTATCGTCCTTCTTTTCAAATACCGTATTCGCATTATTGATCACCGTTTGATTTACGTTTTCCATTCCTTATCTCCTCCACTTCCAATTAAATTAATTTGATCCTCAAGTTCATAAATAAACCCCTCTAAAGCTTCTTCATCAACCATAACTTGTCCATCATGGACTTTGATGATTTTTTTCATTCGGTCATCCATATTTCTAAATTCTTCTGCTTGCTGAACAGTAAACATTGCTCTGTATTTCTTTATGTATAAAAAAAAATCTTTAAGTACTCCGATCTCCCCAATTTTGTGGAGATTGAAATCTTCTTGTTCCACTTCCAGCCGAAGTAAAGCTACTTCCTTTTCTAAAACGTCAACTTCAAGCTGTTCTTTCTTTGACAACAATTCACGCTCTTTTTGTTGCAATTTATCACCTCCTTATAAGGATTAAATATGTATTCACAATGTGAATGTGGATTATGTTTTTAAACTGATTCATACTTTAAATGATTGTTTTTCTTTTTGTTAATTCTATACTCTGCAATTTTTAGTGATTCAAGAGTCCATCCGTTTTTGTTTAAACTCCCGTAAAGTGTGTTCAATAATTGGAGCTCTTGTTTTAAGCTTCTTCGCTTTCTCAATATCTTTTGACCTTTTAACGAAAGGTGATATCCCTCTGAAGCATTAAATTTGTCCTCTTCTAGCTTGTGATAAAATTCATTGAGCTCTTTATCAACTTTCCCTAGCTCTTTATAAAGGCTATCAATTTCATTTTGAAGTCGTTGTTTAGTCTCCTCAATTGCTGCAAGAGGTTCCGAAATGGAAACAAGGTAATCCGTTGCAGTTTTCATATCGCCACTCCCATTTATTATTTTATTTTTATTCTAAAAGTGTGTAAAAAAAGACAAGCTTTTAACTTGTCTTTATCTTATCATTCAACTTCTCGGATGTCTATAACTATTTTATTTTTATTCTTAAATTATTTTGAGTAAGTCACAAATGAATAATTAAATGTGGTATTGTTGTCTGCTTTTCTGTGATCCTTTTCGATTACTCTCCAATCATCATTTAACCTTGGAAAATATGAATCTGCCTTCGCAGCAACTGAATCAACAATCGTTAAATAAACCTTGTCTGCATGCGGTAAGAATGCCTCGTAAATAGCGCCTCCTCCAATGACCATTACTTCTTCATTTGTATCCAATTGGCCACGTATAAGCTTTAATACATCATCAATTGAATGATAAACGAATGAAGAGTGATCAGGCTTGAAATCCTTATTTTTAGTCAATATGATATTCCTTCGGTTCTGAAGTGGCTTTCCTGTAATGTTTACGATCGATTCGTATGTAAGTCTTCCCTGAATACACAACTTTCCTGTAGTGAATTCTTTAAAACGTTTCATATCGTCAGGAATATGGTAAAGAAGATTATTCTCGTACCCAATGGCCATTGATTTGTCGCAGCAAGCAATAAGAGATAGCATTATACTGCTACCTCAAAGTAAAGCTTGTCTCCATGCTTATAATTAATCAGTTTGAAATCGTCAATTGTGAAATCATAAAAATCCTTCATATCTGGATTAATCCATAGCTCAGGTGCTTCATATTGTTCTCTGTCCATTTGAATTTTCAAATTGTCTATATGGCGAGTATATACATGACAGTCTCCGATATTGAAGATGTACTCACCCAGCTCATAGCCAGTAACTTGAGCAATCATACGCTGTAATACATTGTACTGGAATACATTAAACGGATTCCCTAAAGCCATATCATTACTACGTGCTCTTACCTCTAAATGAAGCTTGCCTTGTTTTACGTACCATTGTGTCTCATACACACAGGGGGTTAAGGACATTGAATCTAATTCATCAGGATTCCAAAGCATTGTAATATTTCTACGTGATGATGGATTATTTTTCAACTGATGAAGAAGATAATCAACCTGGTCAACTTTCTCACCGTTTAGCTCCCTGTTCTTTTTACTTAGCTGATATCCATATGCTTTGCCGATTGTACCATCTTCTTGTTTCCATTGATCCCAGATATGGACGCCCATCTTGTTTAATTCGTTAACATTGGTTGATTTAAGCTGCCATATCCAAAGTAATTCCTTGATTGCTGTTTTCCAGGCGACTTTTTTAGTCGTTAAAATCGGTACTTCGGAATTATCAAACCGCATTTGCTTACTGATTACACTGAGTGTATGTGCCGGTGTCCCATCTGTATCCCATTTGGTTCTGACATCGAATTCTTCGTCTGATACTCCATTATTAATTATGTCATTTATGATTGTGTTGTACTGCTTATCAAATTGACTCATATTTTCCTTCCTTTCAATTCCATCGTTTGGTAAAATATTCTTGCCCACATAATGGAAAGAGGTGATCTTTTTGTCTGTTTACAAATACAAGCCAGCGGTGGTTAAAGAAGTACTGGAATGTAAAACCGAAAGATTAACAGACTCAATTGAAGCAAGATATTGTTTATCAATAAAGCTTAATAATAATTTAGACTCTTCATATGTGTTTATTATGTTAAATCCAAGTATTGCTGACAAAGAAGTATCAGACCTCACTATAACTAAGTTATGTAATTTTAGCCACTCATTAAATGAAGTTGGATCCATTCATATTGTCAATCTCTATCCTTTTTACGAAACAGACTCAGCAGAATTGTCCTCAATAATTCATAAGCTTCAAAAAGCGGACAGGAGTCTGTATGAAACTGCTGTTAAGACTAATCATCAAATTATAGCCAATTTAGCCAAAGAATCTAAAAAGATAATCTTTGCTTGGGGTGATTGTCCAAAGCGATTCGATAAACGAAGTTTTAATAAGCAATGCCACGATGTTAAACAGCTCCTAAAAGGAATAAATAAAGACGAGGCATTTGTTATCAAAACCCATTACAACAGGCTTCTCACAGTTAAGAATTCACCAAGACATCCATGCATGAATCGCCTTAATGGCCTTATGCCATATCAAGAGCCATATGAACTGTCTCAGATGACACAATAAATATAGTTACCTACAAAAATAAGATTACCGCAAACAAAAAGCATGTATACGAACTTGTTTTGCTTATTGTTTGAGTCACCGTCCAAAACATCAAGAATTTTAAACATTGTTAAACCGGTATATATTAAAGCAAAAGCTGTCCAAGCTAACATTAGCACGTTACCGTGCGTAATCAATCCAATAGTAGCCAAGGGGACAATGAACGAAATCCCCTTGAACAATGTAATGGCATACACTAAGTTCTTATTTTTCTTCAGTTCTTTATACGGTGAATTAGAAAGTATATGTGTAACTTTAGCGTATACGTTCTGTTCTCCTCGTGTAATTAGTCTAATTTCATTAATGTTTAGTGTAAATAAGTATGCTGCAAGTAATAACGTAAAGTATGTAATTCTAATACATCTCCTTATTTTATTTTTATCTTATAAATAACTATGTTCAATCAAACAGCTCGCCGGATCTCTTCATGTCTTTAATTTCTTCGCTTACACTTTCTTTAATTGCATGAGGTAACTGGTCAATTCCCCGTTGTATTCTTTTCTGTCCTGTATTTCTTATATGTAAGGTTAATTCTTTAAACCCTTCCATTGATTCATCTGAAATTAAATCAAACTGATGTTGAATCTTAGCTAATAAGCTTATGTATTCTTCTTCATCCTCGCTGAATAATTGGAGACCTTGTTTAAAATTTTCTATTTCTTTTAGATGGGCTTTTATTTTCTCTATGTGTTTATTCATGATGGCTAATCCTTTCAACAATTTCTAAAACTTCAGCGATCTTATCTGTTAGCTGTCTTCCTAGGTCTGTTGTTTGTTCCTGATCCAGTTTGTTCACTTTTCCTTTGCCATTAAGAAGCTCTCTCTTTTCCTCCAAAATTCCAATTTCAATTTTAATCAGTTCTCTATAAGCTTCGCTTTCTTTAGGAAACAACTCAGAGACAACTTTCACAGCCTGTAATCCTTTGTTTAATTTATAATAGCGATAAATATTTTCCATATCTTTGCCCCTTTTTGTTTTAATTTGATTCTAATAAACTCAAAAAATTAACTGCTGCAACTCTATACCTTTGGTCTTCTTCATAAGCTGCAACTTGTTTCATATGCTCCAAAAACACATCTTCAAGCCCATGTTTTTGAATAAATCCTAAACACAGACCATTCCTGAAGAGCATGTTGTCATATTTTGCTTGCAAATCTTTATAACTGTTTTTGTTTATGGTCTTTTTCCTCCTTATTGTTTTAGATAAAAGTCTTCTTTTATTGAGATGTTCATTCCATCAACATCCCTGTATCGACGCCTTTTTGTAAAACCTTTTCCTGAAACAACCTCTTTGTTTGGCATAATTATTGAGCTTTTTGAGTATTTTAAGTTGTACCCTGGCTAAGACCCTCCACTGGACAAACATCATGATCTAAGCCAGGGCTTGTATTACTTAGTTCCAGTTGATCCGTGTCCACCTCGATCATCGTTGCCTAGATGATCTACCTCAATCAATTCAACTGCAGGCATTTTCTTCATGATTCTGAACTGACAGATACGTTCCCCTTTTTTAATTTCTGTATCCCGTAATGCATATGCAGGAAAGAACCAGAAATCATTGTCTCCCTTGTAGGACTCATCAATAACACCCATTGAGTTTGTCTCAATGATGCCAAAGTTTTTAAATGTACTTCCCCGGGGTACGATATGAGCCTCATATCCTTCTGGTAGCTCCATAGCTACTCCTAACGGGAGAAGTTTAAACTCATCCTTTTTGATTGCTACATTTTCAGCTGCCCGCAGATCAATCCAATCCCCTTGCTCAATTTTGCTGATTCTCGTTTGAGTTTCGTCTAGATATTTGATTTTAATTTGCATTAAGTATTATCTCCTTTAATTTATGTTGTTTATTTTTATTCTCTTATTCCTACTTAAGCTCAACGTTGGAACTCTGATTTTTTAAACAATTTCCCACTGTCCTAAATCCAATCCCTCTACTGTATGGGGAGATATTTCATCACACCATATAACTGGCGTACTAGTATTGTCTGGCCTATCTCCATAAACTGTGTAAATGCAATTAGTTTCAAAATGCCAATCCCCTCTTAGGCATTTAAGTTTGTCTCCAATCTTTATTAACGATTTTTGTTCTTCTGAAATTTCAAACAACCTCCCTTGCTAACTTATCAAGCTCATCGGGCTTAAAGCCAATGCTTCGTTTTACTTCCTCTCCTTGATCACTCAGCAGAATGGTTACCGGTACTCCCATGACACCAAATCTTGCTGCTACTTCTGGTTCCTGTGTAACGTCAACTGTCTCAAATTGAATATTTGCTTGTTTTAAGTAATTGGCACCGTTTTACACGGATTGCAATTAGGCTGCTCTAATTTAATTAATCTCATTGAATACATCCTTTCTCGGTAAAAATGAAATCAGAATCCTTTAATGGCTCAACAGTTGCTTTTTTGTACCCATTTCCTTTTTGGCTAAAGAAGTCATGCGACTTAGTTTTAGTACTCAATCCATTAATAACGATTGGATTAACATCCTCTTCTTCAAACCAATGATCAAAGCCTAGATTGTTTAATGCTTTATTTGCGTTGTATCTGATGAATTTCTTTACATCTGGAGCTAAGCCAACCTGATCATAAACATCTTCTGTATACTCCAATTCATTTTCATAAAGCTCTTGGAGCAAGCTTAAAGCCCATGTGAACAGTTCTTTTTGCTTCTTAGGAGTTTGATTCTTATATATCTCCTGTGCTAATAAACCGACGTAAACGCCGTGCAGTGCTTCGTCTCTAATACCTTTAGTTCAACCGAGTTCGCTACTCTCAGCTCGTTGCCCTGTCGCAACCGCCTTACGTTACCGTAAGGAGCAGACTATATCATCATCCCTGTAGGATGCCTCCCGTTTCGATTTAAGGGGTTCTCACCCACGCCAATAGCTTGCGCCCTACTCGTTTTGCGGAATTTCGCCGCCTATGCGATAGTCGTTGAACGTTCTATGCGATCCCATAAAGTCTTCCATCTTCTTTTATGTCGAATCAGACTAACGTAACGAGGATGAAGGCTGTATTTTTCACCAGCTTCAACATTATTCATTCCAGCAAGCAAATCATAGATTAAATTTGTTGCCTCTGAGTCTGTGAGCTTTGACATTGAATTACTTTCTCCAGGTTGTCCTGACATTAATCCAATTTTCATTGCATGTAGAGTATTTTCTTTAGGTGTAACTATCTCTAAGTTCCGAACGTGATTGTTTAGTTTATTTCCGTCTATGTGGTTTACAAACATTCCTTTTGGTATTTCATGAATAAAATATTTCGCGACTAACCTATGTACTAAAAAGTTCTGTGTTCCTCTTTTCGGATGCGTGTATCCTATCATTTCATAGCCATGTGGAGTAATAAATGTCTTTCTTGGCTTCTTTATTTTTTTTGATATGATAACTCCCGTTTCCGTTATCCACCAAGGCGCTTCTTCGACTTCTTTCCTTATCATTTTCACCTCCTTTGGGTTCGCATAGCTTCGCTGCTGATTGTCCTAAAAAGGATTTTCCAGCAATTAGAGAGGTTCGCATTTGCCGTTGCCGACAAAAGGGACTATTAAATAATCAGGTTAATGATCTCACCGCTCTGCATGAGCTTCCCTTGTCCATAAAAGTAAAGTGGATAATAAAACCCTGAGTAAAACAAGAAACTCTCCAGAAACACAGATGCAACCATTGCTTTGAATAAGGAAATATCATCGTTTTTCTCAACTGCTTTATAAATTGAAACAATTGTTCTTGCTTTCTTTTGAAGAAACTTATTGTTTTTCACCCAATCAAACACTTCATTGATCTTCTCGGTTGGAGCCAAAGTTAGAAAGATGTTGCTGTAAGATTTCGCATGGACAGCATTTTCCATCATGGCCATAAAGTTTAATACTGCTTTTCTTTGATGCCCTTCAACGTGCTCGGCCACAATCGGCATGCCCGTGTTCCCCTGCTCTGTATCTAATAAGGTAAGCCCAGCTAAAACTTTCATATAAGTGTCTTGTTCCTTTGTTCCAAGATACTTCCAAGTGAGGAGATCGCCGTTTAATGCGATCTCTTCGGGAAGCCAGAACTGCTTCACATTTTGGTTGTAAAACATCTGGGTGAAATCATCTTCATGCTTTGACCAGTTTGCTGCGTCATAAATTTTTGTCAATTATTCGTCCTCCTTAACTTCTGGAACTCCAATAGCTACTGCAAGGTAATAACAATAAAAGAAGAAAACATTTCGATCTTTCTTAAAAAATATAGGAATCCGTCGTTTTCTTCCCTTCTCATACCAAACTGTTTCTCCTAACGCAAATACAAGTCGAAAGCATCCAAGGCTAATATATAGATATCGAAAGACTTCACCGACTTCTGTGATGCGTTTGTCCGTATAGATATTTAAACAACGCATGACAAGCAACCCTCTTGAGTCGTATCCTTCGTTCGAGCATAATACAGCGTTTTAATACCTTTGTGATGCGCATATAAGTCAATCCGGTTTAAATCTCTTGTCGTCATCGTATCTTTCAGGAACAACGTAAATGAAATACCTTGATCGACGTGCTGCTGAAGAGTTGCAATTAGATCAACTACCTTAAACATATCCATGTCATACGCTTCTTTATAAAAGAACCAATTCTGAGCCGATAAACCTGGCATCGGATAATATGTCTTACTGTTTCCGTATGTACGTTCCTCAATTCTCTCCATAATAGGCATTACACCGGCCGTAGATGATTGAACATATGAGATGCTCCCAGTAGGTGCAACAGCTTGCCTATACGAATGATACAAACCATATTTCATCACATCCTCTTTAAGCTTCATCCAATCTTCAATGTTAGGAATATGTTGATCTCCAAATAGGCTTTTAACCTTTTCATATTTAGGGCTATAATCATTTGTCACGTACTTTTCGAAATACTCGCCTGATTTGTAGGTTGATCCATCAAACTTGTAGTATGTCTCCCCTGTTTCTTTTGCAATTTCCATTGAACGCTGCAAGGAGTAGAAATTAACCATCATAAAGTATGTATTTGCAAAGTCCTTAGCCTCTTCACTTTCATAAGAGATTTTATTTTGAGCCAGAAAACCATGTAGGTTCATCTGTCCTAGACCAATTGATCGCATTAGTGTATTTGCTCTCGCAACAGCTGGGGCATTTACAATGTTTGTTTTCCTTGTAACAGTTGTCAGCGAGTCAATTGCTATTCTGACCGTTGATGCAATTGATTGATTACTCATTACATTTACAATGTTCATGGATCCAAGATTACATGAGATATCTAATCCAATTTCATCTTCCTGATCGTAATCTGTATAAACTGATACTTGTGATGCTTGGAGTACCTCTGACTTTAATATTCAACGAAAGGCGCAACACTCTCGTCCGTTCTCTTATGAACTGCTTACGATCACTCGTAAGAATAGACTATATCATCGACCTATAAGGTCGCCCGCCGTTTCCATCGCCATATGCTTGCGATGTACTCTACTCCCTTACGCGTATGCGTGGTTTCGATAGTCGTTCGGCATTTCCGCAAGGTGCGGTTTAGCACGGTATTGTCTATTGAATAGAGTTTCACCGTTTAGACGGGTTTGCTACGATCATTGCTGACCGAAGGTGCTACAGTTAACACAAATTAGAAAACTTCACTTTTGAAATATGTTCATTTGGATGCACTTTATTTACATTGTCAGCAAACATAATATACGGATACCCAGATTCACTTCTTAGAATGGCCAATTGCTCTAACAGCTTTCGAGCATTTCCTTTGGCTTTTCTAACCCTAGGGTTTTCAACAAGCTCATCATATATTTTATTGATGTCCATCTCATCAAGATACTGTCCATATTCTTTGTAAACTGAATGAGGATAGAACATATAAAAATCCTTATCTTCTCTTGCCAATTCAATGAATTTATCAGGAAGCACTACACCAATGGATAGTGTTTTAACTCGGACATCTTCATCAGCACTTATTTTTTTGGTATCCAGGAAGTCTGTAATATCTGGATGAAAAACACTGAGATAAGCCGCTCCTGAACCTTGTCTTTGCAGACCATTCAGGCGTGTTCGCTAAGCACGCCCCGCCATACGGCTGCTTCATGTTGCCATGAAGGTTAGACTATATCTTCATCCTTTCAGGATGCCTCCTGTTTCGACTGCCAATAGCTTGCAGCCTACGCCTTTCGGCTAGTCGTTGCACGTTCAAGACTTTAGTCTAGCTTCGCTCATGATTGTCCTTGTAGGAGTTCCCATGAATTAAAGAGGTTTTCGATCGCCATTGCTGACGAAAGGGGCCAAATCAACCCATTTGGTCGGCATATCTAAAAGCATTATCCAATAGCTTCATAACACCTACGACACCTTTAGTTGCATTCTCTACGTCTTTTATCGCTTCACCCTTGGCTCGTAATTTGCTTAGGTTTAATGCTACACCACCGCCTAATTTAGACAGCTGCATTGAAATGTCAATTGCACGAGAGATGTCATTCAAACTGTCTCCCACTTCAAGTAGGAAGCAGCTCACCATTTCACCTCTTCGCTTACGGCCGGCATTAAGGAAAGTAGGTGTTGCCGGTTGATACTCTTGCTTCATCATAGCGTGTACTTCCTCAACAGCCTTTTCATAATCACCGTTTGCACAATACAAAGCTACAATTGAGACACGATCCTCATATCTTTCTAGGATTTTTGTTTTGTCGTTTGTTTTCAATGCATAGTCATTGTAGAATTTAAAGGCACTCATGAAAGATGGAAATCTGAATTTGTAACTGTAAGCAATTTTAAAAATCGATTTAATCTGCTCAAATGTGTATTCGCTTAAGAATTCTTCTTCGTAATAATCATTTTTAATCAAATAATCAAGTTTCTCTTTTAGATCATGGAAAAAGACTGTGTTTTGATTAATGTAATCAACAAAGTAACTGTGTACTGCCTCCTTATCCTTCTCAAATTGAAACTTACCGTCTTTCTGAATCATGATCTCATTATTGAGCTTGATCCACTTTGGTATTGTGTTTGTCAATAAGTTGTACCTCCCGATTAATCTTCTGCAAGTCTTGTTTTGTTCCACTTAGTTCAAACTTTAATAACAATGGTACATGGAACATTGCTGAAAGCTTGTCCCCAGCTAAACCATAGTTATCACCCCAAACCTTATTACCACTCACAACAACTCCTTTTATTTTATTTTTATTCTTAATAATAAAATGCAAAGTCCTTTCAGGTACTTCCCCAAAGCCTATCGTATATGTAATATGTATGAATTCTTCCTCGACAATTAAGTCATCTGTAATTTCAATGATGTCGAAGTTTAACTCCCTTTGTAATGCTTGAGCAAACCTTTTCACGTTACCTGTCTTGCTTTCATATGTAATAATCAATATTCTTTATATTCCCCGTTAACTAGGCTGTTCGTGGTTGTTTCTGCTTCATTTTCAGCATGATGGAATGCTTCAGACATTTCTAAGTTAAGGTCTCCCATTTCCATGTAACCTTTGGCCATCTTAGCTTTTAAATCAGAAAGCTCTGACATTGGTACTGGGATATAATCTTCTTTCTGCTCTTGCGTGATAACCATTTGATCCCCTTCTAAATTGGTCGCAATCAGCTCTCCTTTTAAAGCAGTGTAAGAACCACCATTCTTCATATGTACTTGCGTATTTTCTTTTGCTTCATCCAAGGTTACAAAGTGACTGCGCTTAACGTATAACTGTTTAGCAGCTCCCATTCCACAACTCCCTTTTCTTTATTTTTTGTTTTTATCTTTGTCATGTCTTACGTCTAACTTATCCATATCATTGAGAATATGGTCAATAACAACATCACTGAACTTACCATAGACCTTATATCCAATTAATTTGCTTCTTAGATCTCTCCACTTTCTTGCTGCACTCATTTTGTTTCCCCTTCCTATGAAACTGTGATTTTATCTAGAAATAACTGAAACCTGCTTTGGTTTATCAATGTATGGATCAATCGTTTTACTCAAAACATACTCCAGTGTTTTGTATCTGCCTTCCTTGTTTTTTTGGAAACATAGGAGTTCGCCAAGTTCATTCAGGCTAATGTTGAAAGGATCATTACTTACCTTTTTTTTAAATGCAGTTAATTCACTGAATTTATCTTTGAATTCCATAAATTGCTCTTGATTCAAGCTATCGATTTTATGACCAAGTATCTCAACAAGTTCTAGTCTTCTGTGTTCAATTAGTTCTCTTAATTTTGATCTCAAACCCAAGAACTTTTCGTCTTTTCTCTGCTCATCAATAAACTCTCTAATGTTCATTTTCATTCTCCTTTTCATTGCTCTTAGAGTTTTTTATCTACAATGCTTTTAATGGTTTGTAATGTTTGTTTATATTCACTGTCTAAATCACTAACATCTAACTCGGTTGAGACTCTAAATTGTGAGCTTGTATCATACATAGTAATTACTGATTCAATCCCCTTTTCTTCGGCTATAAACGTAACACCAAAGACCTCAATATCATTAGCGCCATGTGCATCTTTAAGCTCTTCTAAGAAACTCGGTTGCATATGTTCAAACAGCTCATTTGAATTCTTGAATATTCTTTGTTCAATATAACTGCTTTCTTCATCGTTTGAATCAAAGTGCAAATTAAAGTCGATGTATCCCTTTACGTATTTACCATGCTTAATGTACTCCAGGCTTCATCATCCTTTTAATTTATTTTTGTGAATCTCTTAATCTCTTTGCCATCAATAATCACTTTTCCAAAGAACATTTCTTTAGGTCTTGCCCAAAGAACACCGTCTTGATCTTCATATGTAACCAGCTTTTCTTCTGTTTCAGTGTGAATGACCTCTCCAATAACCTTATACAGACCGCCTTTATAATGTCTAAACTGGCAACCCACTACTTCGTATGTATCCTTCAAAGCATTCAACAACTTCTGTGCATCTTGAGCACTTTTTGAACTGCTGTCATATTTGTTGAGATGTAAAACCGCTTCCTGCATTTTCAAATTCACTTTGTTCATCCTTCCCGGTTCCTCGAAGTGCATTAACTTTATTCACCATTTCTCTAAGCTCTTCAAGCTTCACTTTTGCATTTTCATATTCCCACTCTGGATAATACAAAGATTCCAGCTCCAAAATTCTTCTCTTGAGTAGATTGAGAACTTCTGATAATGCTATATCCATTCCAATTTTCTCAGCAGTTGTGTTTGAATTTATCAGAGCTTCTCGAATACGTTGAGACTTCCTTTGACTTAAACTAATGTCTAATCAACTCCTTAAAATCATCCTTTTATTAAATAACTAAGTTGCCCTCTCTATCAATTGCTTTATATGTATTCACGTGTTCATTACTGAAAATGACTAGTGCATTAGGGAATGGAGCATTAATTTTACTTCCTCCAAATTTTAGTCTGTGTCTAATGAATAAGATTTCACCTTTCATACAGTATTCGTGCCACCAAGCAGAACAAGTTCTTGCAGGAACAAGACAAACTGCAATTTCTGAATTCCCATTTTCAACTTCTTCATAAGCTTTTTTAATCCATTTTTTAATTTCCCTTCCATATGGAGGATTCATCCATACCCTGCCAACCCATTTTTGTTTCAATCCATCAATTTCAGGAGTAAAGAAGTTTTTACATTTAGCGTTTGATGGCTTGGCACACACATCAAGATTTAACTTATACCTTTCATTGATTTTATTAAAAAAGTCAATTGGGGTAGCCCAGACGTCAGTTCGATCCTCTGGGTTAAAAAATACCCCCTGGTTAAAGTTTGTTTTAGTCTCTATATTTAGTTCCCCCTCTGTTTAGATAAAATAAAACTTTCATTTATATCTCACCTGCTACACAGAATTTCCAAAACCTCTTCCACCAGGAAGTTTTACGTTTTTCTTCTTCCTCTTTAAAGCGTTCATAGTTTTCTTTAACTTGCTGATTCCATTTCTGTATTTTTTCTTGTGTTTGAATCGCTTTTTCAAGGCTCTCTTTATCTTCAATTGTTTTAATTACCTTGTCAGTCTGATATGTCCATTCATTTTTTGTGTTGCGCTGCCTGTCTGTTACGACTACGTATTCGTTAAACCCTGGGATATACACTTTCCCTTCGATTTCAATTGGGTCTAAGTCAATGATCCCTTCAAAAAATGGCTGGTATTCACATTGCTGCTCAATTGGGACAAGGGCATCACACAGACCTAATGTCCAACTTTTCTTAATTACCTTCCCTTCAAATGTTGCTTTATGCCGTCCCACTTATTCACCTCCTTGTAAAAGATGTTTCTTTACAAATTGAAGGAGTGTATCAACGTCTTTCGTAGTTGCCTTGTCATTGATCAAGAAGAAATCTGCCATAATATATTTTGAATAGTCACCATCGCCATAATATTTATCTGCCACAACTACTTTTAATTGAATATTTTCTGTTATAGGAATCAAATGAACATCTGTTCCATCTACTGGAAAGTCTAAAGGATACATATCAATATTGTTTTCTGTTATGTACTGGTTAATTGAATAAAGGATTTCTTCCCCTTCATTTTCATCAAAGCTGCCAGTATAGCCGGAGAGTTGCTTTCTAAAATAATCACTTAATTCATTGTTTAAATCGGTGCGCTTTCTTTCAATTAGACCAGCCATACCAACCATTAAGCCTTGTCCCTCCGCTTCTTGGATAATAGCCCGGGTTGCTTTTTTGAGCTTCATTTTAGTCGCCCCCTTCTCACATTTCATTAAATGCTGTTATTGCCACCAACAGTTGCTTTGCCTCAACTTCTGCCATTTGATCTCCAATTTGCACCTTTACCCATGTATCTGGATAATCAATACTCTTAGTTGCCAGGAGTTTCAGAGTTTTTCTGTTTACTCCTCTTAATGTGAATTCGGATGTAATGTCTCTCATGGTTTTCTCCTTTCTTTATAAAAATTGAATTTTATTTATAATTGATTGCTTTAAACAGTCTCTTACAGCCTAGGCTCAAAATTTTCACGTCCTAGTGGAATTGATTCCAAGAGTGTTTTGCTCCCGTCTTCATTCCACTTATAAAGATAAACACCATAATTCAACCCATTTTTGAAATATCTTTTACTTGCATATTCATATAGCTTTTTCTTTGCTTTTTCCTCTTTTTCAAATTGCATTGAGTAATGCCCACTATATGCTAAGACATTTGCTACATAAGGTTTTTGCATATTATTAATTTTAGCAATATTAGACTCAACATCTTTCAGTTTCTCTTCTAAAACCTTTTTCTCTTTCTCTAGCTCTTCTTTTTTCTCTTTTAAAGAATGTGTGTTGGCCATTTACTCCACCCTTTCTTAAAACACTGATCTCTGATTGTTCTAATTTGTCGTATACTGCGCTTGCCCGGGAAATTATGAATATTTTCTTCTGACTATTTCCTCCAATAAGAATTCCTGCACGCATCCCATCGCTTACTACTTATCCAGTCAATCGTTATGGGTTTGAAATCTGTATTCTCAACGCTTATGCACACATGACTTAAATTTTCTAAGCCAGTTTCCTTGCTGTGCGTATGCCCATGTACATTGCAACAAAGTTGAAATTCCTCAATTAATCTGTTCATATTCACCTGAGAAATTGGTTCATGAGTAAGGATGTAATCCTCATAGAGATACATCCTATGTGGATCAAAACCAAGTCTTCTAAACTTTGTATCTGAAATTCCTTTGTCATGATTTCCTCTAATAAGTATGTTTCTGGTTTTCTTTAACCGACTCACTATGTAATCAATTCTTTTTGAATTACAGAAGAACATATCCCCTAGCCAAAATACTGTATCCCCTTCATTTACAGTGTTATTAAAGTTCTCAATGATAACATTGTCCATATGTTCTGTATCTGTAAACGGTCGTTTATCGCCTTCATATTTAATGATGTTTTTATGTCCAAAATGTGGATCACTGATAAACCAATTAGTTGCCATTAAACTGTCTCCTCTCTATACACTTTTCTTTACGTATATCTCGATAAAAGGAATATTTTATTTTTACTCTTAAAGTAATTGCAAGTAATCCAATGTCTTTTCTAATTTCATGTCTTTACAATTTTCAATGCATTCTTTCTTGAGTGCTTCTCCGCATTCTCTATGTACCGGGAATTCCCTGTATTCTTTGTTGTCAGCTATTCTTATGTAATAAACGATCTCGCCTATGTGATCCTTGCATTTAACACACTCCAATGCATCACCTCGCTTCCTATATTTCTAATATACTCGCTTTCTCCCAAACAATCAATAACTATTTTATTTTTACTCTGAATATTTTTTAAAAAGTAGGAGAGTTTCCTCCCCTACAGTACAATAAGGCTGCTGCTAATGGTTTTGAGTTCGTTTATGAAATACACGAACAATTATTGCTGCTATGAAGAATAAGGCAAACAATCCAAAAGCCATTGATCCATTCTTTAAAATTATCCCAAAGATCAACAAAGCGCAACCAGACAAAATAAATAGTATTTTACTTAAGATATTGATCATTTACACTTCTCCATACAATCAAAGAATGCATTTACACCAATAATACCAGCAGAATTTACACAAGCATAGCAAGCAGTCCCCGCTGTTGCTGGAACACCAGCTGTGCATGAAACTCCACATAAAATAGCTAAACCGGTAATTGCCCATTGGCTAATATTCTTATCACCTAAGCAATCTGATACGCATCCAGTCCAACTCTTCTGAGCACTCATCATGTTAGATGTACTTCCTTTGTCCTCTGAAGTTTGTTTTGTTTCAAAGACCCCAGACTTGTCCTCATCCTTAACACCATTAACCCAATAATTCATTTCGTTTTGAGTGCTGCTGATTTTCTTCATGTCAACTTCATAGTACTCTTCAATATTCATATCGCTATCAAACGAAACATTAAATGAGCTAACTCTGTCTACTTTTTCAGTGGCCACGTATAAATAAGAAACCGAATAAGTTACTGTGCCATCATCATACTTAATAGCTCTAACTGATGATGCATTATCAAATACCTTTTCGTTTGATTTATGATACTTAATGTCTCCATCTTCAATTGCTTTTTCTGCCTTGGATAGAAGTTTTTCCTTAGTCTTTTTACTCACATCAATAGTGTGATCTGCAATAAATTCTGCCTCTGATTTTACTTTATCCTTGTCGACATTATCTGTTGAGATTGTGCTCTTTGCATCACTGTTCGGAGGAAATGTTGAAAAGGCCAGGACAAACACGGCAACTAGTGCTAAGATCGTTCGATAAAAATTGTTCATTAAAATATCCCCTTTGTAAAAATATAATTCTCATCTGGCATCAATACTTATCAAACAGACAATCTCATAAATCACCTTCTTTCTTTAATAAATGCTACCAATCATATAAATAATTGTTAAGAAATACTGACGATTTTGAATATTAAGTAACACAGATGTCGTTATATCAAAGGGATATTGCTCACCTTTATAAACAACTTATGTAATTTTGTAATTCCTTAGATTTAGTAAAAATCTCACCGAATTTTTTGTCTATAGTTTTCCATTGTCTTTCAGATGTTGAAGGCAACTCATTTTCAAGGTAAATGAACAACTCATCAACTCTGCTACTAAGTTGATCCATATTTTGCACAAGTGTTTCTTTTATTGGATCAGATATGTACACGGATCCGTCCTCCCTTATGAAAAGATAATTACTGCCTTGCTGTTGTTATTTTTTATGTATGGAGAATATTTTCGTTCAAGATAATTCCTTGACGCTCCTTCTCCCAGACTCACGTTATAAACGATCTTTACTTTATGTATGTCTAATGCCTTTCGTTTTGCCTGTTCAGGTGATAGCGCCTCAATTATCAAAGACGTATTTTCGTCCTTGTGATCTTTACATCTAACATAGTACCTTTTCAATAAACATCCCTTTATCCTTTCTTGTTATCCTGTTGTATTAATCCTTTTTTAGATAAGACTTGAAGAACTCATCTAGGTTTGCAGCAATCGCTCCAGCTACTTCTGCACAATGAGCATGACTCTTTTCTTGAGCTATTAAAAACTCAACTGCAGACTTAGCAATGGCTTTTATTTGCCCATCGTCTAATTTGCCGCTTCTTACTTCGTCTTTAATTTTTTCGGCTTCCTCTTTTAAGCTTTCTGGATAGTTCACCACAGGATTCTCCCCTTTCTCTATAAAAGAGATATTTTATTTTCATTCTCAAAATATTGAATTTAAAAGGTACTCTTTTTGAGCACCTCCATCCTTGTCAAAATTTATTTCTGTAGAGATAATGCATATTCATTATCATTGATCACATTAATTCTCTGTTCTAGCCTTACTACAAATCCTAAAAACTCAATGTTTTTTTCACTGCCCAGTTTAAATGAGCCAATAATATTTTTTATTGTGTCTTTTTGATCAGTTGTTAACTCATCTATTATTAACATAATTCTCAGGTTTTCATGAAAAGATTTTGTTAGCAATTTATGTAATTCCAATGAAATTTTTTGTTCATTGATATCAGGGTGTATCTCCCTAATCCAACCAGATACCTTTATTATGATATCCTCATCTGCATATATGTGTTCAATTATTTTTTCAACCCAAGATTTTATTGTAGAGTCTCTTAAACTGCTATCTGTAGCGATGCTAAATGCAGATGCAAACCTCATTAATTGAGGTATAATATGACCGTTCAGGTAGTTGAATTTATCCATTAGCTTTGTTTTATTTTGTCCATAACATTCGTATTCTATTAAATTCAGTTGAAATGGTGAAGCAATGTTACGTTTGTTGAAGTTTATTAGCAAAGCATCTGGGATGCTACTTATCCCCTTGACCATTCCATTAGACATTTCACTCCCTAATGATGAAGTGATAAATTTGCGATTATCTGAAATAAGGATAGACGATCTTTTCTGATAATCATCAAATAAATTATAAAAATTCTTATTAACAAGGGTTTCCAATCCTCTGGATTTATGTTGTTCACTGTGAAATTTTATGGTTGTATAGGTGCCCATGATTTCGATTGGGGATAATTCAGTATCTATTTCTTCAAATGTTGCTTTTAAAGATTTATGTAAAGACTTTTCATTTGGTTTTAAAAAGTTACTATTTAACAAACTTATGGCTTCTTTGTCTTTAATTGCTTTCGAGGATTGCATATATTTCGCGCCCCAATATTTCCCTCCGATTTCAGCAAGGACTTTTAGGGGAAACGGATTGCAAAACTCCATATCCTTCAAGTGAAAAGATTGCACATAATTATCTTCGTCTCTCCAAGGTCTTTCATCTGTAATCTCAGCAATTACGCCTCGGACTCCGCAGAAGCTTTCATTATCCTTCTTTACAGAGATATAAATTAAATCACCTATTGTTGCAGTTCTTTTAGTAAATCCAACAATCTTATTATCTATGCAAATATTATAATTCTCTATAGATTCACCACAATGTAAAATTCTTACGGACATAATACAACACTCCCAATTATTCTATCCGTAATAAGTTCTACAAATTATGTCATATTCCTCTTTTAAATACAAAATCAAATGCAATCTAGACGCTTGTTAGCGATCTTTATGTAATCAAAATCAATTTCAAACCCTAAATAATTACGGTTTAGTTTTTGAGCTGCTACACATTCACTTCCCGATCCAACAAAAGGTATTAGAATATTATCATGTTGATTTGAACTAGATGTAATAATTCGCTCACACAAATCAAGTGGTTTTTGAGTGCTGTGTCCATATCTTTCATCTTTGTAAAAATCAATTTCCCAGACATCTGTCACTCCCCTAGGGAGATTAAATTTAATCCGGTTATCTTCATACATTTGTTTTAATTCCTCCCAAGTCTTTTCAAAAGAACAACCGTGAGAAATTAATTGATTATATTTCTCTTTTGTAATAAATGCAGGTTGAGACTTATCTCTGAAATAATGTCCTGCTATTCCTGAATTGATTGGATGTCCCCAAATTTTATTTATGTCTTTCATTTTTAAGTCAAGTGCCTTGATTCCTTGTTGAAGAACATTATGTATTGGATCAAGAACACTCGAACCATCCTTCAATCTGCCTACTGTATCTTGCTTAGTTAAAATCCATAGATATTCTGTTGCTGTTGGAAACTGTTTAAGCTTACTTGATGTTCTTCCAGCAATAGATTTTACACCCTTATGAACAGTGATATTCTGTCTAAGAAAAAAGTTTTTCTTGATTTCATCATACAGAGGCAACATGTTATTAAACCATCCATATAAATATAAAGTACCGTTTACCTTCAGTACTCTATCAAATTCTTTTATTATCTCACAAATCCAATCTTTAAATTTATCATAATCATTGCCCCATTGATTGTCCCATTTATCTTTAACTACCCCAAAATAAGGTGGGTCTGCAATTATTAGATCGATACAATTAGATGGTACTAATTTCAATCCTTTTAATACATCGAATTGATAAATTCTGTTTAATTCCAAACTTCCTAAAAGCTCTTTTGTCATTTAAGTTCCCCTTTTTCATTTTTATAGCTGATATGTTCTTTTATTCCAATTCCAAACCTATCCAATCAAATGAATAATATCCTCTACAATTTCATCACTATTCCACTCGTTTGTATCCCAAGAGTTCATATGTAAACCCATTTCATCAATTACCTGGTTGTAAAGTTCTAAAACCGGCTCAATATCCCGGTCATTTATGTATTCATCACCACGTTCAAGTAAACGCTGCTTAATAATTTTTGGATCAGCATATAAGTAGATCACTTTTGCTTTATCTCTAATCTTTTCCTCAATTGCCCTTTGTTGCTCTTCCGTTAAGATAGAGTAATCCTTGAATTTTCTCGCATAAACCAAATTTGAATATATGTATCGGTCAATAATTATATTGTCCTCATCAGCCAGCTTGCTAAAGTGTTCAAATAGCTTCTCATTACCGCTCTTAGCTAATTCAAAACTGGATCCTTTTGTTACCGGATATCCGAGTTCTTTGCTTAGCTTATCTGCTATTGTTGATTTGTAGCAGCAGTCAGCGCCTTCTAAAATAATCATCGTCATTTATCTTCCACCCTTCTTACATTGCTGAAGCCAATCACTCTATATGAGCCGTCTGGATACTCAACTTCTAATTGCTTATGTCCTTTATCAACTTGTGCAACAACACCAATCTCTCCTGTAAAACCTGCAATTACCTTCTCTCCCTTTTTAAACATACAATTAACCTCCTTTAGCTGGATTTAATTCATGCTCCTTAAAGAATGTAATATCACCTGTTTCATCACTGACCGCGTAATCATATGTGGCAGAGTGTAGTAGCTCAATAATTTTCCCTTCCCGTCCAACATGATGAGGACAAGCGTTCTTTGCATTCTCATTTATGATGACTTTTAACCCTTCTGGATAAGACCAAAACTTCGGCAATTAACCGCCTCCTAACTAATAATCGAGATTGTCCCATTTTGCTTACCAAAATTAATTGCGTCACGCTCGGTTGCTACAAGCAAGTCCACTTTATTTCCAACGATTGCGCCTCCAGTATCAATCGCAATTGCTTTGAACGTTTCCCCACCAATGCTTACTTCAACTATTGAATTCAAGGGAATAACACTTGGATCGGTTGCAATAATACGATACCCTTTGTAATAGATTGATTGTGTAACATCAACACCTGTTTTAGTTGTTCCTGTGCATCCTTCTTGGCAGTGGGCAATATAAGCACTCAGCTTAACCTGGATGGTTTTCTTTGCGGCCGGTGGTTTGCTTTCTTTTTCTTTAAAGGATATTTTATTTTTACTCTTAAAAACTCTATGCTTTGTCTTCTCACCTCCTCTCATGTGCCTTTTCTTACTTTGCTTAGGTTTAATGAGTTTTGCTGAGATAATCTTCTCTGTGTGCCTTTTTAATTGTTGTTCTTTGTTCGTTTGAGCTTTTTTAAATAGCCGTAAGACAATACTCTCACTTGATGGGATCCTAATCTGTCTAGGCTTCTTATAAAATGATTCTTTTATTGAGTCTTCATTTCCCTCTGTTTTATGCAAATGTTGCTCATAACTTATGTAAGAAAAAGTGGTTAAGGGAATTAAAATCATCATACCATAAACAGATCTGAAAATGTGTAATTTTATTTTATTTTTATCCATAAAATTTTTATTGATAATCCTGCCTCCTATACTTCAGCTCTTTTGGTTGTTAGACTGATATTCCCTTTCCTGTCAACATGATCAATTCTACAGACCGTGTGGCTATAGATGCTGTTCTTATATACTTTAGGAATAAAATTGTTGCCTCTTCTGAATCCAGTGAACATGAGCAAAGTTCCTCTGGTATACCAAGACTTCTCAACAACCTCTTTTTTGCCGCCAGCAACAGGTCGAGAAATCTGTTTATTATAATGCCCGAAGCTGCCAGCCCACTGTTTAACTGTAACCACCCCTGTAGGTGTAAGGAGTGTGATTGTGTGCTTGTTTTTATCCCTGTCTAATACGGTTCCTATAATTCGAGTCGTTTCATATTCATACAGAGTTTTTCCTCGCCATTGATATGGTTTCCCTTTGATTGGCTCTTCTGGCAGCTCATAAAAATCAGCAATATCATACTTAGCAAAGTTAACACCAGCAAGTTCATGATCGTTATAATAATAACTCAATGAATCCATCTCCCATTTACCAAGAGATCCATCGGCATACTTAGACCACTCTTTCTTAAGTAAGCAATTGTTAAGTCCACTTAAGGCTTCTTCAGTCGATATCCAGTCTTTGATTTTGGACATTTTACTGTCATATTCTTTTTTAAACAATCTTTCTGATATAACAAGTTGTCCATTAATCACATCAACGATTCCGCTTTCACTGAAATGCTGATTGTAAAAGTCGGAAGACATATCATCTAATAAGAAAAGCCTGTCTTTTGGAGATTTCATTGTCTTGTAAACCTTTTTGCTGATGTATTCTTTGAAACGGAAGAATCTAATTTCTAAAGCATATTCCTGGGGAACAATATCGTTTTCGATTAGCATTTTTAAATTCGATAAAGTCAGTTTGGTTTTAGGCTCAGATATCAAACTAATAAAGGACTTCATTATTTTTTGTCTATCACCAAAAGAATCAAAACAACCACCTTTTATTAGTTGGATTACCTGTCCTTTTTTAATACCATCTCTTTTGAACATTCGTTCTATAAAATCATAGAAATCTTTGTAAGGTCTATTTGAAATTAAGGTATGGATTACGTCATCTCCAATTCCATTCATACCCTTTAGCCCAAACAATATCGAATTTCTGTTAACGTCTGCCCTAAACCCAAAATCGGCTTTATTTATATCTGGCAAGTCTATTTTTATTCCTCTTTGTCTAATGTTCCCAATGGCTGAGGCAACCTTCCCATAGTTTGTGGCAGCTGTCTTTTTATTGTCCTTTGTTTCTTCGGTCTCTATCCCACCACTGTTTACCGTTAAACAAGCAGTGTTCCAATATAAAGGATCATATCTATAGTTCAGATTTAATTCCTGTAAGGCAATAATTGAGTATGCCAATGTATGTAGTAAGCTGAATGAATCTTTCTATACCCTCGGTTTCCCGATATTTAATTAAGGGAATAGACTATATCTTCATCTACGCTTTTTTTGTAGTCATTTTCATAGGCCCATTTGTAACCCGCAAAAGAATTCCTTTTTCCCTTACATACTTGCGATATAGCGCCATTGTTTATTTTCCCTAACGATATATAGGCTTCTGTGATGCTATCAAAATAGCTTATAAATTTTCCGTCAAGAGTTAACTGTACAATTCCTCTGGTATAATGTTTCACATTTCCCGATATATCTGTGACCTTTCGCTTGTCATTTACGAACCTCCATTGGTACCCGCTGGCCTGACTACCTTCTTTTTTAGTAAGTCCATTACTAATTGTTCTTACGTCAATATTAAGCAATCTTGCAGCGTCACTTTCTGATTTGTACTCAGCAATTTTTTGTCCAGTTAGCGTATATTGCACAATGGCTTTTGGTAATTTGGATAATCCAATATCAAAGCAATGTCGCATATTCTCTTTTCTTGTTACCCACTCAAGATTACTAATATGATTATTTTGCTTATCTCCATCTTTATGATTAACCTGCAAGCTATTATTTTCTCCGATGAAGTATTTTGCAACTAATCTGTGCGCATACATATAATAATTTTTTCTTTGGTGGACAATACAATATTGAACATAACCACTTTTACTATTTATTTTCGGTTTTAATATCCCTTTTGTCTTCCACGAAGATTTTTTTATGTTTCTGCATCTTCCAGTGTTAGATATTTCATAATTTGTTTCACAGTTATCAATGTAAATTCTCTTCCATAGTTCCATTAATCTCACCTCCTTTTTAGCGTAGATGTGTGGCGCTTCGTAAGCAGGAATTTCACCTGCAAACTACTCCCATAAGGGATAGTCGTTACACCTTCCTAAAATTAGGCTTGGCACGGTATTGTCATAGGATATCTCCCTTAGAGTTCCACCGTTAGCATCCTAAATGGACACACCCTGCACTTACAGGTTCACCACATACGGGCTATCAGTTAACCCAAATTGTCTTTTAAATTGAACATTCCAGACATAATTCAAAAGGCTATCTGAAGTGCCAATCTTCTTTCCTTTTTTGAAAAACAATTCCTCTACTTCTTTTAATACATCTTCTTTCTTTTTTGCTATGGATTTCCTAAGATAATTAGATTCTTTAATGTTGAAGTTAGCTATATCCTTATCCATAACCATCAGCATAACGACTTCCTGAGTATCAGCAACACCATAAATATCCTTAAGGTGTCTCTCCATTACTTTGATTTCTTTGTCGTTTAGACCGTATCGCTTCATCTCTTCATACCATGCACTAAGGTCATTTTTGTATTTAACATATGTATCCACAGGTTGTTCTTCGCCGTCTGACATAAGCCTCATTAATGAATTGGTTACAGCTGCTTCAAGCAAGTTCTTAGGTTTTACTTTAACCACTGATTGATGCCCAACTTCAGTTGAGAACTGAAACAAATCCATGATCTCTCCATTGCCGGCCATTTCCCACAGCCTTGGATCTTCATACTCAATTACGTCTGGATGAATGTATTTCTTGTATGTTTCCTTTAAGTTTCCTTGCCATTCAATTTCTTTGTTTTCGATTAATTGATCTAAGGTTACTCGAATCTTATCTAAAGCCTCAATCGTAAGAAGATCAAACTTTACCGATCCCATGGCTTCACTATCACCCATATTAAATTGTGTAATATAAGCCCCTTTAGGAGTCTTCATCATTGCATTGGATTTTGTATACTCATCATTAAATATGATTACTCCAGCTGCATGAGAAGAGCGCTTATTAGTCAAACCCTCAATTTTTAAAGCTGTTTCTTTAAGGTTTGGATATTGCTCAATTTCCCTAATAAACTCTTTGATTGGTTTCCTGCCAGTCTCTTTGTCACCAAAAAAGCAATGCGATAAAGGCCAGTTTGATCCTCTTTCAAAAGGAATCATTCCGCTTAAGTATTGAGATATGTCATTATCGATTCCTATACCTCTACACGCTGTTTGAAGTGCCGACTTGGAACCCTCAGTCCCAAAGGTAGCTATCTGAAGCACCCGCTTGTCCCCAAACCTTTCTCTAAGAGCCTTAAGAATTTTTTGTCTTTTAGAGCCCTCCGTATCAATATCTATATCGGGAAGATCAGGTCTTGATTTATGTATGTGTCTCCAATGCGGCAGATCATACTGCATTGGATTGATTTGAGTGTTATCGAGTAGATAGTTAACTAAGTACCCTGCTGCACTTCCCCTGGCTGCCCCAACTAAACTATCTCCACCACACTCATCATCCCAAATAATATTAATTATTTCTCTGACTGTTATGTAATAAGAAGACATGGACTGGTTTAGCTTTTGGCTGATTTCCCAAAGCTCTCCTAGCTCAACATTAATCCTATTTAATATTTTGTGAAATGCTTCCTTTGTTAGTTCATTTGTTTTCAGCTTATCATCAAAGCCATCTTCAATTAATTTCAAGAGATATCTGTCCTGCTCATCTTTTGATTCAGACATCTTCTTTATGTACTCATACTCATTATATGCTGGTTTAAATAAATGTCTTAATTTAAACTGGGGTAGCTCCATTTTTGGAATAATTGGTTCGTGCTCAATAGTATAGTCTTCAATCATCTCTCCAATTAGCAATGTGTTTTCAATGGCCTCATTGATGATCTCTTCGTCCATGTAGTCCATTCTCTCATGAATTTCATCAACATTCTGAACAAAACATGCTTCATAAAAAGAGTCGACTTCTCTCTCTCCATCCTTGGCGTTTAAAAAGGCTTGATGAATTGCCCTATCTTCCGGTCTAAGAAAGTGTGCATCGGTTGTGACAATCATTTTCAATCCATAACCGTTAGCTATATTAACAAGTTTCTTATTACAATAAATTTGCTCTTCACTTAAAGCTGGTTGAAGCTCAATAAAGAACTTATCTTTCCCAAAGACTTTAATACACCATGTTATAAACTCATGAATTTTTAATTTGTGCTGCTTGATTGACTGAATGTCTCCGCTTTCTTCGCATTCTTTGATTCTGAGTAAATTGATATTCACCTCAGAGCCAAGACAAGCTGTTGTAGCGATAATATGACCTGGATCTTTGCTAAGCAGTTCTTCTACATCCTTTTTAACTGTTGGCACTCTTTCCATTGTTCCTGTGTAAAATGAATTTTCCCAGGCTTGTGAAGACAGTATTCTTAGCTGCTCATGTCCTATAGGGTCAATTGCCAACATTAAAAAGTGCGGAAACTTTGTGTGTCCTGACTTATAGTTATCACGAACTTCTTCAAGTGAATCGACTAAATACGCTTCATTCCCAAGTATGAGTTTAAAATCTGCAGGCATATCCCCTTCTTTCTTCATTTCTCTGACAGTCTTAATTGCTTCCAAATGCGCTGAAAGAACCTCATGGTCAGTTATGGCCAATCCTTTATAATTCATCTGAACCGCTGTTTTAAGCAATTCTCCTACTGAATTTGTTGAATCGAGAAGCCTTATGTTACTTTTATCAGTGTGACAGTGACATCCAATCAATTTTCATCCCCCTTAAAACACAAGTTCTTTTTTCTTTGTACGAACCACCTCCAAGTCATAAATTTCAATTTGAGGTGTTTGTCTGCCCTTATATTCATTTACCTTTGCCTTACCAACAACATTAAGTATTAAAGTTCCATTTGATTGAGTAAGTTTCTCAAAGTATTCTGTATCGCTTTTAAAGCGTATGTATTCAATATCTCCATGTTTAAACTTGATTGTTGTCTTGTTCTTTTTCCCTATGTGTTCAATTTGATCAGTATCAACTTCTAGTTCTGTTATTGCTACTAATGGTTCTTCGACCTTATAGCCCCAATAATCTTTATAGCTATACAGCTTAATTAAAAATTCCTTTCTAAGTTGATTAGCCGGTATCTCAAAGTCAACATTTTGAACTTCTTCACCTGTCTCTACATCTTTAAATTTTTCATTTAGAACTTCATTAACCAAAATCAAGTTTTCACGCTTGATTGCAAATCCGGCTGCATTTGGATGGCCTTCAACAAATTCAAACAGCCCAGTATCTGTTAGCTCTTTTTTAAAATCTTTGATGTAGCCAGTCTCATACCCTCGAATAGACCCGCTCAACATCCCTTCTTCTTCATCGCTTTTTCTAGCCAGCAAAACTGGCTTTTTATATTCACCTGCAAGTACATTTGCTACTAGCCCAGTCAAGCTTTTATCCAAAATTCCCTCAGTGTAGACTATAAGCACTTTATTAGCTACCAAATTCTTTCCTTCAATTCTGTTTTTAATTTCCACTGTAGCTGCATCAACAATGCGTTTCTGTTTAGCTTTAAGGTTCCCCAAAATCCTGACTGTGTCATCGTGAATTGACACGAGATTGATTTCATCTTGTCCACGTTTCTTATATGGAACTTTTTCTTTAGACAACAGAAACGATCTCAACAATTGATCTTTTTCTTCACTGCTACCGACCCTTATAGCTGCGTTAATTAATGGATTAATAAAGAACTGTGTGTTCTGTATGTTTGTGCAACCCTTGGTTGAAAACTCTTGTTTTTTAAAGAGCTTTTTGATTAATGGATGCTTAATGTTCCTTAAGCCTTCATTCATAAAGTACCTGGTCTCTAGATTTCTTGAATCAGCTGAATCGGCTATATTACCAATAGAAACAAGATCTAAAAATTGTTCTGCTTTGGTTTTGCCTAGCTTATAATCAATGGCCTGGCAAAGCTTATATGCCATTCCAGCACCCGTTAATGTTTTGTTTGAATACTCAGTCGAGAGCTGATTGTTGACGACTATAGCGTGTTTAGATTCTCTTTCACATTCATGATGGTCAATAACAATTACATCTACGCCATTCTTTTTTAGCTCCTCATGTTCATCAAATTGACCTGATCCAGCATCCGGAATTAAAACTAAGTCGACATCATCAGGAATTGTATCAATGAAAATGCCGTGCTCTTTATCCTCATGAATCCGGTATCGTATGTCAGCTTTCGGATAAATTGCTTTTATGTAATTGATAATGATTGAACTGGATGTGTACCCATCTACATCGCTATCCACTTGAACAAATATTTTATTTTCATTCTCTAAATGCTTTATTAAACAATCAGATGCTTTATCAATGTTATCGAGTTTTGAAAAATGAATGACTGAGCTCTGGTTCACATCAACAAAGCTCTTCGGATTTTCAATCCCTCTGTTTTTAAAAATTGTCGATAATGGATTGAAATTATAATCATTGTTGCCAATGAGCTTATAAGCCACTAAATCCCTCCTTCATTCGTATTGATTTCTATTTTTCTTCTCATCAACTCCTCTAAAACGTCTTTTCCCTTATCAGCTGGACTGTCTTTATAATCCAGCATGTTTTCAAAATCCCATAAAACATACACACGAACATACGGAGTAAATTTTGCTGCAAGCTTCAAGATTTTTTTCTGATACTCTAGCAGTTTACGTTGATACTTCTCCTCTGTCTCATGCTCTTTCGGTGGTCTATATTTATCTAAAGCAATAAACACTTCTTCCACTCCAAGAGAAAGTAAGATATCACGGTGAAAATTTGAAATGTTGTTTGAACAGACTGCACATGTGAAATTTGCTTCACCATAAAAGTCCTGGCATTTTAAAACAGACTTTTCTGATTCAAAAATTAAGGCTTTTTTAAACCTTTCAATTGAATCTTTTGTTTTATGTAATCCATATAAATTCATCATGGTCTGATGATTATACAGGGTGTTCCCAACTTTTAAAGGCATATATTTATAGCCGGCATCAACTTCCTCTTTAATAAGAGATCGTCTACGTATGCCAATCAATCTATTATTTAAATCTCGATGTGGAATAGTTATCCCTTCTGTGTGAGTTCTAAAATAGTAACCAATTTCAAAATTATTTAATGTTTGCATGCTTATCCCCTCGTCCAACCACATTTGATGAGGATAAGGCATAAACACATCTAAAACAGTTTCATTGAAGCTGGGAAGTTCAATGGCTATCTTTTTCTTCTTATTGAACTTCCCCATCCATTCCCAGTCATCAATTAAATCATTGTTCGTAAATGTCTCTCTATTACCGAAACCAAATGTTCTCCCCGCCAGCCTTGCAACATACTCAATGGCTTGATTGAAAGGTATATTGATCCCTTTTTGACTTTTTGCTCGTATAACAAGCTCAAAGACATCGAATGTATCTCCACATTCTGTATAGCAATGAAATTGCTTTGCTTCGTGATAATAATACAGCTTGTAGCTTCCCCCAGAAGCGTTATGGCAAACGGTTCTGTATATTGGGTTTCCTTGTTGATCCCATTGATTATTTTCGCTACCCAATTCTTTTAATATTTTATGTATATCCTCAAGCGTAAGACTTTCTTTTATTCTGTCCTTATCATATTTCAAAGGGTGCTACACCCCTTATCCTGCTTTAACATTCAATTTTTCAACTGTAATTAATTCGTTATCGAGATTTGTTGTGAAACAATCCTTGATGCGCATATTCCCCATATTTATAAAGGAGAAGACTTTTACTTTGTCGTACTCATTCCCCCTGTTTTTAAACACATGTGTAACAAAATTTGGCTCTGAATAAAAACCTGCTTTTAAAATCGGATCAATAGCATCCTTCTCTTTTTTGCTTAAAGGGAGAATAATCATTGCAGCATCAGTCTTATCTGCAATAGCTTTACTTCCTCTAAGGTAAGATGCATCTATAACTTGTCCTTTTTGCCATGCCTCTTTCCATTCACCATTTAACTGAGTAGCACTCATCATATAGACATCGTATTTATTGCATAAGCCCTTTAACTTATCAGACATAAGCAAAAGGATTTGATCCTCTCTTAGGTTGATTCCGCTTTTTTTACTCATCTCCGAAAAAATTGTCACCGATGAGTGAATATAATCAAAGTAAATGTACTCAACATTATTTTTAATTACATTCTTTTCAATCGTTCTCTCGATCTCCTGGATATTGAAATCTGGAAGATGCTCAAACCAAATATTGGACTCTTGAAGAACTTTAGCAGCTTTGCGTACAAGCTGTTTTTCTTGCTCATTAATAGTATTTCTGAGTATTTTTTTCTCTTCTACACCACTGATATAGGCAAGTGCCAAGCTTTGCAATTCCTCTCCCATCATTTCCGTTGAGATGACCGCGGAACTTTCATCCCAAGGATTTTTCACCCACTCCTTCTTTTTAAGGTCGTACAACTCAGTTGCACTTAATCGACAAGCATCAGCAACCATATTTCTTGTTTTACCACCACCGGTAATACTTGAGCGAATGTAAAACTTTTTCTTGCGAGACCCGCGGAAAATTGACGTAAGCATTTCGCTATTTAGTGGCACCCCAATATCCGGCGACTCCTCAAAAGAATCTAATAACTCATCAATGCCTTCTCCACCTTGAATTCCCACGCTTTCGGATGAGGTTCGAAACTTCTCTTTTACTTCTACAATCTTCATTTCATAAGCTGCTAGAATTTCGTCAATCGATTTCTTATCAAACTGTTCCTGCATTTTTTCTTGTTCTTTTGGATCAATTATAGTTTCATCATAAATTTCCTTGATATCGAAACCTAAGCCGCTCATTTCTCTGAGCAAACTAAACTTTTTTAGTCTTTTGTAGTGGTAATCAAAGTTTTCGACTACAGCCAGCTCTTGAATTCTTTCGATGTATTCAAGGCCATTGTTATCATGAAAAATCTTATATTGAATGTCGTAATCTTTTAGATATCCATCTATCTCAACCTCATTCAATACTTCCGTCCCTTGCTGGAATAAGTTACTCATAGCAAAAAACAGTATTGAGTGAAATCTTGAAGGGAAATCATCCGAAGTAATCCTATACTTGTTGCTTTCAGACAAGATTGTGGGATCCTTGAGTATGCTTCCTAAAACCTGAATAATTGCCTGTTTATCTTGTAGCAAATGGACTCTCCTTCCTATAATGTTGAGATGTCAACAAGTCCCCTTTTCTTTCTCAATCCCTTTTTTATAATTAACGTGATTTCTTCTCTTTTGTGATTCTTAGGGTCTTCAGCTGATTTTTGGATTGCCTTTTGTTTTATGTAATGTCGCTTAGCTTCGTCATATACAAAAGGGACGATTCCAATACCGTCACCTTCTCTTGGGTGATTCTCCAGTGTTTCATAAAAGTATTTAAGCGCAAGCTCAATTCCTTTTAGCTTATAACCATAATCCTCTTGAAACTCTTTGATTTGTTTTAACATCATACCGGTCGGAGATGAAAGACCATATAAATTGCATATGTATTGAAGTAACTCTTTTCGATGGTCTGCCTCTTGTCTCCACGTGTTGAAGCACTGTTCATGGTAGTATCTTTTTTTATAAGAAATCGCTAAATCTTTATCTAATTTAGTCTCACAATATGGACATTTGACTTGTCTCCCCAATTAATCACCCCTAATAAGGAGGAGGGAATAATCCCTCCTGTTTATTTAGTTAGAAGATCCTTTAGGTCATCCAAGATTACAGACATAACGTTTACTTGTTTGCGGCTGCATTCAGTCACTTTAACTCCCTTGCCTAAATGTTTCTCTGTAATCTGATTAACCTCTTCCAGTCGTCCTTCTTCATTGAGCTTAATTCCAACTTCTTTGATTTGCTCCATCAAAGAGTCATAATCAAGCTCCTCTGAAGCATTGTTTTGTTTTTGCTCTTCATATGTAACAGCAACAATGCCTTCTGCTTCTTCCTGTCTTTCAACTGCCTCGATAATGGCCTTCTCCAGGTTCTCTGCAGTGAATTCAGGAAGGTATGTGTCAATGTAATCGAATCGGCTACGTGCAAAATGCTCATCTGTTTCAGCCAACCAGGCGCTTGATTTGATAACCTTTCTATCTTCATCAACACCATTAGAACTTAGATAAAGTACAATATCACTGTTATCAATAACTGGGGCCAATACACGTTTATCACCTTTAGGATAAACTTTTCCTTTTTTGTCCTCTGCAGCATGAGCAATAAAGATAACAGTAAATCCTACACCAATGAGTTTATTAATCTCTTCCCATACTTCTGTTTCATACTCTTTCCAAAGACCAAACCCATCATTTCCATCTTTGATCCGTTCTACATCATATTGCTCACAAACATATCTGGTTGCATATTTAGCAAATGCATCTACTTCATCAACAATAATTGTCTGATACATTTCTTTTGCCTTTTCTGCATTTTTGGTTAACTGTTTATTAACCTTCTTAAAATCCGCCCAGCTATTAATAGCCATAAATTGAACACCTGCGATGGCATTCAAACCTTTTTCAAATGGCAAGTATAAAGGTTTCTTCATTCGTGTGCTTTGTTTTGTCTTACCCAAGTTGTTAGAACCATAGATAGTAATAACTTTTCCCTCTAAACCTTTTGCGACTACTGAAACTTGAGGATTGAAAATATCAATTGCCATTTAAACTCTCCTTTAATTTTGATTTGATGGGTGAGTCAAAGCCCACCCCAGTTATGTATTTTCTGTTACGATATTTTATTTTTATCCTTTAAAAAGGTAGGTCATCATCTGAAATTTCAACCGGCTTTGAAGGCTTGTTATTAGGAGCGCTTCCGCCAAACCCAGACTTTTTATTGTTCTCATTGCCACTTTCATTCTTAAGCTCATCTAGGTAAATCTCTCTTTCAGTCAATGCTTTTTTAATTGCATCTGCATTAAAAGCATTTTTGCTATCCTCGTCATATGGATCATTTCCACCTGTAATTAGGTACTCTCTTTTCGAATTAATAGTGATTTCTTTCTTGTCTTCGCCAAATGCTGCTGTTTTGGTCGTTACTTTTTGCTCTTTAAAGTTAATAATCTTTCCAAAAACGTTAACAGTAGACCCTTTTTCATAATTATTTTCAACGTATTGAGATCCTTCTTTTGTAACTACAAATTCAAACGGAATTACTTTCCCACCATATAAAGGAATATAACCATTTAAATTAACTCTGCCCGTTTCTTCACCTTTTACTTTTTCTTCGGTTACATTCTTTACAAACAGCTCAACATCAAATTCTGCTCTTGGATTGAATTCTTCATTGGCGTCCAGTCTATTTACAAAGTTAGTCGTTAACTGTGGATACGCCTTTAAAATCCCTTGAGAGTAATATTCATTCAATCCAATCTTTCCTTGGGTAATTCTCACTTTATCAGCTTGATCTCTCCCGTGTTCTGCAATGGACTTATAATCACTGATAATAGTTTGATACCCTTTGGCAATAGCATTATCTGTGCCATCAGCTTTCTTATATTTTGAAAAGCCCTTCACTGTATGTACTTCATTTGGCGCAACCTCAATGTCTAATTCAATATTTAACCCCTTGCCGCTTTTCCACTCAGTGTGTCTTACCTCAGCAAGTGTCCCCTCAATAGTTACAACATTTGATGCTTCACGTAATACTGTTTTATTTTCTGCCATTTAAATAATCAACCTCTTTCTTTTTCGTTTATATTTTATTTTTACTCTTAAAATGCCTATAATGAGACTTACTACTAAACTTACAATCCTTGATACCCAGTAGCTTGTTTAATTCTATGTATCTCTTTTTTGGAAAGTCCCAAGGTTCAGGATCACCTTTTACATTTTCTATCCTTATTACTGTTCCATGCCGAATTGTGATCTTTAAGTTTCCATATGAGTATGTTTTAGAAAAAAGACCTCTTTTAATTCCCTGTGGTTTAAATTCCTTTACCAACATCACATTCCTGGTTAATTTTCTCCTTGCTTGGTCTTCATCAATGTCGTAATTCCTTTTGACATCGTTTTTGTAGGTATGTAAAGCTTCAGCTGATACTTTCAGTATCTTTAATTCCTTTTTCATCTCTTTCCTCCTTTCTCTCTTTGGGATAACTTAATCTTACATCACCAAAACGAAACGGTCAATAACTATTTTATTTTTATTCTAAAAAGTTTTAATGAGTATCTTTATCAATTGCGGTACAGACTGCATCTGAAGAATGATTTTCTTGTTTCCACTCCCAACAGCGTAATTTTATAAAGTCATATCGAGAGTTAAGAAGCACCTTTGCTTAGGCGCTTCTGTATAACAAACTATCCTATACCCGAAATTCAGCTACGTATCTCTTATCTGATCCTTCATTACCGTAATCAGAAACTTTTGCAAAGTCCGTTGTGAAAGTTTCATCTGGGTACTCACGGATCATTTTTCTACATAGGTTAGACAGAGCTTCTTGCTTCGTTCTGCCATATTCATATACCAACACATTAAACACCCCTTAACATTATTATGAGAGAGCCTTTTCCTTCTCATCCTTAATGTACCCACTTAACGATATGACAAATCAAAACGAGTGAAAATTCTAAAATTAAACAACTTCACTCCATGACCACATGTTCATTGTTTGCAGCGTAAAACCGTCAGGAAGCTTTTTCATTTTTACATTTACATTATATCTTTTCCCAGTGGTCTTATGAATTACAGCAAGTTCTTCACCATCATAGAACCGCACAATTGCTTCATTAAATTCAATTGGCTGATCAACCACGTAACCTTCTTTGAGCGCTTTGATATACAGATAAGGATCTGTTTTATAAAGCTCATATAGTCTATTGCCAAAGTCTTCGTGTTTATCTCTAAGCAGATTAAAATTAATTAGGGATATGTACAGTTTTTCCGATATGTTTAGCTTGTTCTTGAAATACCGGATTGCTTCATCTTGTTCTTTACTTAAAATATTGGCCATATATCCATCTCCCAATCTTGTTAAAACTACAATTTTATTTAGACTACAATATCTCCTTCTGCTGTCTTCAGCGTCCCACTATCGAATGTGTTATGAATTAAGGTTGTATTCTTTGCTTTATCTGTGCAATACGGGTGAGATAATAACTTACCTCCAATTCCACGCGCATCGTTTCTGACGAGACGTACTTTGTCCGTATTCTCCAAATAAACACCATATCCTTGGTCTGTTGACCTGTTAAACATGATCTCATTATCCTTTAATATGTGTTCTGATCCACCAGTCAGTTGAATAGCGATTAATGCTTTACAGAAATAAATCTGATTCTCACTAATCTGACAACTGTACTTCTCAGGAGTGCCTTTAATTGCTACGTTCCTAGGCTCATGAATTTCATTTCGTTGCAGCGAGACGGAAGAGTCCTTATCCCAGAAAATGCCGTATCCACTTCCGTTTAACAATAAGTCATTCCCCTTTAAACGAACTGACTGAGACCTTTCGCAATAAATTCCACCGTACACATTTACAAATTCATTATTAATTAGACTGATCCGGGTAGAGTCCATTATCTTTACAGCGTATGCTGAGATTGTTCCTTTCCCTTTGTTGTTCACAACCCTTACATCATTTGAGTTTCTAACCTGGACTTGAATGCAGTCACTGTTCTCTATTCTGTTATCTGTGATTAATACATCTTCTGCCTGATGTGTTGCAATTGGACATGCCTTTATCCCTTCTAGAGTATTATTTGATATCGACACGCCTTTTCCTCTTGCGCAAATTCCTACTTCAAACCCTCTTACCGTATTGCCCTCAATTTGAACTCTGTTTCCGGATTCCGTACTTGAAACACCAACCGAGTCAATTCCGTATTTCTTAACCTCTGCATCATTGATTATCTTGTTGTTTTTAATGCTGACATCAGTGCTGAATCCGTAAGAAATAACGTTGTCACTGTAGTTCCCTTCAATAATTACTTGACCGCTTGTGTGAGCTGTAACGGATCCACGTCCGTTGTTTTTAAACCTGCAGTTTCGCACAGTTAATTTATACGGGTGATCATATTTAATTCCGTTTTCTCCAAAGCCCTCTAAATCAATTCCTAATTGCGGCCCAATTGTATCTCCCCCAGCTTCCTCTATATCACAGTCGTCTACAAGAAGACCTTCACAACCATTGGTAGCCAGATTATTTCTTCTCCCTCTCAAAAGAGTACACTTTCGAACGGTTACATTCTTTGAAGGCGTATATGTTCCTGAAGTATTCATCATTCCATCAGCTGCTATCCAAATGTTATCTCCAATACAGTCAGAGACTTGTACATTTTCAATTAACACATTACTGCTACCATGAATATGAATTCCGTATCCCCATTCATGTGTCCTTTTAATTGAAGTTACTTTTGAATAATCGTGTTCATACCGGTCACCTATAATTTGACCACCGCGAATCGTTACATTACTCGCTTGGCCGATATAGAAACAGGAATAGCCTTGAGAATCATTTGGCAACACCTTAAATATTGCCTCTGGATGAAGTACTAGCTCAATATTTGAAGGAACATTTATACCTCCGCCGAATTCAGGCAGCCGCCTTGATGTATTCACAGCATCAATTAGATAGGTACCTTTTGGAATATGTACTTTATAGAATGATTTTGAGCTTGCGTACTTTAAAGCTCGGTTTATCCCTTCTGTCGTTTCAATAGCATTTGACCCTTTATCATCAATTCCCCAATCCAGAGCATCAACAGAATAGTATAATGGCTGCTGCATGTTCATGTTGCCAAACCCTTCCCTTCTACATTCCCATTGATAAACCGTGACAGAGTGTCAATGAAGTTATAAAAGTTCTCATTTCTTGTGCCTGAGCGTCCTTTTAGAGAAAAGGTGTTAAACATTGATTTGCGCAGTCCAGTACTTAACTCAAGTTGAATGCTCTTTCCTGTTTTATTTTTATTGGCAATATTATTCGGGTTGCTACCAGATAGCCTTGTCCCTTCGTCAAGAAGCTCTGCAGAGTAACCAGCATTATTTAATGTACTTGTTATCGCTTCAGCTTTGTCTCGATCTGTGCCGCCAACTAAAACATGCCGGTCATTATTTGCATAACCGTGAAGTGACAGTGTGAACTCATGTTCCTTCAACATTTCAAGTGCTTGTGGTTCATCAAAATTCGTACTGGTTAAATGTAAATCAAATGCTCCTGGTGTCTTTAAAGCTTCAAAAAGATATGTAGAGTATGCTTCGCTTAATTCCTTAGCGAGCTCACTTGTTCCCCCTTCTATGCCACCTCCATGGGGAGCAAGAATTAATACATCAGTGTCTTGCTCTTTTGAGAATACGCTGAAACTGAACGGTGATTCATTCACTTTAAGCTCTTCAAAGTTTCGATACTTGTCTGCTGCTAGAGAACTTACTGGATTCAGAAATGAAGCTAGAGCTGTCACCAAGACTGGAAAAGTCTTCTTAACTGTGATACACTTTAATAGCTTCGTAGTGATACGATGCATGCAGAGTTGGGAGCGCCCGTCATAGCAAACCCTCTCTGCCTCTTCAATCTTTTTTAACATTTCCTCTATTCTGTTTTTAATCCTCAACAATTAATAACCACTCCTTTTTATTTTTGTTTTATTCTTAAAACTCAAATCACATAGGTAACTCACATTGTTATCACCCCCTTAAATAAAAAATTACTTTTATTCAAAAATCAATACGATTAATCAACTCCTTAAGGTAAAATATGAGTATCTCTCTTTGAAAGGATTGAGCTATTCGTGATTAAACTTTCTCCAGAAGAAATTGATGAAATCGCTAAAGAATGGGAAAACAAAGGTAATCCACCCTGTGATCATTCTCAAATAGGAAGAGAATATACACTTGGTGCTCATACTGATTACGCCTGTCTACAATGCGGTGAAAGACGTTACAATATTGAAGACTTCAGGAGATAGGGTATTTACCCTTCTCTTTAAATTATCGTTTTTATTCAGTTTCTTTTCTTACCCATTTTCTAACCTTAACTTCCTTAAGCTCAACTTCAAAACACTCAACCTGGTCATCGTATTCCCATGGTCTCTCCTCTTGTAACTCTGTAGCGCCTTCCCTGTAAGTTGTCTCATAAAACTTGTCTTGAAATGCAAACACAATACGATAATGAATACTCCACCTAGACGTATCAGTGATTTCTTCTAAAATTGAGGATTCAGGCAGCCCCAATTCATTTACCATGTAATCTTTGTCCAATTTAATTTTCATTCAAAATAACCCCTCTTCCTTTGCAGCATTCACATTCGACTAAGGGCTCATTGATTTTAGTCATCAGATCATCTAAAAATTTCTTAATATTACTCTTTAAATCTTCAACGTCATTACCACTAAAAGGCTCTACAATTGGATAGCTCTGATAGGCTTTGGGTGCAACATTGTAAATTTCAACCTCCCGCTTTGTTTGAAATCTTTTCTCAAGTTTAGGTTTTCTACGTTTGTACATTGCATTTAGATCAACTACGTACTCTTGAGGTTTGTAAAGCTCCAAAACTTTGACCACAGTTAAACAGAAATCATAATCACTCGTGATTCTTGCCAATTTAGGGTTAATATTGGCTTTAATATGGTCTCTGATAATCTTATAGCTTTCTTCTCGGGACAAGTAACACGGCTTTGTTTCAAGAAGCATTGGATGAGTTTGAATTCTATCTAGTAAGTTATAATTCAAGTTAAAATTATGGCTTTGCAACTTAAGTTCTCCGTCAATTTCTTCAATTACATTCATTTCAAACTCAATTTTTTGATTCTGTTGCGGGACTTCTTCAAATTTTAAATCATATAAACCCTTCACTTCATAGTATTCACTGTCTTCACCTATGTAAGAAGTTTTAATTACTTGTGGCGTCAAATCAGTTTCCTGGAACCCCTCTTTTAATTCATACCTTTGATTGATTTTTTTAGCAGGCATTTGTTTTTCAATAACACTTGGCTCCTTATCAAGCTTAAACCAGTCTGATTTATACGTTTCAGTTGCTCGTTTCCCATCGAAAAACAATTCATCTAATTGACTATGAAAATATTTCTTTCCTTCAATATTGTCAGACACCAAAAAACAGTTACTTGTTTTAATACCAATTAGCTTCATCAAATTTCCCCTTTTTAATTTTATTTTTATTCTTATAAATCAATTATGTAAGTCTCATACATGTCATCCCAATAAGGGTCTGTTCTTGCTATGTATTTCTTTGCTCTTCCATTTTCCTCAATCTTGAATGTTTGCCCCTTTTGGATATCCGTGAACTTCTTCTTTGTCCATATACCTCTAATCAACACTTCAACTTCTTTTACCTCAACTGTTTGCCGTTGCATCACATTCCTCCTTTTTGATTTTCGTGTATCAAGCCTGTACAATATTCAAAAAACCCTAAAGGATGATGAACATGTGTGGCAGGTTCACTTTATTTTCTGAGTTTGACGACATCATCGAACAGTTCAATATAGATCAATTTTTGTCTGAAGATGAATACCATCCAAGTTATAACGTTGCTCCTTCACAAAACATCCTTACAATCATCAACGACGGATCAAACAACCGTATGGGTAAGCTAAGATGGGGTCTTATTCCTCCCTGGTCTAAGGATGAAAAGATCGGATACAAAATGATCAATGCTCGCGCTGAAACATTGGCCGAGAAACCCAGCTTCAGAAAACCGCTTGTCAGCAAACGTTGCATCATCCCTGCGGACAGTTTTTATGAATGGAAACGTCTCGATCCGAAGACTAAGATTCCTATGCGGATTAAGCTCAAATCCTCCAATCTCTTTGCATTTGCCGGCTTATATGAAAAGTGGAATACACCTAAAGGTAATCCGCTATACACCTGCACAATCATTACTACAAAGCCCAATGAGCTTATGGAGGACATACATGATCGTATGCCTGTTATTCTTACTGATGAGAATGAAAAGGAATGGCTAAATCCCAAAAACACCGATCCGGATTATCTTCAAAGTCTTCTGCTGCCGTATGACTCTGATGACATGGAAGCTTATCAAGTTTCATCTTTAGTGAACTCACCTAAAAACAATTCACCTGAGCTGATTGAATCCCATTAAGTACCACTGCCATATCGCTTTATATATCACCTTCGCTTAGCTAATATGTTATAAGTAGGAGGTGATATTTTGTTTGTATCGCCAATGTTATTGCATTCAATAAAAGAGCCATTTGACGACGAGAACTATTTCACTGAGCTCAAATTTGACGGAATCAGACTCATCCTTTCAAAATTTGATAATCAGATTAAGCTATATACTCGTCACAACAATGAAGTAACAAGCAAGTTCCCAGAACTCTTGGATCTCGATATACCCAATGGAACTGTTTTAGATGGTGAAATTATTGTTGCTGCCCCAGGCGGTGCTCCTGATTTCGAGGCTGTAATGGAACGCTTTATGTCTAAGAAATCAGCCCATAAGGTGGTTTACTGTGTATTCGATGTAATTTATATTGATGGGCATTCAATCGCTAATAAGCCGCTCACTGAACGTAAAAACATGCTTTTAAATCTTAACCTTGATCACGATAATGTATATGTTATTGAGGGCCTGCAAGGAAAAGGGTTAGCTTACTTTAATCTAGCCAAAGAAAAGCATCTTGAAGGAATCGTACTAAAGAAAGCTAACTCCCCTTATGAAATCAATAAACGTTCCCACAGCTGGCTGAAAGTGATTAACTATGATTACACAGATGTCCTTATCACTGGCTACACCAAAGAGGATATAAAATTTCTTCTGTCTTATCCTGATGGTACGGCAGCTGGATTTATGGAATTCATGCCGAACGCAGAACGAAGTAAGTTCCACTCTATGAAACATGTAAAGTCTGAATCTGATGAATATGTATTTATAGAACCGATCTTATGTAAGGTTAAGCACAGATTTAAGACTAAGCATGGTAAACTCCGCATACCTTCCTTTGAATCCTGGAGAGTCTAATCTCTCCGTTACATAATTCCTTAATGTCTCTTTCTTAACAAAATTCAAAATCTATTACATTAACACTTTAAGTTAGTTCTATTCCATCTCAATCCACTTATAATATTTCCCTATATGACAATCAAAGCGCCAACCATCCTCAATGACTTTCGTATGACTATTCTTATATTTCGAGTGATTTAATAACACCCTAGGAGAAAACATTATTCTCTGCCAATTAAATAATTCTTTCATTTTTCATACCCCTTTCCTTGTGAATTTTCACTTTTGATAACAATGTTATCTTTACAGTTCGTTCAATTAAATATTCTGCATTGCAATAATCGCATTTTACTCTAAATTCAAGAGATGGCTCATAAACAATGGTTTCTCCACAAATCTCACAAGGAAAAACATCTTCATTAATTCTCCCCATAAATAAATCACATCCTTTAAAATAACTATTTTATTTTTATTCTTTAATAATCACCAAATATCATAGCCCACAAAATCATTTAGAATATTCGTCATTTATTCTCCTCCTCCATTTCCATATCCGCTATGGGAACTACTTCCGAATAACCCGAGGGAAACGACTAATGCTGTTATAAACGACGACAGTATAAGGGGAATCAAAAATACTGCCAAGCCGGTATAGTTACCCGACTCAAATGTAATAAGCTGTGTGATCGAATATGCGAAAAAGAAAACATATGCCCCGTACGTAATCCAAAACCGCAATTATTCACCCTCCAATCGTTTTAATGCTTCATTGTTTTCGTATATAGTTTCGTTAATCAATACTCTACGAGCTTTCTCCTTCGTAGTTATCCGGAATGTACAGTCGTCTCTCCCATACATCTCGCAATAAACAACGTAATCGCGGAATAGGTCGTTCATATACTCGATGTCGCCGCATCCGTACAACTTACCGTTCAGAAAGCACGCATATATTTGCCCCATATGCTCCACCTCAATTTTCTTCATGTTTTTTTCAATTCTTTTTGATTTTCATATTGCTTTTCACTCTTTTATTAATAGAGGCATGTCTTACGCATGTCATCTAAGAGAGATAGGACATTCTTGGGAGGTGAAAGGTAATGAAATTTCTAATGGATCTATTCACAAATTGGACTTTTGATAAAGTCATGGATTACATGCTAGCTGCTGTAATTTGGTTTGTATTCAAGTCCAAGACAAAGCAGAATGAGTATCCCGATGACTTTGAGGAAAGAAGGCGTTATAGAGATTGATATTCTCTCTATGATCGATATCTATATGGTTACTGCTTTAGATAGCGATCTTCTAGGAGTTTAATTTAAATTCAACACCCAAAAAGTCACATAGCTCTTCCTTAAAATCCGGTTCTCCAAATGTTCCATTCAACAACCTGTGTTCTAAAACATTGAGAGTAACCTCTTCAGGTTCCCACTGATCTTCTAAACCGTGGCATGAACAGTGGGAACCATTAACCTCGAACAATTTCCCTTCCTCTTCAAATAGAACCCAAGCGTGCCCTTCACAAATGTCACCATCATAAGAGGCAAACAGAATGTTTACATCAGTTTCTTTTTCTTCAAAGTCTGACAAAACGTCAACCTTTTCTTTTCCTTCCCATTCGTTCAGGAGTACTGATTTTTGATTAATGATTTCTTCAAATTTTTTCATTGTTACTCCCCCCATTTTCACTTTGAAAACTATCTTTTAATTAGATATCGTTATTGAACTCCAATCAAACGTTTCGAGAATTTTAAGCAGCCGCTCTACTTTCGGTGCCCTCCAAGCTGTCATTGCGTAAGTATGAGCTTCTGAAGTGTAGTGATGCCTATTTAATTTGATATGAGCCTTCGCTTCTGCTTTGGTCAAAAACATTGTATCCGGCCGTACAATATGAACCTTTCTTTCTGGAATTAATTCTGCTTCTTCATCAATGTATTTTTGAATCCACTCAATAGGATCATCAAAGTCATCCTTTTTCAACTCTGTTAAAGCTTCCTTAGAGAGCTCACTATCTTCTTTTAAATCTTCTAAATAATCATCTAAAACATATGCTTCTGCAATATATGGCAGGTATACAGAATACCGTTCTGCGTTTTCTTCTCGAACTTCGACCCATTCATAATCGCCAACTGTCCAGAAACGCGGTGCAGCTTGACAGTCGCTGTCTTGATTTTTCAACTCTTGCTGAAGTTCTTTTAAAAACTGAATATCTTGATTCATTCGCTTCCTCCTATCTGTTTAAAATCACGATTTCATTCAGTCCCACTGCCTGATGATCTTAAATCCCTTCTCTATATATAAGCAACGCTGTATTATGAGTTCGACCTGTATTTATTGAATTATATTTGATATCAATAACTTCAATCTTTTTTGATTCCGCTCTTATAAAACCGTTTATTAGTCTATCAATTTCAACCCATTCACCATTGCAATATTCATCTTGGAATATCCTTGTTTTAATCATTGTTTAAACCCTTTCTTTAATGAACTTTTTTCGTTTAACTTTCGGAAAACATATTAATCTACTAACATTAATAACTCATCGACTTCATAATTATATTCACCGTATTCACCAGAGTCCCATTCAACGCCTACAGAACCTTGATTTGTCGTCCACAATATAATTCCCATCTCTCCATCTTCATGCCACCTTACTCGCTTCCCTTTCTGATAACCAAGCATGTTTCCACCCCTTTCTTGAGAAAGCATTTTAATTTAACTTTAATGTGGATCACCTTGAGAAAATCCCCTTTAATTGGTAAACTCATACCTAACTTACATACGAGTGGGTGATTCCTTGAATAAAACAATCGGTATTACTGGATTAATCATCAGCATAGTAGTGCAATCATTTTCGGCCGATGATTCGTTATCCCACAGGATTGCTACGGGTTTGTTATTTGTATCAATAATGATTTATAATTTTGAACACGCTAAAGATTATTCTAAAAAGTCACTTGTAATTTTAGGAGTTTCCTTTATTGCTTTTATGCTAGGGATTTATAAAATCCTCTCTATTACCAGCGATTACTTTGAAAAGCTTAATGTGAATTTTGGATACATCCTCTTATTTGAAATAGCATTGATTATTGCATTAGTGTCGATTGCGGTAAACGTAATGAAGTACATTGCGAACCGGTTAAGGAAAACACCTGATGGTAAAGAGCTTTGACTCTTTGCCTTTTTTAAGCTAAATACTTCTTCTTATGTGGTCTTCTATGTACAAAATCAAATGCGATATCAACTTTTTCCGTTTCCTTCTCATTTGCTACTCGTTCCGTAACAACAATCAGTTGTCCATTTTCCTGGTGATCAATGCTATGGACTGAATATCCTTTAGCAGCGTAATATTCACCAATAATCTCATCAACGTGATTGCTAAGCAGATTCCTCTTTATCACCCTTATAACCTCCATTTATTTTATTTTTACTCTTTAAGAATTTATATGTATTCCATCCACAGCCATCAGATATGCTTATATCCGCTCCAAGATGCCACTTAAACCAAACTAAGTTAAACCAGGCTGTATCAATTATGTATTTGATGTATCCTATGCTAACGACATCCTTTCAACTAATTTTTCAATGAATTCTTCTTTTCTTTATCAATATCTTTCTTAAGCATATCCTCAATCTCCTCCAATTTATCAACCACTTCAAATGTAAATTCATCATCATTGGTATAGCGAATCTGATCACTTGCTTTCTTTACAAGCTCAAGCGCAACTTGTCTCGGATCTTTATAGTTCTCACTCAAATTCCCACCTCATTTCATTGAAATAATCCTTTTAAACAAATACCAACTCTGGCTCTTTATCCTCTTCATATCGTTTATAGCCAATAAAGTAATTCTCATCTGTTTTATAGATAAATGGTGAAATCCAATCAATAAAATTCTCAATTTCATTATTATAGTTTTTTAGATTGCATCTAATTGTTGCATAATACCCATCTACTAGAGTATCCCTTACAATTTCACTGTGGGTTTTGCCATCAAAATAATAACTATCAGATTGAAGCATGAATCGCCACCTGTTCCCTTCAAGAAACAGCTTATGCTCTGGAAGCTCATTTGGTTGTTCATCTCGTTGACCAGTCATAAACTCTAAAATTTCAATTATGCAACTTGGTGTTTCCTTAATAAGTTCAAAAGCACATACCAATTCTGTATACATCCCCATTAATACATCTCCCTCTCTTTAAAACAGTCTTTTTATTGAAAATATTTATCTGATGTGCAGGCCATTTCTTCCTCGCCTAAATAGTTTTTTATTTCATTTAAGCTATAAATGACCTTATTGAATTTACTCCTAATGTGCAGTGCAAATTCAACTGATGAATCGGACATCCCTAATTCCTTTAGATTTGTGTCTAATTCTTTAAAGTAACCTTGTAACTTTACGTTCACTGAAAACTCTCCTTTTTTTGTTGAATTCTTATTAAAGCTCAATTTTATTCAATTTCTTCAGAAAAATGCTCTTCTTGAATTACAGATTCTCCCCTAGTGTTCACTATTCCAATTTGTAAAAGAGAAGGTGAGTATGACCAAGACTCTCTTTCCATCCCAAGCAACGAAGATAATTTTTCAATTTTCGCATTTGCCTTTGCTTCAATTTCTTTCTCCATCCTCATGTGAACATAATCTCTATGTTTTGCATGGTACTCGATTCTTTCTTCACATAATCTAAGCTCTTCTTTGGCCTCTGAAAGCAAGAAGTTTAATGCAACTTGTTCCTGTGTTTGATATCTTCTCATATAGCTCCTCTTTCCATTAAAATTTTACTTTTAATCTAATTTCCTCATATCATCCCTCTGTTTAATATAGCTTTTGAAATATTCCCAATCCTGATCAATCTCCTTAATGTTAAGTTCAATGAAATCCTCTGCCTTTTTTCCATCTATAATGTTACTTACAGAAAGTTGGAACATCATCTCAATTTTCGCGATTCTCTCAGCAAGATTTCGAGAGTACTCTTTTGCTCTATTTAAGCGCCCTTGACTTAAACCGTGTTTTGTTTCCATACAGTTCCCTCCCTATCAAAAAATTTTGCTAAATATATAGTGTTGACCTTTAAATCCATAGGTATCACTGAATAGCATATTACCGTACCTATCATCATTGTCTGACCAATGTTTTAGTCTGTCGAGCTTATTACGACTCATCAATAACGAAAAAGTTGCTTTCCTTAGCCATGTCGTAATCTTGCTTATCTCGAATATAAGCGATAAATTTTTCGTCAACAGCCCCAAATTCCAGAACCTCAACGTAAACCGGTTGATAATCGTCCCCTTCAATGCTTACTTTTCCGCCGTTTGCAACCGCTTCTTTATAGGCACGTTCAATCCCATACTCATCCTCAATAAACAACGCTGCGTAATCTCCGTCTCCGTAAACGTTAATAATTTTCATCGTTTTACCTCCCGTTAATTTGTATTCAAGCGCTTTTTTCAAATCATTCTTTTCCCAATTTCATTACTCCCCCTTGAGATACTTTAAAATGCATCTTTTATTCACTTCTTTGTAGCATAGCTTTCAAAGAATTCTTCAATTGATCTAAGGTAACGGTATTTATTTGGATCTTCCGGATTTCTGAATCTTTTCGATAGCACCAATGACCAATTAAACATCAACGGTGAAAACCTCGCCCATTTGCTAAAGCTTAACTGAAGACCTTTCCACTCTCTTCCCGCTAATTCTGCTAATTTCAGAATTTGATCTTCTTTTAAATTCACTTCTTCTTCAAACATCACTTGAATTTCTTCGTATGGTTTATGCCCAAAACAACAGTGGCGTGTTTTTAATCCAATCTTGAAATTTAAAATATCAATTAAATTGATCATTTGTGTATCAAGCTCATCATAGGGAATACCATTTGCAATGAATTTTTCTCTTTGGTTTGTTTTCACATTAACCTCCAATAACAGTTACACCTCCTGGCCACTCCACGCTTCAAATTTCTCTATAGCAGCCTTTTGTTTATTTTCATGATTAATTTGCTCCTGAACGGAATTTTCGTATGTAATGACTTCATTGATTGCCATCTCTATGTAATTGTAATCCCACTTTGCCTCGAAATAACTAGGTGCTGACCCCCCTTCTGCTGTGAGACACTTAAACTTTTCTTTCCCGAATAAACCGCGTACCTTTTTATATAAAGAGACCCTGACAAAGCCTTTTGAGTATCTATCACTGTAAATACTTACGGCATACTCATTACCTTCAACCGAAGTCACGGGATATTTGTGTAAGTGAAATTCGCTCATTCCGCACCCTCCTTCACTATATAACCTTTTAAAATTGCCTGATTCAGATCATCAGCATACATACTATTCAGTGGTTCAAACAATCCAGTCCACGGTTCGACGTCACCATTATTGATGACAAATTGTTTCCCTACAAATTGAAGGCGCGCAAATTCTTTTTTGTCCCCATTTGTTAAGTCGTTCACTCTCTGAGGGTCATTATCAGCCATTCTTAAATAAAAATTCTTACCTTCCTCAATTGCTCGTGCCTGTGCTTTTGTGACTTCAACCTTATCGCTTGTTTTAATTGTGATTTTGTTCACTCCATAACCTCCTTAATAACCCGATTACTCCTTCTATCTGCAAAAATGTTTGTTTGGTATTCCTGTAACTGATTTTCAATAGTTTCCACAGAAGCTAAAGGGAAAGCAGTTTTTTCCCACAATATAAAATCACACTGCTTATCATTGGCATCGGGAAAGTAATTCCTCACTAAATCTATCCACGTCATTCTGAACCCTCCTTTGCTTTTATAAGATTTTTATCACTCCATTGAAAAATTTCTTTCAACTTGTTTACGGGGTTACTGAATACCATTCGATAACCGTTAATAAGAGTGAGGCGCGTTTGGCCACCAGGTTGCTCTTCAATAGCTACTATATCCTCATTGGTAAACTCGAGTTCAATTCCACCTCTAAATCCAACTTTGAATTTTTTAAATCCATTTTGCATCATTATTCCTCCCTCGTTTCAAAACTCAATAAAACTTACATTTTATTTTTATCCTTAATATATTCATGCTGATTCACAACATCACGAAGTATGTATTGTATTTCCTCTAAATTGTCTTTAACAAAGTCCAGGTCTCCTATTGCCATTCTGATTTCATTATTCTCTATGCTGCGCAAAGATCTTTCGCATGATGCTAAGAGCTTTTCATATTTCCTTAAAACCATAGTTCTTATTTGATCGTTAATTTGTTCATTAATCAATAATTAAAGCTATCTCCTTTCCTTATTCTAATTCGATTATATAACCCCAACCAAATGTTGTAAACAATTATTTTATTTTTACTCTTAAAAATTTCAAAAAAATCAGCTTTACTCATACTGTAAAGCTGCTGTCTTCATAAACGTCTTCATGCCGTCTAGTTTCCAAAGAGTTTCATTTATTTTGTCTCTAAATTCTAAAACTGAAGCATGATCCATTCTAATCCTCAAACAATCCCCATTGTTTTTAAAAATAATGTCTATGTAGTACTCTCCACTTTGGATGTTCTTAGAACCAACACTCATGGAAACTGATCTCATAATGTCTTTCAAGTCAATTTCAAGATTAAAATCCATTGTATGCTCCAGTCTGACTAAAAAGTCACCAATTTTTTATGTCTCATGATGACTGACAAGATGTGTATGTATTTTTACTTCGATGATAACAATTGTGAAGATTTATAATCCTCATTTTCAAACGAATCGTCTATTTCTTCGGCATAAGAGGTTGTTAATTCAGCATCCTCTGTACACATAATATCTACATCAAATAGTGCCTCATATTTTTCATGATCTTTTTGAAGAAACCCCATTTTTCCTGTTTTATTTCTCAATTTCTTTTTAATTGATTGATATGCGAACAAAAGTGCTTCCTCTTCATTCTTGGCTTTTATTCTGCCGAAAAAAGGTATGCACAGCTCCCCTTGAATGAAATAATCCTTTTCTGACATACGTTTCCCTCTCTCTGGTAGTAATTAACCGAACCTACGTTCCCTTTTTTGTTGACTTAATTATAACCTTTTACCTAGTTAGTGGCAAATCTTTTTTCTTTCATTTAAAAACTTGGAAAGAATTGATATAGTATGATAAGCAATACTATATCAGGAGGTTGTCCGATGCTTGAGGTTGAAATCGGACAATGTTTGATATCCATTCTCCTTGAACGTAGAGGAATGTCCCTAGGGCAACTTTCGAACCTAACAGGCATCAGTAAGCAAAGGTTAAGTGATTACGCTAATGGCGTTAGACCTTCTATGAATATAAAAACAGCGAGAATCATTGCAATTGCCCTAAACTGTTCGATTGAAGACCTCTATGAATGGAAAATCAAACATTGACTTAATCGCTAGGGAGTTTGACCTAGCGAACCTCCTTGTACCCTTTTTAGTGTATAGAACTATTTTACTGCATATGTACAAATTTGTCTCTGTCTAACTTTGTCGAATTCTGAAAAATATGAACAAAATCCTGATATTTTTTTAAAAATATCACGAGTTAATTCACATTGTTTTTATTTTTACTCTAAAAGTTATGTAAAGTTAATCCCTGTAACAGGGATTAAGAATTAGTCTCAATTACTTCAGACTTGATACAATATTTTTCTAAGTTCTCCATATTCACTACTTTCCTCAGTGATTGTGAATTAAACTCCGCGTCTTCATTCAGGAATCCATATTGTCGAGTTATTTTCTTATAATCAGGTACTTTTAATTCACCCTTCTCTTTGTATATCTCATACGCCATGTTGAGCTTTCCTGAGTTGATAAGATTCTTAGGTGAAAAGAAGGGTTCTTCTAAAAATTTTTGAAACTGACTAAAAGAACGGTGAATTAAAAATTTGTCAGCTTTCATACTCTGATTAGAACTCTTATATTTTAACCTAAAAATATTTTCGCTTTTAACTAATGTAGCAAATTTGTTTTTAAGTCCACTCTCTGGCGAACCATTGCTAAGATGATATGTTGTTTGATCATTAGCGCGCTTAAGCAACTCATAACATTTGTCGCTTACAGTAATTATTCTTACACCGTGTTTATCATCTACAAGCTTTACCTTGTTATCATCAAGTAAATCGTCACCTGTTAAATTCAGTAACTCTGAATGCTGATAACCATCTATGCCTTCATAAATAGCCTGTATCATCGCTTTATCCTGATCATTAACCATAAAATCAACATATTCTTCTACTTCTTTATTGGTGAATAGTGTTTTTTTGTTTTTATCTATAAACTGCTTTAAGTCCCCATCCTGTATCTGATACACTTTGTTGATGTTACTGTTTGCCAAGCCATTTTCCATTGCCCAGGTTGTGTATTGTCCAATTACAGCTCTTGCTCCTCTTAGTGAATCTATAGATTTGCTATCTAAATCTAAAAATAACGTACGCAGCTCTTCCAAAGAAAAATTAAATATGTCTTTTTGAAGTATTTTTTCTGTAGCTGAGAAATCCCTTAGCCTTAGCCAATAATGGTTTCTTGTTGCTTCACTTTCGTATTTCTCTAAAAACTTTTCCTTCAATTCAGCATTATACATTTCACTCATATTAAATTCTCCTTTAGGCTTTAAACAACAGCAATTTCATCATAAAATATTCGCTTAAGTTTCTTCTTCATAACATTCTTTAGTTGATTTTCATTATTTTGTCTTCCTAATTCTTCAAACACTCTTCCGCTTTTACTAAAGTCAATCGTATTAAGGATATTTTCAAGCTTGTTTAGTTCTACATTGTTTTCCTTCATCTTCTTGGCCAAATAAACATAACCGTAAAACATTACGTTATGATTAATGTATGATTGCTTTCTAATGGACGATAAATCATCTTCAAGAAATTCATCTGGGAAGGCATAAAAAAGGTTATCGAAAAAGTCTACCAGGTATTTCGCAATTTTCAACGCATCTTTTCGAGATTTCAACTCAAATGCATCGTCTATAGCTTCTGATAAAGTATAATATGTCACAAGAAAATTGCTATCGATACCAATTTCACTTTGTGGGCTTATTTTATTTTTAAGTTCACTTTTAAATTTCAGCTGCTCGACAACGGTTGAAGAATACCGTTTTTGTCCCAATTCTTCAATTCTGGATTTTTCAACTGGGTTTATGGTATTCATTTGAGCAAAGTGAACCTTAGCCTTTTCTTCATCGTAATTGAGCACATTTAAAATGAATGGTTGATCTAATTCAGGGACTTCAGCAATGGCCTTAACAATACCTGAAATTCGATGATATCCATCAAGAGCATCTAATAAGGTTCCTCGTGTTACAGTGAGGGATTGGTCGCTTGGATCATATTCAACTTCTTCATCACCATCAGATGTTCCAAGACGAGCGTTAAAAGTTAACATTGATACAATTAAATCGCCTTTAATAAACAATTCTTTGATCTCATCAACTGATTTAGGGTTTGTTTTAGGTACAGGAATAAGGCTACCCTTAATGTACTTTCCTTCACGCTGAGTGTTGTAATTGTACTGCAGGATGGAGCTATTATATAACTCACTCAGTTCTTTGGCAGTAATGGAAGTGACATAGTTATCCTCTTTAATTTTAATCACATTTTTAAACTTGTATGGAAGCTTAACTACTTCTTCACCGGCGAATACTCTCCCACCTTCAAGCTCTTTTGCCAATCTGGTTGGAAAATAATTTGACGGATCTAAAGCTTGCGCCCCAAGAATTGAATACATCTCTTTTGAAACAATGTACACTTCTTTTTCGTTTAAACGTTGTACGTTGTTATCATTATTATTTAAAATTTCTTGGATATAACCAGGGAGTGCCTTGTATTTGTCCGCCATTGTGGCTTTTAATTCCTTCACCATATTGGGATCATTTTTAATATCATTAAGATTTTCCTCTATTTCAGTTTTTAACTTATAAAGTTTATCCGTTGTCAACAAAACTTCAGACACATTATCACCTCACATAATCATATTAAATTTATCATTATTTTCATAAGCAAGTAAAGCTTTTATATGATTATTTGTATCACTTGTTCAAAAACATTTTAAGTTTATTCTGTATATACATGTCTGATTTTAAAAAGAATTCTTTATATTGCTCTAAAGTAACATCTTCTAAAAAGGACATGTCTTCTTTTTGATCAACCAAAACCCCTGGATCTTGAGAATAATCCCTTTCATTGACTAAATAATGGTCATTTAAAGTATTGATATTACTGTGGCCAGAGAACGCTGCCACTTTTTTAATATCACCATTAACGCTGTAAGAAAAGTTTGTTGCAGTATTGCGTAAACTATGCGGAGTTATCTTTCTTTCTTTGGGAATGCCCATAACTCTACATACGCGATTCCACATATCCTGTATTGAATCAACTGTTAACTTATGAAATAAAAGCTCATGTTCCCCATACTCTTGCTTTAACAGCAACAACTCTTCATAAAAAGCAGTGGAAATCCCAACTGGCCTAGCCTTTTTTTGCTTAGTTTTTTTAAAGGTGACGAGATAGCATTGGTGCTTTTCTGAATAAGTAATATCATCCCACCCAACTCTAAGCACCTCTGATTTACGCCCACCAGTACGTGCACTAAACAAAATAAACATCTTTTTCATTAATCTGTTCTGACGCTCAGTAACATAAGCTGCCTCAGCAAACTCATCAGCTTCCGATATTCCTTCAAAAGACCCTGCTGGGTTCTTTTCTGTTGGAAGAGGTCTAAAATTAAATACAGATGAATCACACTCATGTTCAGATTCAAGGTACTTAATCATACTTTTCAGTGCGGCAATCTTATTGTTAATTGTTGAATTGGAGTTACTTTTATTTTTAGCCAAATGGGTTCGATAATCATACAGGTCACTCTTCTTAATCGCCAGGTCACTCTCAGTTAAATATTCAATATCCTTGGCAGCATAGTGGTTGAAAAACTCTCTTATATGCCTCTCATACGTGGCTCTAGTATTAGACTTTTCAATTTCTCCAGTTTCTCGATCCCTGTTTCTTAAATCTAATTCATCAAACCACCTATTTATGTTGTTGTATATTGAATAATCCCTTAGTGTTGACGCTTTCTTTTGAGCTTCCATAATGACACCTCATATCATTTTTTTCATTAAGTATTGATCAAATTCTTTCCACGCAACAATCCATTCAGTTTCACCTTGAATATTACTCAGCAGCATTATATTGGCGTTACAGATTTCCATTTGCTTTAACATGTCGTATTCTTTAAGAGCGTTAATTAAGATGCCCGTATTCATTTTATCACACCTAATTTATTTTTATTCTATAATAAAATTCAGTTTAGGACATTTACCCTCTCATCCTTGCAGACGTTTATAATTGGCATCCCCGTCAGTTCCTCATACAACTCCTCTTCGAACCCAACCCATTCATCACTTGTCGCTTCTCTTCGTAAGAACTCATTATAAGCAACTGCTATCTCAGGCTGCTCTAGAAACTTCAAAACGATCATATGCTTTTTCCAAACTTTAGCCTTGTTTTCTTCTGTATAATATTTATTATTCATTTTATTTTTACTCCTTAAATGCATTTTATAGAATTCTTTTGTTCTTTAATGAGGTTGTATTCTTTATGATTTTTTCTCATTGTAGTTACATTATTAGGTGTAAACACATCTGGATCCTCTAGGTGGAGATTGACTCGTGTGAAGTTCTTTAGTTGTTTTATGTATTGATATTGTCTTAATGATGTAATCTTCAACTCTTCTTTTTGAGTGGCACTGGTAGTTTCCATTGTTTCATCTCCCAACAACGTTCATCTTGTAACTTCATTATATATGTTACCATAATAATATGCAATGATTTATTTTATTTTTATTCAAGACAAATAACACATCCCCTATGTATGTGTTAAAATGTCTGCTGATTTGTCTTTAATCTTCATTAGGATACCTTTGCTTTATATTTTGATCTTACCATTTCTGCTTCATTTTCAAGATGATTATCTTCCTGGGAAATTTCTAAATTAATATCTCCCATTTCCATGTATCCCTTAGCCATATCCTCATAAGAAAGTACTTGTCCGAAATGCTTTTTCATTTTAATTCCCCCATGTTCTTGTTTTTTATATTATGAATTTCTGGAACATTCTCTTAAAATTAGAAAAGACGCCTGATCCAGTGGATCAAACGTCTAGCCAAGTTATGTATCATCTTTGAAGTTAAGCCCCGCGGCTTGGTGATGCAACTTTTACAGGCTGGTCTACATGGTCTACCGATGCTGTCTCAATTGATTGTTGTCCGGCAACAAATCCAACAGCCATTGCTAACAAGATTACTATTCCAAGAATAATATTTTTCATTTAATTCACCCCCCTTCAATTTTAGACCATGATTAATTCAAGTAATTTTTCGTCACAGCCCATTTTCCTTAGCTCCGCTAATGGAAGATTGATAAATAATTTATCACCAGATTTTTTCAACTTTGCAGTGCTTTCATAAAAATAATTCTTATTTTGGTATAGAATCCCCTTAATGTAATCTAGAATCCCAGAATCATATTCGTATAATTTCATATTTTCAAGCTCATTTATTACTTTCTCTGCTTTATTAAATTCCTTATTATTAGTATAGTAATATGCTACCTCAATCTTATCAGGGATATTATCAGTGTCGAAGTCAAGCCATTTATTATCCTTGTTCCATACGTTACTTAAAAAGCAAAGAGCTAATCGCAGCTTATATTTATGATGTTCATTATCACGCGCAAATTCCAATCCTTTAAGATACTGCTCTTTGGCTTTAGAGTAGCTTTCAAAAATTAATGTGTTCCCATATGTTAAATGCCCAAATACTTTTAGGCGATTTATATTTGAATTTTGAATAACTTGTTCTGAATAATACCTAGATTTTTCAATTTCATTATCATTCAAATAAATATTTGCATTTAATAATGAAATTCTATTCATATAGCAATCTTTCACAAAGCCTTCGGGTAAGTCGTTGAAATTGAGAAGTGACAATGTGCTTTTCATCAATCCAAACTCGCCTACCTTCAAATACTCATACATCAGCATAGCATTTGAGAAAAACAACATTTCATCTGTTTTGCACTTTCCGGTTGCTCTTATTGCATCAGTTAAACTTATCTTACTTTCGCTCAATCTTCTATGTATACTGTATGTATTGCCCCATTCTTGACTTGCTAGGTTTTTTGAACTAGATAGCCTCGACACTATCTTGTCTGTTAACGTATCCCATTGATTAATATCTGAGTATTCAACAGATTGTCTGGCACATTTTTTGTTGGGATCCAGTGATAAGAAGTAATCACTTAGAAGCTGCTCCTCATTATCAGGAAACAAGCTTTTAACAATATTAATTAAACCGCCTAAGTTGTCCATTTCTTTCTCTGGGGTGTTGATGAATTTGTAAAAGCCGTTAACCTTTTCGTACCCTGCTATTTTTGAGAGTTTCGCTGCGAGCTGGTTGTCTTTTTCACATTCATTCTTAATCATCTGCTTTAGATTCATTGGTTACTCCACCCCTTCCCAACTAATGTTCCCTTGTTTATAATATACATTAGAGTTGTCAGAATTACAAGTATTTATTTTATTTTTATTCTAATTCTTTTTTGAAGGATCCGTATCTGTTTAAAATTCGTATTTTATTTAAAAGGGGAGCATCTCCCCCGGCTTTTATTTATCCAGAATTTTTTTCGCGTGTGAAAAATTTTGGTTTAAATTCCTGTTTTCTTTCATACTATTTAAAATAATTTCTTCATCCAGCCCTATTTTTTTTAGGATCAAAAATGTTAATAGACCATTCATTCTTAAGGAAGCGTAATATTTCTCAACTGCTTGATGGAAAACCTTAGTTTTGTTTGTTAAGTCATAGTGAGTAAGATAGTTTCTAGTCTCAACAAGACCAAAAATAAAACTGTCTCTATTTTTACTATTACCCGAAAGGAAGTTTTTTGTATCTGTTGATTGTTGATTAAATAACTCCTTTAGTCGCTTCATTAGATTAACTTCATTTATATGCTTTAACTTATTTAAGAAAAACGACTTATTGTCGTCTGAAACATTAGAATCAATAAACTCTCTTACTTTCTCAGTTTCAAATATTAGTTCTTGGTTAAATTCTGAACTGGAGCAATATCTTCTGTGAAATATCTCTAAACACTGAATATTTTTAATGAATTTGGTTTCCACAAACTCTTTCTGATCTTTACTATTCATAAATAAACTAACTATTGTGCTCAGCTTTTCTCTTTCTTGAAACCAGTTATTTAACAATGTTTCATAATTTGTTCTAACCTTATTGTAATCAAACAAGAAATTTGCATTCTTCTGTCTAAGGACTTCTCTGTGATGTTGAAAGTATTTATATTTCAATTGTCTTTTGTTTTCTTTCACGTTTAATGTAATATTTATATCGTAGTTAATGTTGTTCATAAGAAGGTTTACGAGTCTAACCTGATGATTCACATTCTCATGAAACCAATTCAAATCTTTCCTTTCTGATGGGATTATTTTGAATCCACTAACATGCTCCATAGATATACACTGTCCAGATTTCTGATTCTTAATCTTTACCTCACTAGTTTCTTGTACTATAAAATCTTTGACCGTAACCCTGTTTATATTTATTCTGTCATAATGTATTTCATGTTTTTTACCCTTAGAGTCAAACACTTGTGTGAAGGCATTCAAACCCATCCATTCTGTTAAATTACCAGTTGAAAACTCGGCGGAGTCAAATTTTTCTGGGAATACCTTAGTGTAATCTCCTACTAAAAAACTCCTAATTTCATAAACTGAAGTGGGTATTCCAGGTGATCTGAAGTTTGAATTTCCTGCTGCAAGAACATCTAGCTTATACAATTCGCCATCTACTGATATTCCATTGATAACTTTTGGGGTGTCACCAATATCAATAAAGTCATTAACTAATGCACCCATTATCTCTAATGTAATTTCTTCTGGTTTATATATTAATGTACCTGGAACTTGGTTTTCTTTATCTTTATCAATCCACCAATACCCTTGTACAGTAAAAACATCAAAAATATCCTTATTTACTATGTTTTTCATAAAAACTCCTTTTTGTCATCAATGGTTTTATTAAAACTAATCAAAGGGGTGCTTTTTTCTTTAAATCACTCACTTAAGTCGTAAACAAAACTCCAATTGTTTCTCTCTTTCAATTAATTGATTATTTCATGACCTCACTCTTTTATTTAAAGCCGTTTCCATTCAACATACTCAAATCGCTGCTGATAAAGGTCTTCTAGGATCGCGGCCCATTCAACCCAACCGTCAGCAACAATGCTTTTCTTCTCTCCATCCTCAATCCATTCAATCCAGTACACCTGTACACTCCTCACCTAGTAATAACTTCAATTTGTCTTATGGCAGAAGTGACTTTAAACTCTGTATGTAGCTCGTTTGAGATCACTAAAGCTTCTGACATTGTAGTGAACTTAGAAGCGCCATGAAGCCCCATAGATGCTATATAACCACTGCCATCTAATTTAAATGACTTGAAGTAATCATCATTTTCAAATTGAATAACAAAAAAGTTATCGATAACCGGCATATCTAATCCCTCTTCAGCAGACCAACAATTTTTATTCCAACAGGCAGCAATCCACTTAAAACGTAAAACACCATGATGTTTATTTTACTCTTAAAAAACAACTCTGCCATGTTTTGTTGCATTCCTGGTGAACATGAATCAATCAGTTCCTGTTTAAATTCCTCATCGTAAACTTGGTCAACGAATAAGGCTTTAAATCCCGTCAGGAAGCCGACACCAAGCCAGAGTATTAAGAAATATGAAAATCCAATCAAAATAAAACCCTCCTCATATACATCGTCTGGTATTATAGTAGTGTTAAATACTTTGTGTAGGTGAAATTTAATGGAAGAGAAAGATTTTGAGACTAACGGGTACGATGTAACAATTGTATATGATTATAAGGAGTATCCCGATGTTAAATATGGTCGCTGTGACAACTGTGATTACGCTTTATTCAAGAGTTCAGTGAAAAGTGGTGTATTTTTGCGCGAGTGTCGTAGGTGTGGTATGAAGAAGAGCATTTAGTTTGATGCTCTTTTTTATTTCACTGGAATCATGTAGCTTACATATACTTCAATTCCGTCTTCAGTTTTATATTCCGCAATTTTGTCTGGATCCGATTCAATCTTTTCAATAAGCCGCTTTGCACTTTTATTGCCCTTTTCACTATTTGCAGCAACAATCCAAGACCAATAATTCCATTCAGTTATGCAGGGCTTAATCTTTTCTGGTATTTCATGACCTATTGTGTAAACCTTTATCATGTATACTCCCCTCCAAAATACTTCTTTGTTCTTAATACATACGCCTCTCCAAAAAAAGTCTGTAACGTGTTAAGGTTAATCAAATTGCTTAAGGATGTGTTTTCATGTTAAAGGCTTCAAAAATTTTCATTTCTTTTATGGCATTACTACTAGCCGTGTATTCCCTGTTTAATCAAAGTGGAATCCTGTTGATTTCTCTTCAGGTATTAGTTGCAGTTCTTTTTATCATAGTCGGGTTGGAATTGCTTTCAAAGAAACAAAAGAGCTATGGATATATCTTCTTTGGAACATCTGCCCTTATACTTGCCGTGAACATTATTAAATTCATGATTTAAACCTCAGATGATAGTGCCTTTATGTATCTCAATCTCTTGTTGAATACATAGTCTTCAAGCCTATTTCAACTTATAAGTTATTCTTATCTCATTATTTAATCCAATTCGCCGGTGGAACGCTCAATACTCGATATTGTTCATCTAAATAAGCATGTTTCCTCTCCCAATCACTTTTCTTCCATGCTTCTTGATTTGTGTATGATGGATATATAGGTTTTGGATATTCACCGTTCACCCATCCCTCTTCAATATGATTTAGCTTGGCTTCGTTGACTTTATCATCGTATTTGTACCATACAGTTATCATTTTAGCTGCCATAAGTCATCCTCTCCTTTTAAAATCGCAGTTTTATCATTTTACTATTCTTAAAAACAATGATCCCGACCAGGAAAATTTCAACATGCTCAAATCATGCTCTATATTAATGATGTAAGATCGCAACCTCATTCTAATATCATCTGTTTTCATTTCTGACGAATTGTATTTTCTTGTTAACTCAACTATATTCTTTAACAATTCTCTGTGCTCTTTTTTATAATCAACCCCTTTATTTTGAGCAATTTTTTCAAGGAATTGCAAATATTCAGAAGGAATTGTCTGATTATAAGTAATGTAGTTTTCAATTTTATATAGGGATGTTTTTATTGAAACTAAGGCATCTTCAATTAATGAATCGTAAATTTTTAAAGAAAAAAACAAAATCAATTGATAAGCAGTGTAAGAAAAAATCATATCTCTCGTAGAAGAAAAGACAGTTCCATCGGCTACATATCCTAAAATTTTCATTACAATTAAAGAACCCAAGTATGCTTCAAATAAATATATTAAAATATTAACAATTAGACGTAATACAAAGAAAGGATATTTGTTCTTGATGTAAAGGCAAAATAACAAAAGTGCCAATATTATAAATATCTTGTTACTAATGATTCCTATTAATAATTGCAATCAATCACTTCCATTTTTATATTTGGATGAAAGACTGGTTTCATTACAACTTAATCAATCCTTGAGAACAGCTCGTTCAGTACTCTGTCAGGATCAATACCATTACTATCTAGATTTTCACTTAGCTGCCCCAATAATAGGGCAATCTCATCTCGATTAAACTTAAATTCTTCCTTGTCTAAGTCTAGTAACAGTTCTAATGACTTCACAACTTTAACAATTTGGACTGGTGAAAGATTTAGTTCGACTTCCTGTTTCCTGTCGATTGTAACTGGAACAGATAATAAAGAAGAAGGGACTTTTAAGCTTCTGCTTCCGAAAAGAATTCTAACCATTTGGCCGGTCAATTCGTAATACTGGCCTTCTAGTTTTCCTTGAGAACCTTTTTTTCTTATCAAGGCAGCTTTATCTGATGACCCATTATAATAATTATCATGCAGCAAAACTTCAGTACCGGCAGTCAAGCTTTGTTTTTCTTCTTCAGAAAGTTCGCTTATTTTAACCCATTCTTTATCACTAGCCAATTAAAACCCACCTTAATTATATTTTTCAATGATTCTTGAAGCAGCGTCATTAAAAGCTGTTTCTGGGCACTTAGAATTAAAAATATTTAATAGCTTTTCTTCAGTGAATTCCCTTTTCATATCCGCAATCATTTGGTTTTCACAGTCATAAGAATTAAAACTTAAATGGGCTAAATCACTGAGCGAAGATGATTCTCCTTCTGGGAGTTGAATTTCATTTTGGCGGGGATTATACATATAAAAACCACCAATATATTTAAAGCTTTTAGATATCTCCATTTTATGAATTGTCGAGTCGTCTAAATTTAACTCTGATATGAACTTATACATTATGTACTCTCCTTCATTTATTAAGATGAAAGAATGATTTTAACTTAATTGCTTTACTCGTTTAAGTATCCTTTTTCCGTTTCAGATATTATTCCGCCCCACTCAGATGACCAAAGTGTAAATGTTTTGCTGTTTGTTAGTTTAACGAAAATCGGGTAGGAATCAACGGGCTCTATTCTTGCCTTTTGTCCCAACATCTCTGAGTAGACTTCTTCAAAATCTTGCTTACTTGACCAGGAAGGCTTTTTTATGTATGCATATTCCACCACATCACCTAAAATATCCTTCATTTCTCTAGTTAGAATAATTGTGTCATTGATTAGTTGCATATTGCACCTCTATCTAGGTTAAAGATTTTTTATTCATTAACACCATTTTCATATTCAAGGTTGTATGTTGCTATTTCGTGTACTCCTATATCCCCTGCAAAGTTTCCATCCTCATATTCCTGTTGCAAATAAACCGCTTTATCTTTTTCGAAGATTTCTCTTGCTTCAACTAATTCAGTTACAGCTTGTGACCCCATTCGATCTGTTACAGTAAAAACTAAGCACCGTTTTAACTCGGTACCGTCTTTAAGGACTACGTCTGCTATGACGTACCCATTTGGCTTTAATTCGCCAATTTCATTGCGTCTTTTATCAATTGCCTCTTGAAGAACCACAGAAACAGTATTGTTATCGGACTTACTTAAAGCCATTTCTAATTCTTCAATTTCTTCAAGTAACACTTGAATTTCCTCTCTCATTTTATCTCTCCCTTTGTTGTAAAGTGCAATTTTATGCTGTTCCTCAAAGTGTCTCGCAATTATTCCACTTTCAACAAGATTGCTTTTTGATTTCTAAACTCTGTCAATTCAATATTTTTTTGAAGACCCTGATCCAATAAGAAGTGATACATTTTTTCTGTTTGATTATCCTTTTTTTCGTTGGGCATTCCCCGGAAAGCCATATTACCGCATGTATAATAGAGGCAGTAACCGTCGTCAAACATCTTCTCAAAAGTGAAACCCGCTGAAATATTGCTTAGTCCTTTTACTCTGCTTTTAGAGCTCTCAGATTTTTTAAAGTTGCCTTTTAATAAAATTCGCTGAACTTTTGCTTTTAAAGAAGTTGGCAACATTTCTTTTCCTCTTTTCCCTATGAAAGTACGATTTTATAAAAAAAGCCTGCAATTATCCTTCATGTATACATTGCAGGCTACAATTCCCACTTAGTTCTGCCCTAGTTTTGCTTTACTCTTTCAACGAATCTTGATGCTAACTCCCTGTATATTACTTCACTAATCATATGTAGTTGAGTGATATTCGTATTAAAAGTATCATGTAAATTTCTAACCTTTCCCTGCTCTAGGACACCTGATTCCCGCCACTGTTTTAATTCATTAAAGCAATCTGCTAGAAAGGTATCCGTTTGCTCTTTTAAATGTTGTTCTAAATTATTCAATCTCTCCACTCTCTTTTCCATTGTTTTTTAATGTTTCCTTAACTTGTAACTTTAATATACCATGATCACTTAAAGTGATCAATATCTTTTTAATCTTTTTTGTAAATCAACAGCTCATGCAACTCAATGTCTAAATATGTACAGACTTTATCCAACAGATCCCTTGGGTACCGCTCCATTTCGTCATGATACAGCTTTCTAACTGTGTTAAAACCATGGTCAATATCATTGGACAGCTTTCGAATACTGATATTCCTTTCGTCTAATATTGGCTTTAAATTTGATTTAATCAATATTACTACCTCGCATTCATTATGTATGATCACTTTAAATTATCATTATATCCATAAAAAAGGTCAAGGATATACCTTGACTATGTATTAAGCTTACCAATCAAATGAATCTTCATGTTCAAATCCATAAATACCTTTAATCCACACATCTCCGCATCCTGGATTCTTTGTAATCTCTAACACATGATTACGATTTGCATCTCCCTCTACTCGATCTGCAGCAGTATAGTCGGCATAGTTCCCTACAAACTGCTTTTCACTACGTGGGAATACCCAGCCAGCAAGAGTTATCCTACTGATTTTCATATTTAGAGTACACCCCTCAGCATTGCTAATTGTGAATTTGTAGAAGAGCCAAGTGCGATAATAGTTCCGATCAAAATAATCTGCCATTGAAAAACTCTCTGAATCCTCACTCATGTGAAAATTCACGTTTTTGTAGTCTAATGTAAGCTTCGCCTCAGCACTTGGTGTGTTAAAACTCAATATAAAACCAATGCAAATCACAACCAAAAAGATTAGCTTTTTCATTTCCTCTCCCCCTTTTCCAAAATTATACTATATTTGAAATAAAGGTGAAAGAACAGGCAGAAGCTTCTCGATTTTCCTATATTCTCTATGATATAGCTAGATATACACGTATCTATGAATATCTACATGTATTTATAAGTATTTATACCTCCCTATATCACACAAATACACCTTATTGAGAACAAAAATATTTATTTTAGTTCATTTTTAAGAACAATTCTTCCATTTTTATGATATAATCATCACTGCTTATAGGCAACCTTACTGCTTATTCGCCATATGGTATAGGAAAGAGGTTCTTTTAATGAACGTAAAACATTCTAACTGTTTCTTTGTTATCAGGCTGTTTGCTGCTCTTTGTGTGTTGATTGGTCATGCTACAAGAGATCTAAATATTTCTGTCTTTGGTTATACCCCAGAGAGCAAAGCAATATTTCACACCGGCATATCAATCTTCTTTTTTCTAAGTGCATTTTTTCTTTTCACTTCCTATGAAAGATCTAAGCTTAAAGGGAATAATGTAACTGATTTTTATTGGAGCAGAATCATCAGAATCGCACCCGCTATATACACCTATGCTATCGTCTCCACCATCCTGTTAATTGTTCTGGGAGCTCTTTCATTAACAGTATTCACTACTAAAGAGTACTGGATATGGCTTCTGAGCAATCTTGTGCTATACCCTCAATACTTCCCTGACATATTCCATCACATTGGCACAGGTCGCCTTAACGATTCACTTTGGACAATTCCTGTTCAGATTAGCTTTTACCTGGTGTTACCCGCAATTTATTGGTTTTATAAACGTTTCGGATTCCAAAAAATGATTCTTTTCTCTTTTGCTGTTTCCGCTTTCAGTGTGTTGGTTTCTTTTATAACATTGAAGCACTCGCCTGACAGTTTGATCGGTAACCTGTACTTACATTCTTTCCTGCCACAGATGTTTTATTTCACTTTGGGCATCTTCTGGGCAAAGGCATGGAGAAAGTCACCGCCGCAGCATATTGTTTTATTTTTATCTTCGGTAATTTTATTTTTACTCATTAAGGCAGACCCCATGCATCTTAGTTCAATAAACAGCACATTATGGAGCTTTTTATGGTTCGTACCTCTGAGCTATGCACTCGTCTGGTTTGGTTACAATGGGCCGAAGATATTGTGGCAGCTGAACCGGTTAGACGATATCAGTATGGGAATTTTTATATGGCACATGGTGATCATCAACATCTTCTTATACACTGGAATTAATAAAACATTGTCTGATTACCCGCTGATCATAGCCCTAATTGCTGTTACTGCTGCATCCGCATTTCTTTCGTACAGAATAGTGGAAAAACCCGCTCTTAAATTACGTAATATCAAGAAAAACAAACCGGTTAAAACAAGGATTGCGAGCTAACTGCAAGGGCTGTTCTTATGTAGGCAGCCCGAATCCTGTTTAGCATGAAATGGTGTTTTTATTTAAAATAGGCTTTGGAATACTAACGTTTCATCCAATAACTTTGATATTTTCGCTTTCACATGATGGACAGTCTTCATCAAAGTCATCGCCATTCCATTTATACCCGCATTCTTCACACTTGATTAGCAGCTCATCCATTTTATCTCCCCTTTTCATTCTGTTTCGTAAACAATAGATGACTTTTCATTTTCTTTTACCGTCTGTGCCACAACAAAGCCTGTATTATTAAAAATTTCTCTATAATCTTTAGGATTATGAATGACATAATGCTTAAACCCAAGTTTGTTTGCTCTCTCATTTGCAAGATTGATTGCAAAATCTTTGCTATATCCCATTACAACCCTTTTTTCATTTCTTGTAATTGATTGTATACTTGCTCTAATTCATCATCGTATAGCTGAAACTCTTTAACATCTTCTTCTGACTGTTTCACCTTAAAATCAATAGTAATCTCTCCATTGGGATCAGGGTTGTTTATCTTATAAGAAACTTCCGCTCCATCATCGTAGTCAAATTTAATCCATCTCTTCATGTTAATCACCTTTCTTTAAATACATGTTTTATTTCTTTATTTAATCTTAGCTTCTATTTGTACAAACTCTCCCAGTGGCTCAGCACATGCTACTTCGTACATGCAGTCGTCATATGTATTGAGTAGAACTTGTGTTTCCTCTGTTATTTCCCCTTTGTCTATCAACTCTTGCAATGAATCAATCAATTGTTTAACCTTCATGGCTATTGTATTTCCCCTCTCTTTAGCTACTCAGTTGGCCTAATTAATCGTTCAATCCCTTTTACATAATCAAAAAAGTCGTCTTGATCGTCAAGAATGTCGAACATGTCATGTTCGCCTGTAAAAAGCCATTGTGGATTCTCACCATTTGTTTGAATCTCCATAATAAAGGTGGTATCGCCTTCTACAATATCTTCATCTTCTTCGATCTCATAATGATACTCAATCAATTTTTTTAAAGCTTGACTATCTTTTATTTCTTTTGAATAAAATGTTAACCCCTGATCTTCGTACTCTTTTAATTTAAAGCCATTATCCAGTAAAAATTGAAGGACGTTTTCATTTAAAGTTGTCATAATTATTCCATCTCCCATTCAAGAATTTAAAAATACTAACAACCTCCTGCATAAGCAGGAACGCTCAGGGCTTAATGCGGTTTATTCTCCCCCTGAGGAGCTAGATAACACGGGCAAGTCTTTCACGGTATAATTCGGCTGTAACTCGACTATCTTCTATATCAAACAAAATCGTTCTCTTATCTTTTCCCATTGCTTCTGCTAGAGTCTCTATTTCATTTTGAGAAAAACTATTTAAAGTGTCCTGTCTATTCTTTGTTATATACTCTGAAACTTCTATTAGGGTCCCTTCGAACATCACTTCGCCGAATTTAGATACTGTACAAATATTTTGGTTTCTTTTAAAGATTGTGTATCCGTTAATCTCTTCTTTTTGATTGTTGCTGATTTCTTTAATTTGATGAACTAATGTTTTCATTTCTCGTTCCCTCATTTCAATTTTTTCTATACTTTTATTATATATTGACTACTTTAAATAGTCAAATGTTTTTTGGCAGGTATTTGCTTATTTGGAATGTCATGAAACCGCTGTTTGTTTTATTCAATCTTTTTTTATATCCATCGGTGCACCTGGATACACCCCACACCAATAGCAAATTTCCTTAACTTTTCTAGATTCTTCTTCATTGACTCCGATTACATATAAAAAGTTTTGCTTTATTTCCAACATCGAATAGTGAGTAGCACTATTATCAAAATCACGGTGTCCAGCAGTCTTGTTAATTGGCTTTACTTTGTCATCAACTTTTAAATTCATTGAGCTCTCTCACCTCTTCGCTTTAGTATTGGCTAACAAGCCCCTGTGAAATATTGTTTTATTCCGATTTCAATGCATTCACAAGCTTTTCTTTACAATCATCACATACATTTACAATACTTCTTGCATACGGCACGTATACGCTGTATACGCCCTTTATTCTTCTGTGTCCACATCCATCGCAATAATCGTTTTCTTCTGATTTATAGACATTGATTTTCTCTCTATCCAAACTACACACGCCCGTCCTATCTGATTTTATGATATTTAAAGATGTTGTCGATACTATGTAAGACCGAACAATCTAAGTCTTTCATATCCTTAGCCTGACCAGTTCTTGAAATTGTTCCAATCTCAATATTTCTCGTTATCTTTTGTCACTGCGTACCCTCCGTTATTTGGCATGTATCTCATACTGATTAATGCATCGAAAGTTGTATTGATAACTGCCGTCACACTGTTTGTATTGTATGACCTATACGGCATGTTCCCATGTTCATTTATCGAAAATTCGTACATTTTAATGTCCTTATCGAATGCTAGTTTGAAATTTTTGAATCTGTCGTCGACCTCTAACGCTTCGAGTATATCTCCAACTAGATTCTTATCACTCTGTATATGGTCTATACGGCATCTATAATTTCCGTCAAAATCAAATAGACTTACAGTCGATCTATTTCCTTTTCCTGTGTACGGATGCAATTTCAATAAATCAGTTATGATCACTTTAACTTTTCCGTCTTTTCTATCCCATAAATCGATTGTTCCTTCTTTCATCACAGCACCCTCCTATATGTTTAAAATTGTTGTTTTAATCATATTGAACATTTTGATTATCATCTAACCAAAATCTTTCATTTCCCGTATTATATTGTTTGCACAAATTGTTATATTCTCTTTTACTTACATAGATTCGGACATCCATACGAAGTTCATTCCAAGGATTTTTAATAGCCCAATCCATCGGGTCAACACTATTCAAAATTGGGTTCCCAAAATAGCTTTTGCCCTTCTTAAAACCTTGTAGTAGTTCGTGCAACTCATGAACTTCACATCCGCAAAGATCAGCTATATGTCCTGCTGTTCTTGGATGAAAATGTCCAACTATGGAAGCCGTTTTATTACTAACAACACATTTAAAATCATCTCTATAAAGGTCTGTTCCATAACCATAAATATTGCAGTATTGCCCGTTATAACTATTCTCTGAAAGTAAAGAAACATTGAGAATATTTCCGTTAGATTCAGGTTTCTCCCAATCTCCGTTTAGTGTTCTCGCTTCTTCTTTGTCTTTATTAACAATGAATTTTCTATAGATCATAGATTTAAGAAGATTAGGTAAATTCCCTTTAATAGCCTGAGCAAACCATTGCTTAACTTCAGCTTTTCTTTCGTAATACTCTTGAGTCAGCTTCTCACTTATTACCTGCGCTTGATTATAACGAGCTAAATAAAGACGCTCCTTTTCTAATTCTTGCTTACTGCCAAAAGTAGATGCATTCATTTTTTTAAGCGAAAGAGATAGTCCCTCAGTTCGATTATCTTCATTTGATAAAAGCGGCACAGAGTCTTTATTATCAACAACATCAAAAGTGTGTTCAGGCACATCGTATCGCTCAATCATCCAATCATTGCTACCAGTTGGTTCAAATTCGAAAACATTTTTTAAATTTTCGGTCTGCATAGTTTGTCCAGTTATTTTAGGTAAGTTCAGATGGGTATATGAAGAAACTGCAATTTCATTTTTCTGCGCTTCTTCTAAGAGAAAATCTGTTTCCTTTATCATAAGTGGCGTATAGGAAAGCTCTGATGATTTATAGTCTTCTTCAAAAAACTTTTTCTTTATTAAATCAAACATCATGATAAGCCATACAATTTCATCATCATCTAAGTCTTTAATAGGTTTTATTGAAGTTCCTTCATATTGTGTAACAAGTCTGTTTTCGGACGAAATATATGCTCGATGGTTGTCTCCAAACTCAATATCAAGTATCGAATATGGAAAGTGGTATTCCACAATTCTTTCATAGAAAGCCCTTCCTTTTGATCTTGTTCTCGATAGCTGTGAGCGAAGTGGATGACGTTGTTTTTCACGATCTGTAAGTATTGAAAGTGTACCTCCATTTCTTACAGCGAATACAAAATAAGAATCGCCTAAGTCTTGCATGTTCTGTATCATTGCAACTACGATTCCCGAATCAACTGTCATCATCCACTTCAATAAGGTGTTAATATCCTTAAAAACAAAAATATCCTTATATATCCGTGGTTTTTTTGAAGTTGCTGTCCCCTGTGTGAATTGCACAATTTCTAGCTCATTTATTGCGTTATATGCGCTATAGCGTAACTCTGCTAGACTATCTTCGTCACCTATCATTGATTTATATACCCTCTGATCAATTCCATAGTGTGAAAGACTTTCTAATAGGCGCCGTTTGAACTCCTCTTTGATAGTTGTTACTTCATCAGAGTTAAGCAGGCTTTTGAATTCTTCCAGTTTGGATAATAAAGTATTAAAGATAGAATAATTCTCCAATATCTCATTCAAGGATAATTTTCTCTCTTTGGTGAAATCCTTTAAATAAGTGTTCATCAACATCAGAGTAGTTACATAGCTTAGGTCATATTTTAAGGATCTCTCCAAGACTTTATTAGCACTTTGGATATTCATGTCTCTTAAAGTAACTTCAGTTTTATTAGGGCTTATTCCTGTTATATCAATCCATAGCTGAAACGCTTTTTCAATATTCATTAAATCTCTCCCTTCTGTTTAGAATATGCATTTTATTTTGTTTATATTTTATTTTCACTCTAAAAATTACGCAGTCAAGCCTTTATGATGTGAGCATGAGAAGCTTCGATGTATCCAGGATATAATAAGAAGCGTTGTTTACCGTAGCACTGTAAGATTGCTCACCCTCAAAATCATTGATTACGTCTTTTTCTTCTGCCGTCATATCCTGATATTTTACCTTGCCATATGAAGGAGGAAGCCAATTTTTCTTTTGGCTGCCAAAGATATTAAATTTCTTTAGAATTTCCATATCTTTAAACTCGATGTGACATGTTCCTTTTTTATAGAAAGTTACATAAAAGTACTTTAATTCTATTTTTTTCGTTTCGCCGTAATGCTCAGCTAGCTTTAAAGTTTCATCTATGTTTATGTCTTCTGTTAACCCATTGTCAAGGTAATTGAAAACTTTTTCGATATCTTTCAACTTTTCTAAGACCTTGTAGTCTGTTGGGTTATACCGACCATCTAACCAGCTATACACATTCAATGGGATAATTATTTTTTTGTTAATTTTGTATGATTTATTTGTTTTCCATCCATTATATAAGTGCACATTTTTTGATGATTCATCATAGTAATGCTTGTGGCTAAATTCTTCAAAAAGATTAAGTATTGTATCTTCTACGCCCTGTGTCATCTCTTTGCTCATCTGAATTCTCAATGTATAGATATTGAACAAAGAAAAGTCATAATCTTTTAATTCCTCAACGTGCTGCAAGTACTTTTGTTTCAGGTTGCTTGTAAAGAGACCCATAAACTGATCATTGTTAAATAACGTATTCCAATACTTCGCCCTAATTTGTTTTATATATGTATTCTCTATGTCAATTTCTTCGGTATTCTTATCAATTTGCAGCTTCAATATCGGAGCACTGTCATCATTGAAACTATGCAGCATTAATGGTTTTAAACTGTTGTATTCATTGATTAACTTTAAACCCGCTTTAATTTCATAATTGAATTGTTCTACAATCCCTTTTATAAAGTCTGCATTCACCAACTGTGTTGCTTTATAATCGGCACTAATTTTATGGGACTCATCTTTTTTCAATTCTTCTATTAGAACACTGTCATATTCTTGTTTTTCAATGCTTATATAAATTAGAGCTGTTTCAACTTCTGTGCTTCGCTCCGAACCCTGGAAACCGTTTTGAATGTATTCGACTTCTGCATTTATTTCCTCTAGCTTACGTATAAGAAATTTCCTGTCATTTGAATACGGATTTTTTAATGTTTCGGCATTTAGTAAGCAAACAATTTGGCCGGATCTTTGTTGCTTTTCAATTAATTCAATCGCCTTTAATAAATGTTTAACACCGCTACTAAAAGGTGGATTCATAAAAATCAAATCATACTTCTTGTAAGTGCTAAGCGTCAGAAAATCATCTGCAATCACTCTGTAATCTTTGCCTTTAAGTATGTGTCGTAAGTTTTCATCTTGTTCAATTGTATCAATGTCATATTTCGAATTCCTTCTATAGTTGCTGGTGTTTTTAAATTGATTGTGAATAGCTTCTACTAAATTCCCTTTGCCTGCTGAGGGCTCCAGAACGGAGTTAATGTACTTCCATTCTACTTTAGATGTCATTTTTCGGATTAACTGTGGTGGTGTCGGATAAAAATCCGGATTATCTTTAAACATTTTGAGCTCCCCTTTTTAGGGAATGAGATGTTTTCCCATCCCCTCATTAGTTTATAGATTAGGCTTATATGTGTTAATTATTGGTTTGAAGCTTTTTTTATTTAAATAACCTAAAACCTCATCGAATTGTCTTTTGTCGCAAGAGTGGTACTTACTGTGAATTATTTTCATTCCATCTGGTTTAACCTCTACATTATTCAATACTGTTTCGGGCAGCGAGTGCCACCCTTTGAACATCAATAATTCTGAATAGAAGTGACAACAATATAATTTTCTTTTATTTTCAGGCCGGTATGTCAACTTGACTGCATTATCATATTGGGCATATTTAGTTGGCCGGTAACTGTCATACGTTATTCTTTCAGTAATTAAAGATCCAAGATCAGATATGTAAAACAGAGTATATTTTTCACCTTTTTCAAGATCAGCATTTTTAAATTGTTCTTGAATGCTGTCAACTTCATGGTGAATTCTGTATAAAGCAATTTTTAATTTTTCTGTATCTGCTTGTTGGATAACATTTTTACTTAAATTTAAATTATTCAATTTCAATTTTTCTTTGAGTGAAGTTTTATATTTGTCCCAGTCTTCATTGTTCCAGGTTGCAAATATATTTAATTCTTCAATGACTGAGCTAGAAAGATCCTCTATTTTTCTCGCTTGATATTTTAACTCCTGCAATTCTTCTTCTTTTAACGCTTGCTTATGAGAAATTGACTTTTCAATTTTTGCATTGCCTACTAAACCAACGTATCTTGCATAAGAATAACCTTGAGCGTCTACAATAAATTGCAATTTCCCGCCGTAGTACACTCCTACGCCATATAAATTCCATCTGACTGTGTTCTTTTCTAGATCGTCCATATTGTAATAATCAATCATTGAGTTGATTCTGTTGTCTTCCGTAAAGCTGCCCCCTGTTTCCGCAAGAAAATCAAAATCATTTAAAAGCAAGTTAGAAAAGTTGTTTAAAGCTTCTTCAGTATTGAAATGTACTTCTTTTGTAATTTTCACATTTTCAAGTCTGTAGTCACCTTTAGCAACCTCGTCTTTGTATTGATCAAGTGTTTGATTTTTGTTTAAGTTGGCAAACTGTGCATCAATAACAAAATACTCTTGATCTTCATTCAGTTGTTTTACTACAATGCTGCTATAGATATTTTCGGCTTGTTTCTTTTCTTCTTGCCGTCTCTTATATTCAGCATTTTTGATTTCTTGTTCTTTTAAATATTCCTGCAGTTCTTTTTCTTTTCTCGCTTTCTCGACTTCTTTGAATTCTTCCATCTTTGAATCAAACAGAGTCATATCTTCTTTAATTTCTTCTGTTTGTTCTGTCACTGTATATTCCCAATCTAATGAAACATGACCATAAAAGTTGTAGCTACCTGCGTAATCAGTGTATGGATCTGCTGGGCTGTAGCAATGGCGATAATTGTTTAAAAGACTGTTGCAATAATCATAAATCGCAGTCAAATAAGCTGACCCTTTTTCATAAGGACTTGATTTAATTTTGATGTTAATAGTGCTATGTAAATAGCTTCCCCCAGTAGTAACAGAGAATTTGCATTGTGGGAAACGTTGTCTCAAATGCTTTCTTATTTCCTTTGCCATTTCTTTCACTTCTTGTTCCTTATTTACTTCTAACTCATTCCATTGTGTTGCATCCCACAGACTCATTTTTACACCCTTAGCTTTCTTTTTGGTTTTTGTGATTGTTTTAGATGATGAGATTTCTTGTTTAGTAACACCATTAGCGACCTGCATTGATTTTTCTGTCCGCTTGCTCCACCAACATTTTTTGAATCCAGAGTATCGAAAACCGTTTGATTTAAGATGAGTTAAAACCTCTTGTTCTGGTTTACTATCAAAATAAAGTTCAATTCCGTTTAACTCTTCGTTAATTCTTAAAACAGCTGTCATTTTCAATCTCTCCATCCTTTATAATCATTTTATTTTTACTCTAAATGTATGTAATCCTTTGACTTGATTTAATTTTAACATGATCACTTTAAATATTCAATAGTTATTTTATTTTTATTCTAAAAAGAGAAAAACATATTATCGAGGTTCAGCTTGCTGAAACGAGACGGCCGTAAAGGCACTTTCTTTACGGACGAATTTATTATTTTTTATTTAATTATTTTTATGGTTCTCCTTAAGACTTAGGCTCTAAAACCCTTGATATGACTGGCTTATTTTTTAAGTTTAAGAGGTTTGTCCTCTTTATCAGGTATCGAGCCAGTTTGTGAGCAGCTTCCTCATTCTCAAAGAAGGTATGTACAAAGTTATTTCTTCTCCATCCCTAATAGCAGACCTCCATACCCATTGCACTAACTCAGACAATGCAAATGCGTCCTGGTCTATTGTAATACTGTACTTTTCTTTAAAATAATTATACAGAACAGTATTCGTATATCTGTTTATTGTATATGCTAAGTGTTTCTTATGCTTAAACTCGTTTGTAGCACGTGCATTACATGAAACAAAGCCTTTTGTATACCCATTGCCCTTTATTCTGTTCTTATGGTCTGAATAAGTCGTCCACATAGCTTCATCACTTGACGACTTAACAATATTATTAAAGTAATTGAATACATTGTTCTTCACCTTTTTGATTGTGTAAGGTGATTTATTTTTATACCAATTAGAAGACAGTGAAAACTCCAGTTGTCCTATTGTGTTTAGATTACCTTCATATATTTTTATTTTGTTTCTTAACTCTTTCTTAAAGCTCCTTTCATAATCAGTACTGTGATCAATGAACCTATACTGCCCATCCATGTAAGCTGAAATGTACTTTTGATACTTAATGTTGTTCAGATCGTAGTAATACTTTTGTATTTGAGCATCAAACATATATGTAAGTATGTAAACCTCCTTGAATAACTGGAATACGTCGGCAGGAAAGTTCCAAATCAATATATTGTCTTTGAAATACATTAGGTTGTTATTTAACGCCATATCTCGAATATCATCGTATCGTGTTTCATAGTCTTTTTTTTCTTCATTCCATTTGACAAAACCGTCTTCAACATAAATCAAATTGGAATCAAACAGTGTTGTTAGATCATGTTTCTTCACCTGTAATTGTTCCACTACTTCCATGACTTCATCTAATATCAGTGTGTAATTGCCTGCAAGTATAAGTTCTTTTGTCTCGTCGTTTGCGTTTTTAAAAAGGTTATGAGTTGCCACAATGTTTTTATTCTGTGATAAGAGTTCGTGAAAGGATTCAAACTTATATTGTGTTTTATCACCTTTCTTCTTTACTTTAGGTTCGAAAAATTGTTTGGACTTTATGCTTTTCTTTATGCGCTCAACTTCATTTAAATAAGGTGTGATGAATATAAAGGTTTCTTCTTTACTGGCAGAATTCATTTTGTTAATCGCTGCAGATGTTTTACCGCTCCCCATAACCGAATCAACTATTTTAATTTTATTCATAAATATACAGACTTCCCCCTTAAATATTATATATCCATTGTGAAAGCAGCTTTTCCATTCTCATCGAAGGAATGAACACTGTTAAAGGCTTATTGATATTGCCACAGTTTATTATCCATTTTAAAATCAAAGATAAAGCGTATGTATCTTCATCTAGAGATGACAACTCGTTATATTTCGCAATCAAAAACGAGTTTGGGAAACAATTGGCTGCAAAGCACAGATAACTTTTCTTTTCCTTTAGCTCTTGACCATTGAGAGGTACAAATCTTTTCTTGTTTCCTTTGAATTCTAATTGTCTCGCATATTGTGTGAATGTTGTCCAGCAACGCTCTTGACTAGTTGATTTTGTTTGATTATAAAAATAATTATTCATATTCAATTTTAATTGTTGCACAGCACCACCAGAGTTTTTATTGAACCAAGTTTTACTGTAGTCATATCTATTATTTCCGCTATGAAGCAACTTACCTTTTTTCTCGTGGATTATTAAGTTTTTCTTTAAGAGATGCAGAGTTCTCTCTGAAAGGTTTTTACAATAAAACACATCTTCTACGAAACTAGAAGGAGCTGAAATGCTCCGCATTGTAGTGGAGCTTAGAACATTATACAGACCGTCTGTGTCCTCTCCATCTAGCCACATTTGCTCTATTTTTAATAAATCCTTTTTCTTTTCTACATGCTCCAATATTTCGAATGTGAAATCATTTAAGCTATGTTTATCCCAATCTTTCTGAAGGATATGAGAATGGTGAACCCCATAATGTAGATCATTTATATGTTGTTCCCAACGTTTGAATACATTTATGCTACTTCCTATATATTTTTTTCCGTTATGCTTATTTGTTATCTGATATATTCCTTTCATTTTACCTCCTTATAATTTCTTTTTAAAAAGGAACGATAAACAATATACCGCTCCTTCTTACGTCTTAAATTCAATTGTTAGTTCTCTCTTCAAGATCATTAAAGTGTCCTTCCAGCCTAGAAAATGAATCATTATTGCACTGTTGATCACTTTTTATTTTGGCAACATAGATGCAATTTCTTCAGGTTCATTTGTGTCAATCCATTTTTCTGTCCCGCTCACCACTAATAAGCACCATTAATTGTGATGTCAGTTAGATTTGTTTACCTTCTTTTGGCGTATACAAAGTAAGCGATCCATAACAAAATGACAATGATACACGTTACTATGAAGATAGCCATAATAAGCGACTGTATTCCGCTGCTGAAATAATCTTTGATGAACAGGAACAATAAGAATAAAACAACAAATGTAATGTTCGTAAACCACAATGAGCATCGCTTCATGTTTACAAAGTGCTTGTCCATGTTATAATATGGGTAGTGACTAAAGGGGAATTAATCCCCTTTAGCGTGTTATCTGCGTATACGTTTGCGTTGTCTCTTGCTACGGAGGCGCTTGCGTGTACGCTTTTTATTTTTGCTTTTCTTATTCTTCATCAGGTTTTGAATCTTCTCAGCTATCGTTAAACAGTTGATGATTAAAACCGTGATAGGAATAAGGAAAGCAATTGCTATACCCACTTTCTCAAGCACTATGTACACCTCCTTTCCTATAACTCTATTATAGCACACTTTCCCTACAAAGTCATTTTATTTTTACTCTAAATATGGATTTTTTAAATTATTTTGGACTATTATTTATGGGTGTTTATAGACTATATAAGGCGTGTATGTGGATTGGATACCAATGATATTATAATCAATTTAAAATTGATTCTAGGTGTATTAGAATGCTTCTGATGATGTTATGGTTAGTGTGTTATGGGATGGGTATATGATGATGTGTGGTGAAGGAATTGGATGGAGATGATTAGGCAAGATGAGGATATGTAATGGTGGATGTAACGAGATGAAGGAATATGATTAGAGTGAATATAAAATAGGTGTGTGGATTAGATGAAAAATTATATAGGATAGATAACACTTCGATTCATTCCCTTTCGTTACACACACGATTTATTTTAATGAATGGGTATTCACTTTTAAATTGAATGCTTAATTATTTTTTCAAAAATAAATATTGTTTTTCATTTGGAATTGTGTTAGTTGTGCAAATTTATCAGCCAAATCATAAAAACCCTACATAACGTATCTTATATAGGGAATTAAATACCAATATATAGGGGGTATATTAACATCTAAAGGCCAAAAAACAGGAACAAATGTACCCCTAGCACTTCCATTTCCTCACCCAACTTATTTTTTCACTTTCCCATTTTTCAGCCTGTTTTCGCATCGTAATCTCAATCGTAAAAGCCTATAATATTAATGTTTTTTCACCCCTCATTCTCCCCTTTTTCATCAGATTTTTAACTCAACAACCACTTTTCCTCTCTCCTGTCTACGTTTTACGATCACAAAACACCTATTATCCCCTTTGACAGCTCTAAAACAATGCTATATCAACTAAATAACCCTTTCCGACCTTCATTTACGATAAGCACTTTTTCAGCTCACGATCACCGAGGGGGGTCATAAAAAATCAAAATAAAAAAGCCGCCATAATAGGCAGCCTCCCTTTAAAATTAACGCTTTAGTTTCTTCAGTGCCTCCATATACGAGGTCTTTTTCGATTCTCCGTTCTCTGGTTTCCTCGGTTTGAATAAATCTTCTCTACGTCGATTCTTAGCTTTATAAACAGTTGTTTCTTTAATCTCAGTGTTCCCATTTTCAATTAAATCATCTAACTGCTTCATCCGCTCATTGATCCAGGTTAATCCACTAAGAATCGTTATCGCCCTATTCCCCTTATCATAATGTCCTTTAAATAAGTCTAAGGGCATCTTGTTATCAAAGACATTAAACAGCTCATTATACGAAATATGCTCTGTTAAGAATTCATGAACATCCAGAATAACTCCAGCTCTCATTACATTTGTAAACTCAACTGGAGTGAATATCGAATTGTTCCATGATTTTTGTATATCTTCATGCAGCTTATCAAAATACTTGCCCTCATTTGTAAATTCGGTGAGGTCTGTTTGAGCAATAGTCATGATTCCTGGGGTATCAAAAAGCTGATTTAAATCCTTCCTGTCTAAAGTGCTGATTTTTGACCCTCTTTCTGTGTAATTGAGTAAGACTTCAATTAAATCAAGGAACATCTTGTTTGTTTCCTTGTAAAGCCCGCTCTCTGAAATCTTTCCATCATATTTACTCAAAACCATTTGATTATCCAAAGGTAAAACACATGTATCTGGCATAGATAAGTCATCAAGTAGCTCCAGTGAATTCATCTGGTTAACCAATACTTCATTGTTGTCAGGAAGGATTGGTACAGCAACTATTGTTTTATGGGTAAGACATTCGTTTAACAATTCTAATAATATAGGAGCTACCCCTGAACCGGTTCCACCAGCTGCAGAGAAAACAACAAAAATAACTTGTACTGAAGGTTTTTCCATTGTGTTCTTTATAAACTCAATAGAGGACTCCCAGTTATTTTTCATATGTTTCGCTGCTACGCTTCTGTCTTTACCTACTCCTTCGGTTCCGACCAGATGAAGCTTATCTTGAATATTGATCAATGAATTAAGGTCTGAAAGTGAATAATTTATTGCGACAGAATGAAATCCTCTCTTCATCGCTTCATCTGCTACACTTCCACCGGCCTGACCAATTCCAATAAAGCCAAACATTAAACCCTCTCCCCTTCTAATTGATATCTCAAAGCTTCTTGTCCATATTGAGTAATTAAAACTGTATGCTCTTTACTGTTTTTAACTATATTAATAAACTGCAAGGCCTCTAAACGATCTATGCTCTTTCTAAAGGTAGCATCAGTTAACTGAGTTTTAGCTTGAATGGTTTTCTTCCTAATTGATTTAAACTTTAAATCAGCCCCTTCATCGCTCAATAAGCCTAGAATATACAAATCATTTCGAGTTAAGTTGTCAATTACTGAATCAAAATAAGTATCCATGTGACCCCTCCTTAATATCTTGTGATCTTGAAGTATCTTGGTTGATCTACGATTATTATATTGTTTATTTGTATTTAAATGCAAATATTTTTGTATCTTAATGCAAATAATCACACTCTGCTTGTATGTAAACCAGTCATTTTATAAAATTTATTCAAACAGCAAAAGGATGATTTAAATGGAATATAGGGTTAAAAGTAAGTTGGATTCATTTCTAAGCAGCAAAGGTATCGAAAAAGGCTGGTTAGCAGAGCAAATAAAAGCTGAAAGAGCAAGTATATCTAGATGGTGTAAAAATGACAGCGAGGGATTTGCAACCGTCCTCCCTAGTACATACAATCTTTTATTAATGGCACATATTCTAAATTGTAAAGTTGACGATCTTTTTGAATTAATCGAAATTAAATCCAATTAACTTTGGATTTTTATGTTTACAAGAGTAAAAATAAAATATATAATAAAGACACAACCACATGAAGTGGTCTTTATTTTAAACATTTTAAGAGTAAAAATAAAATAGTATGGAGGTGTAAGATGAAAAAGCAGTATTTATTTAGTCATTTAATGGGGTTTATTGAGGGAAAAGTAGTCGATGGGACAGCAACACCCGAAGAAGAATACCTTTATCAGGATTACAAATGGTACGGAAAGATTAATAAGCAAAGCTTTACATATCGAAGTTTAGTAAATCAATATCTTAATAGCGATTATTAAGTGCTTTCAGAGTAAAAATAAAATAAGTGGAGGGGATTGATTGAAAAGAAAAAAAGACGGATTGTCTAAGCAAGTTCACATATACAGCGTGGACACATCAGCATTTTATAATGACAAAGAAAATTCATTACATAATAAGATTTTGAAGTCTTATAGATACAGAGATTATCTTAAGACATTAGACAATGTAAATAATAAACATAAGAAATACATATCACAAAGAATTACATACCTTAAAGAATGCCTCTATTCCGCATTCGAAGAACATAATAACATAAGAACACTTCGAACTGACAGCTTAAGGGATAATAAAGTGATTTCTTTATTTGATTCAGTGTTGACCCGAACGTTAGGGATTAAAGAAAACAGCCTTTCAGAGGAAATCATGGTTGTCCAGACTTATCATTTTGAAGTATTGAAGGACATTATAGATCAAGGATTCTTACATAACAATGAAAAATACGTTTATTTCACGAGCAGCGCCGGTCAAATTCGTACAAAGAAGTCATGTTTCATTAAAAAAAGCACCTACGATAAGTATCAGGATGCTTTGACATGCGGCTTAAGTATTGAAAAGATAAACTCCCTTGGTGGTAGTAGCATTAATAAATGGAATAGTTATATGGCCTTATCTAACAGCGCCAGTAGCCCTTGGGAGATTGATATTGATAAAGCCATTGTAGTCAACGACTTAGAAACTGATGTGTCGAGTCTCGTTGACTACATTGATCGAGACACCTACAAGATCACACGAAAAACAATGAACATTCCCATTGAGCATACAGATGGCTGCGGAATGATACTTCCCACTCTTAGTCGTAAAAGCTTCATGGTAAGGCTCCCGTGGGTAAAGGGTTTATTAGTCCCTTTTGATTTTCGTAAATTTGCTGAGGAAAACAAAGCTTTTAAAGTAAATGATATATACGGCAAGGAATGGGACGTAGTGAAAGATGATGTTCAAATTATCTTCACTAAAAGCCAGTTTAAAATGTGGAAGTATTATTCATCGTGGGAAGAATATCAAGGCAATTATAAAAAATATGGATGCTTAGGGGCAAAACTCAACGAAGAAGACCCTTCTATTGAAGGTAAACTCACTTATCAAATGCTCCAGACACTTACAGATATCTCAGATGAAGAATTAATTCAAATGAGCTCAAAGACTGTAAAAGAGATTACCACATTGGGAACTGACAAGGAAACCATGTTAAGAGTTCTTGGAGCTACGGAGAAAAAGAAACATCGGACAGCTCTTCAGGACGCTTTACTTCTATATCCAGAACTTCTTAACGATGATCACACGAAAGAAATTATTAAAAATAAAAAGAAAAGCATGATTAAAGATGCCAAATCAGGAAAATTGCTTGTTGATGGTGCTCGTTATACATACTTATGCCCTGATCTGTATGCTTTTTGCGAAAAATTATTTCTGAACATCCAGAATCCAAAAGGGCTTCTCTCAGGAAGTGATGTTCATTGTTCTTTATATGGTGAAGGGTATATTGATATCCTCCGCTCCCCTCACTTATACAGAGAGCATGGTGTTAGGTGGAACAAAAAAGCTGAGGAATATGAAAAGTGGTTCATTACTCCAGGTGTTTACACCAGTATTCATGATCCCATATCTAAACTGCTGCAATTCGACAATGACGGGGATAAGGCTTTAATTATCTCTGATGAGTTAATCGTCAATATTGCCAAGCGTAATATGGAGAACATCGCTCCGTTGTATTATGAAATGTCTGTAGCCCAGAAACAAGAGATTAATAGCAGGAACATATATGAAGCACTTACTCTTGCTTATGGGATCAATATCGGGGAATACAGCAACAACATCACTAAGATATGGAACAGTGACAATATAAATCTGGACGTAATCAAATGGTTATGCATGGAAAATAACTTTACTATCGATTAAATTTATAGTCGCGTCGCATAGCGATATGCGGATGAAAAGTCAGTGAACCTAGAAATCTAGGGTGTACATTCAGCGAAAAGTAGCGATAGGAAATGATCGTCAATGAGTGTGCTAACAGGGGAATTCTAATTAATACATTTTACATTTTTGAACAATGATATTTAAAACAAGGGGGTGACAAAGTGAAGTTTATAAATGAGGATGAGCATAAATATTTGAGCGGGATATATAAGATTGAGCAGATAAGCACCGGCTTAATATATGTGGGGAAAACTAAGATGAAATTTATTAAGCGTTACTGGCATCACACTTGGAAGCTGAAAAACAATTCGCACTGTAATCGACATTTGCAGAATACCTGGAATAAATATGGAGAAAACGATTTCCAATTTCATGTATTGCAAACAGTTGATCCAAACTCAGATATGAACGAATTAGAAACTCACTACATAAACGAACTAGGTGCCTATTTAAATGGCTTTAACATGACCACCGGCGGAGAGGGCAAGAGTAATTGTAAGATGTCTGACTCCACCAAAAGAATTATTGGGGAAAAGAATAGGATTAATAACACCGGAAGAAAGCTTAGTGATGAGACTAAAGCCAAAATGAGTAAAGCGAGAATTGGCAGAAAGCTCTCTCCGCAGCATAAGGAAAAGCTTTTACAATCTAGAATGAATAAAAGGCATTCGCCAGAATCTAGATTAAAGATGCGTCAGTCTCATTTAGGGTCAAAAAATAAATCCTCAAAAATAAATGAAACGAAAGCATACGAGATAAAAGTTCGATTGATTAATGGAGAAAAGATGTTCGAAGTATCAAAGTCAATGTGTGTTTCCTACCCCATCGTTAAATCAATATTAGAGTGTAAAGTATGGAATCATATTCATGTTACTGGGTGGGACGACTTTATTCTTAAATACAAAAGCAAGAAGAAAAGCACTCTTACTTCAAAAGAAGTATTTTGCATAAGAGAACTTCTTAAAAAAGGGTTATCAGCACCCCATGTTGCAAAAATGTGTAACATAAAACCCAATGTTGTCTATGGAATTAAACAAGGAAGAACCTATAAAAATGTAAAATGAATGTAGAATGTATTATATGAAAACCCTGTGCCAAGCGTTTACATCATGCTGGGAAGCACTTGTAAATGAAGGTGCAACGACCATCCTTTATGGAGTAATAATAAGGTGAAATTCCTTATTATGAAGCGCTGACCATCTGTCTAGCACAGATGATGATATGGTCTATTCCCTAATAAAATATCGGGAAACCGAGGGTATCAAAGTTCGCAAAAACCTTATTCATGCCCACCCGTCCTGATCATGTTGATGAAAAAATTAAAGATTACATAAAAAATAAAGTGCCCCACTTCTTTATCAATGCGAAGGATAAAGAAGAACATAGCGTTGAAAAACTGAATTTGAGTACAGTTAACAGGTTAGAAAAAGTTATTCCTTCTGAAAGAATTAATTTTAAATCTGTAGCAGGTTGCTTTGATTACCGTACATTATTGAATAATAAGAATGCTAGATTAGATCAAGCAATAATTAAAGAATATACCAGGCTAGATCGCAACAAAAAGTGGTTAATGAACAGTGATGAAGGAGTTAAACAGGGGCAAAAGCTTTATGTCTATAAGATCATTAAAGATCGTTTAATGGAAATACACTGCAATGAGAAATACATAGTTGATGTTTTAGTCAAACACCTTTATATGAAGAAAAGCAAGTTTAAAACAACATTATGGGAATGCTTTGGTGAAACAATTTTATCTAATATTAGAAGGAATGTTTACAACGAAATTGTATGCATCGAGTGTAGAAAGATAGTTAAAAATCCTAAGCAAAGACAAATAAGGTGTGAAACGTGCCAAAAAAAACATAAACAGTACTTGGATAGACTGAGAAAAAAGAGAAATTCCGCTTGAGTTTGCACTCTTATTTATTCCAACGCTCTTGTTTCTCTTGTGCCACAAGCGTTTGGAGCATTAATCTTTTAAAAAAGATAATCGCCATAAGGGAGAAAGAAAGCTAATTTCCACATATAAGGGTGAGTACGTCTCCCATTTTTCAAAAGAAGCACAAACGTTACCGTAATTATACTTTAACACAAAAATAAGCAAAATCACTAGGAGGAATTAAAACATGAACAAAACAGAATTTGTTGGAGAAGTTGCAGAAAAATTAGGAGTTACTAAGAAAGAAGCTACGCCTAAAGTAGAAGCAGTATTTAATGTAATCGTTGAAACACTTACAAAAGGTGAATCAATCAAGATTCCTGGAGTTGGAACATTTGAGGTTCGTGAACGTGCAGCTCGTAAAGGGAGAAATCCAAAATCGGGTGAGGAAATTGATATTCCAGCTACAAAGGCACCTGCATTCAAGGCTGCTAAAGCTCTAAAAGACGCAGTGAAAGCTTAATATATAAAGTGAAGGACTGGTATCTCTCCCCTCTTTAACCTATGAATGTGGTGGCGGAATAGGTAGACGCGGATAAGCCCGTTACGCAAACAAAGGGAGCAGGGTGTACACCCAAACAACAAAGTTTGTATGCGAGGTGCAAATCCTCGCCCGCATTCATCTCCTGGTTAATTAGAGTTCTTTTATTGATGGCATGGGGGTGTCGTCAATAATAAGCTGTTTACTGATATGTGGGATATCAGTTCTCCGCTAATATTCATTTGTTTGAGGACTTGGAATGCCAGGATTTCGGATAAGTGGATATTAGCGGGGTATTGCCCCATCGTGGATGAAGCTTTTTCTAAACATGTCTATTCTCTCTTTCATACGAACAAAAGCATTAAATTCGACTTTACAGCTACAACTGGTCATTGTAGTTAGTCGGATAATGGTCATTTATGAGGGTTCGAGGTTAACTCGAATCTCTGTATCTAAAAGAGACAGGTAAATGGCTATTATCGGGCTAAATATGCCGATAAGACTTAACGCATTATTGCAAATTGCGACTGAATCCCATCAGGGTCTTATTATGGGAGGCATATAGCCTGAATATTAATTGCGGTGCACTGCTTCGGCTTGCACTTAGGTAAGGCAGATGCGTCTCCCTTCCCTTTAAATAATGCCCTTGTAAGCTTTGATGCTTATTATGCGGTCATCAAAAATTTTTCCGGGTTAGCGAGTCTTCTATGCTCGTAAAATAAGTGAGATGGTTTTTGGGCGATTGATCACCGCTCCCATTTCACAGAAAAGGATTATTTTCGGTCTTGCCTTTTCAATTTCACTTCATCTCCTTCAATGTTCTGAATGGAGGCTTATTCCCATGCACATACCTCCTTACACGGGTCAGAGAAAACTGTGCAAAATAAATGGCGAGCGTTTGAGACGCTTTGTTTCTCAATAAGGCGTGTAACCCGACAAGAGCATTAAAAATGCCATTGAGAAGGCTTATTAGGGTCTTTCCTTCTCAAATTATTTTTCCCTTGGCTCTCAGACTCTGCTGAGCAGTTGGCAAGCAACATAAAAACTTGATATATAAGATGTTGGCAATAGGAACTTTAAACACGTCCCATAAAGTGTGTATTATTTGTTGTCATAGCTCATCTGCCAGGTGTAGAAGGAGAATCCGGTTTTCGCACAGCGATTACCGGTTTTTATGCTCATGTACCATGATGTACAAGGAGTTCCTGAAGACGTCATTATGACGTCTTTTGTTATTTTCGGCTTACTTATAGTTTGTCGACTACAAAGGTTTCAGTCGCTGAACCCGTAATCAGCGTATTCCCTGTCTAACCGAAGGCTTGCGTCCCAACGTGAGCTACTTACGTAGGTGAAACGGGGTTAGAATGTAATCAGAACAAGGTCATCTAAATCGTTAGAAGGTCTTTTTGTGCTTGCATTTTACTTTACCGATCAGCCGGAATGTGCTTCCGAGCCTTCCGGTACGCAAGTAATCAATAATCTCCTTCGGGCGTTTCCCCAACGCCTATCCGACTTATCTTTTCATCTCCTTTATATCCCCTTTTCGGACGTTACCGATGCTTCGGATCATCGGGCTTCCGAAGGAGCTTATTGAACGTAAATAAAACACATATTGGAGGAATTTAATTTGGCTAAGAAAGTTCATACAGTAAATTTAAAAGGTAACTATACTTACATTGATGGGATTATTGAAGAAGAAACAAAAACAGACATCGAGCGTTATGATCTGAATTCAATTTTAAAATCATTTGATGGTCGGAAAGTGAAAATTTCTATTACCGAAGAAGACGAACTTCCACAAATCAATGAGTAGGCGGTGACTGAATGACAGCTATTTTAGATACTGTTTTACAGCGAGAAAAAGACGAATCGTTCACTGATTATCATATTAGGCTTTTCAAGAACAAAGACACTTATCACATTGACACAAAAACAATTGCTGCACTATTAAATAAAGATCAGGGAACCAACTATGATGAAAGCAAATGGCGTAAAGACTTTAAACAATTTGAGCGCTGGCACGATTACTTTATCTCAAAGAATATGAACAAAGAAGTTCAACAAAAACATGAAGAAATTCGCATTGAATCCGAAAAACAAACAATCAAAGCACGAGATCAAAAAAGAGAATATCGGAAATTCATTGCCAATCAAGCACGGTTTGAACAAATTAAAGATGATGTCGTACAAGCTATTGCATCTCTAGAGTCAAAAAGACCCCTTCGCTTTACTTTCCCATCACCTGCTATTGATGAAAAACATGGACTCGCGCTATTCAGTGATTGGCACTTCGGAATGGAAATCGACAACCGTATTAATAAATTCAATAAAGAAATTTTTAATGAGCGTGTGGAACATCTCACCAACAAAGTGATTGAGTACGGTAAACAGAATCATATATCCACACTACATGTAGCAAATCTCGGCGATCTAATCGGAGGGCTTATTCATGTGTCTACAAGAGTTCAAGCTAATGAAGATGCTGTAGAACAAATTAAATATGTATCAGAAACGCTTGCTGAGGTTTTAGCGATGTTGGCAAGTGAGTTTCAAGAGGTTAAGTTCTACAACGTGGCAGGAAATCACGGTCGTCTCTCCCCTTCTAAGAATGATGTGGGGATCAAAGAAAACTTTGAATACCTCATTAATTGGTATCTTGAAGCCAGATTGAAGAATATAAAGAACATCTCAATTGAACCTGAGCAAGACGGATTCATCCCCGCTAAAATCAACAATCAGGAAGTCGTGTTTGTGCACGGCCACTACGATCGTGTTGATCAGTGTGTAACACGATTACCTCAATTACTTGGCTACATCCCTTCTTACATATTCGGCGGTCATATTCATCACAATTATGAAAAAGAGTACGGCAGCACAACAGTTGTAGTAAATGGAGCGCTTGTCGGTGCGGATGATTATGCTATGCAAGGTCGGTTTGGCACAAAACCTTCTCAAAAATTTATGGTTTTTGATGATGCAGGTATTGAGGCTACATACATAATTCGCTTTTAAAATAAAAAGTTAAAGGAATGATCCTATGTCTGCCAATGAATTTATTGAAATATTAGTAGAACAGTGGGACAACCTGTCCCCTGAAAGCAAGAGCACTCTAGTAAATTTGATTGTTAATTGATATAAAACTTTAATTTTATACAGATGAGGATGATGAGGAATGAAAATGACGAATGAAGACTTTAAATATTTAAACAGGCATTTTGAACAGCTTATTAAATTAAGAGAATCTGGCTATAAATGTGATTTTGAGATTAGAACTGTCTTAGATAAATTGCATGAAAAAATGGGTCTTGCGCAAAAAGCAACTATCGGAACATGTTCAATGCCTGGAATTAGTATAAAAGAACCGTCCGTTACTACTTCACAAGGAGTAGTTAATTATTCACCAGCATTTGGGTCATCTAAAGGTGGTACCACCTTAAACAGTCAGAAAGATAAACCTAAGCTATTGATTCTTGGTGAGCCCAGTTTGCTTTTTGAATTTTTCAAAGCATATATTGTACCTGAATCAACTGTTGTAAGATGCAATGCAAGTCGAGATCAAGCTCAGATAATTGCAGAGGAAATTGAGATAACTTTTTTGAAGAAGACGACCTCTACTAGGGGAATGAGATATGATTATAAATTATCTATGTAATTAAAACACATTTTAAGAGCGCCCAGTGATGATTGAAGTCTCCCCTACTTCTCTTTTGCTGGGCGTTTTATAAAACGTGTTTTTTAAAATTATATTGGAGGTGTATGAATGCCTAGAAAAGCTAAAGAAAAGGAAAAATTGATCTGTGCTGCTTGTCAAAAAGAAAAGGACAAAGAGTCAGGGTTCTATAATTCACGAAGCAGTCTGTATGAGAAGACTGGAAAAGTCCCTATTTGTAAGACTTGCTTGAAGAAAAACATTGATTACAACAATATTGAATCAATATATACAGTCTTACAACAGATTGATGTTAAATTTGATCCGTTGTATTGGGAACAAGCTGAAAAGAGAAAAACAGATACATTTAGCGCTTATATGACAATGGCTAATTCCTTGAAGCAATTTAACGGTACTGGTTATAAAGACAGTGTTTTTGAAAGACAACCAGAGAATCCACTTATAGAGGAATCTACGCCTACAAACAATTCTGGTGTTAGCCAACCTGAAATTTCAGATGACCTGATTGATAAATGGGGAATTGGTTACACACCCGATGAGTACCGTCAGTTTGAAAGAAAATACAATAAACTCATTCGAAATTACGGCGAAAAAACCACACTTCATACTGAAGGCTTGCTTTCATATATTCGTTTTCGTGTAAAAGAGGAGCTAGCAACTGCTAAAGGTGATGTAAAAGAAGCTAAAGAATGGGGTTCATTAGCTTCAAAGGCAGCTACAGATGCAAAAATTAATGTATCTCAGTTAAGTAAGAGCGATATCAGTGGTGGAGTCGATGTACTTTCTCAATTATTTGAAGCCGTTGAAACAGAATTGGGCATTATCCCCCTTCTCCCTCGTTTAGCAGCCCAACCATATGATGACGCTGATCTAATCATTTGGGCGATTATAAATTATTACAGAAGGCTCGAAGATAAGGAAAAAGTCGATTACAAAGACATTTACCACTTTTATGATGAAATGCTTGAAGAGGACTTCAAATCAAAAGGATTGTCGCCTGAAGAAATTGATAAACTAAAGAGTGCTCGCAACAATGTTTTCAGAGACTTGGAGAATGTGTACAAAGAACCTCTTTATGACACAGGTGATGAAGATTAATGGCTAGTTATAAAAACTTCACCTCGAAAAACAAGAAGCACACAAAAGACAGAACAGATATTTACGACGCAGCTTTTGAAACCCCTCTGAATCCCGATGACAATTCAAACCTCATTGGCAAGAATATCTCCAAGTGGGCTGAGTTCACCTCATTTATTCGTTTTTATCCAGACATTTTTTACGATATGTTGAAACCCGAAGTCGGCGGAATTGAGCTGGATTTATACCAAAGAGTTATGATGAGAACACTCAGTCGCTTCCCACAGAACTACTTCTGTATTCCACGTGGCGGATCAAAAACGCTTACCCAGATCATGGTTGCTTACCATACAGCTATTTGCTTCCCTAATGTAACATTAGCCATTACCGCTTCCACAAAGGAATCGGCGGTAAAAATATGGAAAGAAAAGCACGAGGAAATTTTAAGGTTTTACCCTTCCATTAAAGATGAAATCAAGAGTGAAAACTTTTCAAAAGACAGTGGGCGAGTTGAATTTCAAAACGGGGCGATCATCGATAACCTGGCAAACGCCCAATCCTCTAAGGGTTTACGTAGAAGACGTGGCTCCTTAGAGGAATCTGCCTTGATTGATAAAGATTTATACGATGATGCTATCGAGCCGATTTTTAACATCCCTCGTACAACCATGACTGGCGAAATTGATCCCGCTGAATTAAATGGTCAGATTAACCGATTCTCTACATCTGGATACAAAAACTCAGATGAGTACGAAAAAATCCTTACGATGGTTAAGGAAACTGGTGATCTTAAAGGATCCTTTGTATTCGGATCAGATTGGCGCATTCCTATTCACTTTGGCCGTCAAAAAATGTCTGTTATTAATAAAGCAAGACAAGGGAATGTAACTCGATTCCGTCAGAACTATCTTTGTGATTGGATTGGCGCAAGTGACGGTGCTTTAATTAATATCAGTAAATTGATCAAAGCTAGGACAATTACCCACCCCGAACTTTCTTGTCCTAGAGATAAAAATAAGAACTTCTTGCTACATGAATATGTAATCGGGGTTGACGTAGCCCGCTCTGCAGCTGAATCAAACAATAAAACAGCTATCGTCGTTTTGAAGATTATCAGAAACAGCAACAACCTCATTAGACAAGTTCAAGTAGTCAATATCATAGAGCCGCCAAACGGATTGAGTTTTAAAGAACAATCAATCATGGTAAAAAGAGTTTTCAAAAACTATGGAGGAAATCAAGATACTTCCCTCTCGAGAGTTAAAGCTGTTATTGTCGATGGAAACGGAGTCGGTGGCGGTTTAATCGACCGGTTATTAGAGGATGTTACGGATCCGGAGACCAATGAAGAACTTGGATGCTGGGCTACAATAAACACTGATCAAAAGCCAGATGTCCCAAATTCGCCGGAAATCGTTTACAACCTAAAATCCCAAGGTATTAACCAAGACATTATTACTCAATTCCTGGATTATGTAGAGTCCGGAAAATTGAAGTTGCTAAAGTCCTATGATGACATCAAGAACCAAAAAAGCATATCTGATGATGTAATGATTGAAGCAGCATGTATTCAAACTCAATTATTCATTGACGAAGTTGCAAACCTCAGAATTAAAAAGACACAGAATTCTTTCACTGTTGAGCAAGTTGTAAAAAGAATTGATAAGGATAGGTACAGTGCAATTGCTTATGCGCTGTATTACATAGCTTTATTTTTAGAAAAGGAAGAATCCGATGATGAGTATTCATTTGGATTCTTTTTTAATTAGAAAATGAGGAGGTGAATAATGACTACACCTGAACCACAGTCATCATATGAATTTAATACAAATTTAGCGCCGCTTGATTCGTTGTTCTTTAATGATTTATTTAACGGCATTTCTTACGACAAAGTTAAATCATGGCTGAAAGACCACAACGTTTACAATAAACAGATTAGGGATGCCTCTAAATTGCTTTATAACGCAAATGGTGTGTATAGAAACGTTATTGACTACATGGTAGCCCTCCCTACTTTAGACAGAGTTATTTTGGGAGCAAGTAAAGTAGCTGATTTCAAATTGAACAAACAAAAGTTCAATCTGGCTTTAAGGAAAATCAGCGACAAAAGTGTTGTCAGGGATGCATTAGGAAAACTCAGCAAATATGGCACTGGTTTTTATTATTTTGATTCTGTAGCCAATGATTCTTTTCCCACCACTCTAAGTGACAATGAGATCGGATCAATAAGTGAATCAAATGCTATTGATGACTTTAATTGTTCCGTCCTCCCCCTTCCCCTCGATTATTGCAAAATTATCGGCAGGAAAAATTCCTCTTATCAGTTAGCCTTTGATGTCTCCTATTTTGACAAGTTCACAAGTAACGGGAGATCGCTCAAGCTTAGGCGATGGCCAGAAGAAATCAGACAAGGCTATAGGGCTTATAAGAAAGACCAAAATCGAAAATGGTTAGTTCTTGATAACAATAAGACTATTGCTGTTAAAGGAAGTAGCGACATTGAAGATCAATGGGGACGCCCAATCGGTTTATCCGCATTTATTGATATGGTTTATGATGAATACTTTGTTGACACTAAACGAAACATTTTAGATGAGCTCAACAGCACTTTAATTTATCAGACTTTCCCTGAAGGTGATCAAAAAGGCAAATCAGCCTTATCTCAAAAGCAACAGGAGCAGCAACATGAGAATATAAAAAAAGCGTTAGTTGCTAAAGGAAGCGTTAAAGGTGTTAAGTTCTTCTCTTTGGCCTCTGGAACAAAATTAGACAAGTTGGAAACTAATGTAGATTTCTTGAAGGTTAAAGGTGAAGACGAGCTCATTAAACGAATCACTACAAATTTAGGATTTGCTGGATCTGCTCTCAATGGTCAAGACGGTAACTACTCTTCTCAACAAACCAATATCGAGATGGTTTCTTCCCAAATATTCTCCTGGTTAGAACAAATTCAAAGTGAGTTTAACAAGGTGATAAACGCCAATATCATCAAAGATCCTCGCTCTTATATTGAGGTTTACTACCTCCCTCTTACACACGTTAACAGGAAAGAAAAAGTCCAAAACATGAAAGACCTTTATACAAGTGGTCGAGGTAGCCTTATTGCTTGGATAGCCGCTACTGGATGGAATCCTGATGCTTACTTATCCCTAATGGAATATGAAAAAGACGAAGGTTTTGATGAAAAATTCCCTGTTCATGCGACCTCTTTCACAATGAGTAAGAATAACGATAAGTCAGCTGGCGCGCCTGAGATCGATAATCCCAAAAATGAAAACACGATTAAATCGAAGACAAATAACAGTAACGGAACGCCTTCTGGCTCTTGAGAGGAGGTGATTAATATTTGAAAAGCACGATTTTAGAAATTAATAATCAGAAAAAAACCAGTGGTCAAACATACATCAAGTGGGTCGTTCTTGAAATTCATGAAAACAATACTCAGTTTAACAAGAACGGTATTACCTGGCTGGAGAAATACATAAACGCTAACCTTGAATCAATCAAGTTAATGCCAATTTGCGCAGAATTCTTGGATGATGAAAACAGTGAGCCATTCGGACACGGTTTAACAGAAGTCAAGGACGGCACCCCTCTCTTTGAAAACAGCGCAGTGGTTGGTACGACTACTAATGCTTACATTGACACTATAGATGTTAATGGCGAGCCAAAAAGAGTGTTAATAGCTGAAGGCTTCCTATACAACCAGCGCTATCCTAAATTTGTTCAATGGTTAAAATCAAAAATGTTTGATGGTGATTTCCCTGAGACCTCGGTTGAAATAGCAGCTGTAGAAGGCTCAGATGCAATTGAATATGAAGGTGGCTGGAAAGAGCAAGGGCGTATACCTATGAAGTTTGACTTTACAGGTGATGCAATTTTAGGTATCGATCCTGCAGACGACGCTGCCATTTTACTTGAATTAAACAGTAACAAAAAGGAGGATAATTTAATGCCAAAATCTCAAGAAGAAGTAGTCCTTGAGTTAAACAACAAACTTGATAATAAGAATAAAGAAATTGGAGAGTTAAATCAAAAAGTTGAGAAACTCACTGAGGATTTAAAGCAAAAAACTGAAGAACTGAATGCCGCTGTTAAAGCTGCAAAGGATGAAAAAGCTAAGGCTGATGCAAAAGAAAAAGAAGCGCAAAAAGCTAAGGATGAAAAAGCCAAGGCAGATGAAGAGCTTAATTCTTTAAAGGAATTCAAAAACAAGGCGGTAGCCGAAAAGATGCAAGGAGAGCTTAACCAAGCTTTAAAGGAATATTCTCCTGAAGAAAAGGATGTCGCAAAAGAGAAAATTGAAATGTTCTCTAAGTCCCCTTCTGTCGAGCTTAAAAACGAAATTATTTCTGAAATCAACTCAGCAATCGCTCGATCCTTCATCGCTGAACGCTCAAAGAAGCAAGCCTCTGAGACTAATAGCACAAATTTCGATATTTATTCAGAAGTTCGTGATTCTGGGCAACAAAGTTCAGTGACTATTGATGATCTTTATTAAGATAAAATAACACTTTTATAAAATTTAGGAGGAATACTCAATGTTCAAATTCGGAACAATTGGTGCTTATAAACAAGTACGAAATAATCCACGCTGCAAGGCTAGTGTCGATTTAGTCCCTGGTCTAGTCGTAATTCCTAACGATTCTTCTGGTAACGCATTCCCTCCAGGTGCATCTTCAACTGCAAAAGGAGATGTGTATGTGGTTGGAAACATTATTGATAAACCTGAAATTCGCAATAAAGAAGACTTCAAAGTTCTAAAAGGTGAATATGTCCTTGCATTTAATTTAGCAGACTTAAAAGGACTGCCAATTGAACTCAGCTCAGACGTGGTAGTTGATTATGATGCGCTTGTTAAAGATGACGTATTGGTTCCTGCTGCGGACAAAACAGGTAAATGGGTTAAAGCTGGCGATGACGTTGCGGAGTTTAAAGTATCTCTAAAAGTCTTAGAGAAAAATACATTTGGCGGAAAAGGTTTGTACCTAACAGTACAGGCTTAATTAATATTCTGGAGGTAATTATTAATGTTTACAGTTGAATTAAACAATGTTCAAAAAGACTCAAACCATTATGCAAATGCTAAATTGAATGCTAAGTCCCCTATTGTAGAAATCTTTTCTGCAGCTGCAACGGGTCAAGATCTTTCCAAGTTTGGAGCAAAAGCCAATGCTGCTATGACCCATGTGAAGGAACTAGCTTCCAAAGCTCTTATGGGCAACCCTGTAGCTAAAGCCGAGATCAACACAATTGTGCGTTATGCCATTGAGCCTAAGCTTATTTCAGCAATTAAGCTATTTGATTTTATGGGCACATTTAGAACTATTGGCTATGATCAGCAACCAATGATGACAACATACGCGCATGAATCCATCCGAAGCCAATTCCAAGCTTCCCGCGGTGACGTACCGTTCGCTACTACAACTTGGAGCGAATATCCAATTGGAACTCAAACCATTTCTTCTGGCTATGCTGTTAACTATCGTGAGATTCAAAGTGGAAACCTCGATAAAGTAGCAGAAGGCATGGAGCAAGTTCAAACAGATATGATGAACAAAGCAATGTACTATGTTGTAAATGAAATGTTCAATGCAATTAAAAATGCAACAGGCGTTAAATACTTTGCTGAAACTGAAGGTATCACCAAATCATCTGTAGACGATATTATCACAAAGATTCGCCGATTTGGACAACCTTCTATTGTTGGTGACTTTTCTGTTGTTTCTCAGTTAAATGACTTTGCAGGGTTTCAGGCTGTAGCCGGAGATGCTTCAAGCACTAAGCTCCCTCAATCTGTGATGGATGAGATCCGAAGAACAGGATTGCTTAACACTTATAAAGGTTCTTCTGTTGTAGAATTACCTAACGCTTATAATCTTACTGAATTAAATAAAGCCGGCGACAACTTCAAAACATATCTTCCTGAAGGACTTCTTTTCTTCGTTCCTCAAGGTAAAAAATCCCCTCTTCAAGTATTCCAAAAAGGCGGACTTACTTCAATGAATGGTAACGACATTATTACTGGAACAGAGATTACTCGTTTTGATATGGAAATTGGGGCTGGTGTAGCAAAAGGACAAGAACATCAAATTGGTCTCATCAGAGACACAAAATATGAATTACCACAAATTTAAACAATTTAAAATCTAGGAGGGCTGTGTCCCTCCTTTTATTTTTGGAGGGATTACATGTCTTTTAATTTAGATAAAAAGATCACAATTAAAAACCTATGTCCATGGGATTTATATTTCCGAAAGATTGACACTCACGGAGACTTCAGATTGCCAGCCAATGGGATTAGACAGATTACAGCTGGAGAAGTGCAATCCCAAGTCTATGACAATACCTCGCTATTCACTGGAACTGACGGTCAAGGTACTCATGCCAAAATCTATATTGATGACAAAGAAACCCGTGTACACTTAGGTTTTGAGACTGATGATAAAGACGATAAGCAAGAAGTTGTTACTGTAGAACGGATTAAACAAATCTTGGGGTATAAAACACAAAAAGCCTTCGAAGAAAATGTTCAAAAAGAAATTTTACTTGAGTCTGAAAAAGCTCAGCTGTTTGATGTGGCTAAAAAAGAAAAGATTAATGACTACGCTAAGATTAAGTTCATTGAAGAATACACTGGATTTAAATTTGATACTCAATCATAAGGGGGTTAAATCTTGACTACCTATGATGAAATCATAAACGTTTTCCATTCAAAGTTTCAGTCAAATGAAATATTACCAGATGGACTTGAGTATCAGTTTTTCAAGAACGCTATTGGTGAATATGAAACAGATTTAACTGAACTGGGTTTTGATAAAGAAACAAAAGATTTTAAAGAACCCCTCTCCCCTGCTCAAATTCAAATTTTAGGAAGACTCATGTACAAAGATTATTTAGGAAGATATCGAGACAGAGCCTTAAAATTAAACAACATTGTAGGAAGAGATATTCAATTGACAGGTTTATCTAATACTAAAGCTCAGGTTAATAGATCCTATGAAGATCTTGTCGATGAGATTGAAAAAAAAATGAGCAAACTAAAAGTGAATAATTTTGATTGAGGTGGTTCGGTGTCTGTAGATTGGTATCTTACCTCTTCTTCAAATTATTTGAGTGGCTGGGAAAATGAAGAGTTTAATTCAAACAAGTATGAAATTTTCAAAGAAATCTTAGCAAATTCACCTGAAACTTACGATATTAAATTGAATGGCAAGCCTGCACAGGTAATAATTCAAACCACTCAGGACAGTGAAACAAAAAAAGTCCTTACAGTTTTAGGTTTATTAAATCGTGGTGACTTGATTTTGTATGACGGTAGTTACTGGTTAGTTAATTCACGCCCTACCGATAACAAAATGAATGACAGTGCTACTATGCGGCTTTGTAATTCATCAATTAGTCTAACATCTTCTGACAAACTAATTGATTCCGGAAAGATCGATGAAGTTACAGGGAGACCGATAAAGATTAAAGTGCCTGGTGAGAAGGTTGACATCCCGTGTGTTTTAGAACGGACAACCTCAACAATTGGATCAGAATTGGCTATAAATATTCCTGAAGGGCAAGCACATGTCACCATCCCCTTTTTAAAACATGAAAAATTAAAGAAGGGTCTTTTTCTTTCTTTTTATGGTGAGGAATTCCGTGTTGATGATATAGACTATTCCAAGGTCTATGGAGACACCGGAACAATTAGACTTATAGCCAAAAAGAAAGTTGGAGGTGATAGTGAATGAGTATGATGGTCGAACATATGACAACTGTATTCAGAACCATTATGAATGATACAGAATTGAATCGTCTTTTATATTATAAAGATGACCCTCTCTCCTCTTCTCTCCCTGACGTTCAGACGTTGGAAAATTATTATGATCCAGTTGATGATTCCCCATCGATATTAAGCTCCATAATTAAACGTGCTCCCAAAACTGATGATTTAACCGATCAACCAATTTGCAGGCTTTGTGTTTATCTTGGCAATGGAATCCCTAAACCCTCAATCCAAAGTGCGATGCTGCTAGATCAAGATTTGATGATTGATGTTTATACACACATTAACACCTATGAAGAGACTGAATTCAGGAACCTGAAAATTACTGATCGTATTTGTGACATGCTCTTCAATCAAAATTTTGCTGGTATCGGTAAAAATGTTAAATACACAAGACTGCTCATATCGAATGCACCTGAAGGGTATTTGGGATACAAATTAATATTCACTTTCGGAGCTATGAAATGATTGATATGGAGTTTTTCATTACCGGAGAACCTATCTCTACAGAACTTGGTGAATGTAGATTCATTAAAGTTAAAGAGTATGGTCAGTTAGCCAATTATTTAAGGCTAATCAAAATGTCCAAAAAAGAGATTATTTACGTTTATAGCAAAGAAGATGTTAATCGTTTCGGGGAACTTGATGAGCTTGTTGCTGAATTAAAGAAAATGACTCTTTATGAAATTTCGGGTACCCTTCCTAATTTTCAAGAAGCCTATAGCACAGTGTTTTCTAAAATGTTCAATGGAGAAGAAATACTGGATAAGCTTACTCCAGACAACTTCGATTCCATTAGAGAACTTGTATTAAAAATGTGTTGTTTGAAGGAAGAAAAAATAAGCTCCAATCCTGAAATTCAAAAAGCTAATGAGCGAAGCAAAAGAGTCAAGAGTCAAGATGGTGATTCAGTTGATATGGCAGATATCATTAGCACAGTGTCGACTTATACAGGCTACCTTTATAAAGACATTAATGACATGACCCTGTTTCAACTTTATATGACTTATCACCGGATTGCTCAATTCAAGCAATATGACACTTCTACCCTATTTGCTACAGTTTCACCAGAAGCAGGCAAGAACATTGTGAACTGGGATAAACACATTGACTTATTTGAGGAAGAGAAACATTACATAAGCCGGGATAAATTTATAAATGAGACCAAAGGTCTTTCTAAGGGCAGCAAATAGCTGTTCTTTTTTATTTTAAGGAGGAAATCTATAGATGAAAACAGTTATTCAAGATACAGCTGATGTTTATTTCAGAAGAAAATCTGATGGTCAGCTTGTATTCACAGCAGAAGCACAAACAGCTTCATTCTCCCAAACCATCTCCGAAGAAAAACTTCGTGGTGGTATCGGAAATAAACCACTTTATATCTTGAAGTCTGAAAAAGAAATCAATCTTACTGTCAAGAATGCATATTTCGACTTAGAGTGGTTAGCAATGACACAAGGTGAAACAATTGAAGAAGAAGCAAAAGTTCAGGTTTTCGACCGTGAACATGGTCTAATTGTTGATGACAAAAATGCGGTTACACTTAAAGGTAAACCGGTAAGTGATGTAACCTTCTTCAACAAAAGAGGTGTTACGTACAAGACACCTGTGTCAACAGATGGATCTTATTTAATTCCTACTGGATTTGCTGGCACTAAAGAGAAATTAACTGCAGTGTACCAGATCAACAAAATCGGTAGACGCCTCCCTATTAAAGCGAGCAAATTCTCTGAGCGATATGAAGTTGAATACCGTACAATTGCCTATAATCCTGACACTGAAGAGGTTTACAGTGATATCTACATTCAATTCCCTAACGTATCTCCTTCTGGCGAATTTGAAATGTCGCTCGAAAACGGTAATGCATTAGCACCAGAAATTAAATTTGAAGCACTGGCGGATACTGACACTGATGAGATGGCTGTTGTTATTGAAGCGAGTAGAGAAATTAACTTTGTCAAAGACCCAGATCCTGGATCTGATACAGAAACACAAACTAAATCCGTAGACGTTGGCAATTAATTTTACAGGAGTGATTTTTAATGGCAGCAAAACTTAATGATTTCGATGGTGTAAAATCTTCAGCTAGAGATGATGGAAACGGTGGCTTAGTAACTGACATTCATCTCAAATCACAAGAAAAGCCTCTACAAGTTGACTTCCCTCAAGCTGGTTTAGATGCTATCAAAGGCATCCAAGTACAATCCCCTTCCGTGACCTTGAATGAAAGAGATCCCGGTTTCTCCTCTTTTAAAACGGATAAATTCACTGTTACTTCAACAGCTCAAAAAGTTACCGCAGGTATCACTGACAGAACAGCACTTACTATTTATCCTCCCGCAGAAGGCACGGTTTACATTGGAAACTCTACTGTAACCGCTGATACAGGTATCCCATTGACAGCCGGTGACAAACCTTTTTCGGTGCCTGTTGCTGCTGGCAAAACACTTTATGTCTATGTGATCAATGACGGTACTGACAGGGATGTAAGAGTATTTGAAGCTAAATAATTTGAGGGGATCCTTCCCCTCTCCTTTTTAAATAAAAGTCAGTTTTTAAACAGACTTAGGAGGTGGAGTTGTTGACAGAAACCGATGAAAATATTTTAAAAACCATTCCAGATAAAGCAACCTTTACATTCCACGAAGCAACAACTGCCCCGTCTGAAGGTGAAGAATTTGTAGTATCACATTATCGGGATATTACTGTTAAGATCTCTGGTTCCTCAACTTCAAGAGAAATAAAATTCTTTGCCGTAGATGAAAATGGTGAAAAGACAGAAATTGCTGGAACAAACAAAACTGATTTTCAATTAGGTACGGGCACATTGAATACAAATGAAAACTGGGATTTCGATATTGCGGGGCTTTTCAAATTCATGGTTGAGGTCATTTCCGTAAATGGAGATGTTACGGTTAAAGGAATTGCGGTGAGTTAATGAGCAGCAGTAAATTTGTAGGTCAGCTCAAACAAAACAATATACAAATCAATAATCTTAAAGATCAATTTTACAGAACTGAAGCTCATATGTCTGATCATGAAAAGCGTTTATCTGACAAAGTCGATGATTTCATGGAAAAGCAAAATTCAGAGTTAAAGTCGCATACTCAGAACACAGAAAACCCGCACCATGTAACTAAAGAGCAAGTCGGATTATCAAATGTGCTCAATGAAGAGCAAGCCACAAAGGTAGCTTTTGATGGCCATCTTGAGGATAAGAAAAATCCCCATGCAGTTACAAAAAGTCAAGTTGGGTTGTCTAAGGTTGATAATATTCAACAGGCATCGAAGGTGGATTTTGATGCTCACGATGCAGACCAGGATAGACATATCACAAAGGATGAGCGCAGTTATTGGAACAGTTCCGATGAAAGGTCAAAGTCTTTTTTAGCTGAACATACTGACAATCAATCAAACCCACACAAGGTTACTGCTGAACAGATTGGACTTGGGAATGTAGACAATGTAAAACAAGCTACTAAAAGTGACTTTGATAATCATCTGAATGACACTAATGTCCATATCAACAAATCTGATCGGGATAGATGGGACGCTACTCAACTTTTCAAGCTCACTGCTGATGATGGAAAAATATTCTACAAGGGTAGCTCCGAAAAAACGGAGTACAACGATTTGATTAACACTGGATTTTATTTAATCGCCAACCAGGGACTTCACTCCCCTGCCAACTTATCCAATGTCTATTTAGTTGTTATGAACTATGGAACTACAATTGCACAATTCGCATTAGAATCGTATTACGGAACACATACTTATTTCCGTTTTAGAAAAAGCGATTCAACGTGGACTTCTTGGCAAACACATGAAACGACTGACGGAGCACAAACCAGAGCCACTTCCGCACTCAACTCAGCGAAAGCCTACACCGATGCCCACGAAGCAAAAACTGATATTCACGTTACTTTAGATGACAAAGCCAGATGGAGTGGTACATCAGGTTCTTGGAACCCAGTCACACTTATTAATGGAGCTACACAATACTCCACTTACCCTTTCAAATTCTCAAGTGTAAATAACGTGCTATGGCTAAGAGGATCTTTCGGAACATTGCCGGCCATTGGAACTGCAGTTGCTAAATTCTCAACCAAGCCAACACAGCTGGTGGATTTTGTAGTACCCACAATTGGATCATATGGAACAGCGAGATTTGCCTTCACAACAGATGGAGATTTACGTTTTGATGGATTGTACGCTAATGACATTAACAGTGTTTCCAGAGTTTCATTTAATATAGGAATTCCTTTATGGTAGTAGGTGAAAATATTATGCATGTTCTTTATTACGATGAGAACTTTATGTACGCTGGAGAAGACTTCATTGAAGGCGATGCTCTTCCTCCAAATAGTACAACTGCTGTCCCAGACCCCACAATAATCTTACCCAAATATGATCCCAAGAAAAATAAATGGATTGAATCAGCAACTGAAGAATACAAGGATAGCGTTAAGCCAGATATTCCTGAGCCTAGCGATATTGACATTTTAGGACAAACACTGTCCCAACTCCGTATAAGCTTGTTACAAGTTAACAAAACAATAGATGCAATATTAAAAGATATTGATGATCTAAAAGGAGGTTCATAAAATAACTACATATAACTATTGGGTTAAGGCCCTGAGTCGGAAATGGGCAACCGTCGAGCAAGTCAAAGAAGCCTACCAGGAATTCAACGATGTGACAAAAGAAGAGCTACAATTAGGCGTAAAGAATGGTTTAGTCACTTTGGAGGAGTACAAAGAAATCACTGGCGAAGACTACAAAGAAGCAGACACGGAATAAAATACAAGTTTTATTTAGACACCTCTCCCCTTTTGAGGTGTCTTTTTTAATGAGTTCAGGATATATAAGGAGGAAATGAGATGGCATCGAAAAAATTAAATTTTGGATTAATTGAAGAAAGTGTGAGCAAATACGATAAGAAAGAAAAAGTACAACTCACTGATGACGTACATGTCTTTATTTACCCACACTTTGCCCCTTCTCGCATATCCAAAATGTTTATTGAGATAATTAAAGACCCCGAACGAGCTGAAGAAAAAGGGATTGATTTTAAGAAGATCAATTATTTCGATTGGATAGCTTTTTCACTAATTAAAGAATTTACGGATTTAGGCATTCCAAATGATATTAAGAATAAGATCAAATGGTTTCACAACCTTACTGACTCTGAATTTTTCCCATTGATTCTAAGTAGCTTCCCTGAAGAAAGCATAAAGAAACTTGGTGAAGCAGCAAAGATGATTCAAGATAATTTAGATAAACTTTCAAATATGTCTCAAGAAGAAATAATTGACCTTGTCATTAACAAGGTCGAAGAGATTGAAAATGAACAAGAGGCTGAATAATGGCCAAAAAGATAAAGGAAATAGCAGCACTAATTGAATTTGCCGCGAAGCAAGCCGTTCAAAAACAATCAAGCACAAAAAATACGATGATTAAAACAGGTCAAGAGCATGTGCAATCTGATGTGTATGACACCTATGACCCCCTTGTATATGAACGTACTTCTCTTTTGAAGGACTCCTTTGTCATTCAAAACGAATCTAACGGACTCTCATTAGACAATACCCGTAAAGACAACGGTAAGGATGTTGCCACGGTTGTTGAGACTGGTCAAGGATACACGTATCCAGATAAATACGGTTATGGTTACGGAAAACCTCGCCCATTTATGAAGAATACCGCTGAATCGTTAAAAGATGGAAGATTAGTTGCTGCTATAAAAAAAGATTTAAATACAAGTGGTATTAAAACAGAATAACGGTGGTGTATTAATGGCCAGAGAAATAAAACAAAACATGATGCGCTCTAGAGCCGAAAAGTTGCCCGAAGTCACAGATGAAATGTGGGGTCAGGTTGATGACGAGCATAGAAGCTTAACACAAGAATTTCTTGATGCCCACTCATTCCGAGATAAAACTAGGAAGCAATACAACTCCTCTCTTCGCCAGTTCTTCTGGTGGGTGCATAATTCTTTGAATGGGAAGAAGCTTTACAAAATATCCAAAAGGGATTTCATCAGATATCAAAGCTTCCTGAAAAATAGAGGGATGTCTTCAAGTGGAATAGCTTTAAAAAAGGCTGGAGTATCTTCTTTAAATAACTACATTGAAAATGTTGTTGCTGAAGATGACGATAATTACAAATCATTCAGAAACTTCACAAGAGGTCTTCCTGCCATCCCTAAAACAACCACGTATGAGAAAGTAAAGGTTACTTACGATGAATACAGAACAATGATGAAAGTGCTTGAAGAAGATAAAAACTATTTGGGAATGGCTTGGTTAGCTACTGCCTTTAATGTAGGTGCCAGAAGAGCTGAAATTATTCAGTTTAAAACCGAAATCCTGAATTATGAGATACCTGAAGGTCAATCTTATGTCATGGCTCACAAAGTTCTTGGAAAAGGAAAAGGCGAAGGAAAACCCCTCGACTACATGATTAACACAGAAGCTCTGGAATATTTGAAGCTTTGGCATGAACAACGGGGATATGACCATGAATATTTATTTACTACACAGTACGGTGGCCAACCAAGACAAATGTCAGAGGGGTGGGCTGACTATTTTTGTTCTGATGTTCTTTCTGATATCCTCGGTCGCCGCATTAACCCTCACCTCTTTAAGGCCTCCTGTATTACTTACCTTCTTGAAGTCAAGAAAATTAAGATTGAGCTCGTGAGTAAATATGTTGCACAGCATAATGACGTGTCTACAACAATTAAGCATTACGACCTTCGTGATTTTAAAGAAGAAAAGAATCAAATCTTCTCGTAAACATTATGAGTCTCTTCAATCCTCACCAAAGTTCAATTGAGAATATGCAACAGCAAATTAATGAATTGAACGAAGCTGTTGCTGAATTAACTAGGCTGCTTGATACTAAAGCAGATAAGAATCAATTCGGGTCTAAACAGATTGATGAATCCAAGATCAGTGACGGTAAAGTTCTTGTTTACAATGCAAGCACCGGTAAACTTGAATACGGAAAGATTAAGAAAAGCTTGTTGGGAGACATATCAATTGATTTGCTTTAGCGACACTCTTTATGAAATCCCTCTTTTATGCAGAATCAAAATCCTTCAATTGAGGGATTTTGCTTATGGATAAAACCTTAAACTTATTTCCATATTTGACGATAATATGGAGAGGTGAAAAATATGAATAAGACCATACTTAAACACAATTTAGTACAGATGGATAGTCGTGACCTAATCAAATATATACAAAAGGAATTCCCCCACTCAGGCGAACCCTACTCAGAACAAAAACGCAAATTGCAAATCCTAAAATCACTTAATCCATCAGATTTAACTTTAGCTATTTCCCGTATGACTCGAATTGAAGCGTCCTATGATCACACAAAAATGTGGACAGTTGGAAGTGTCCTCATAGGAACATGCTTACTATCTCTCAGAATTATGTTTAGTTTTAATTTGCTTTGGTATATTCTAATCGCAATAGCCATTTGCCTTCTCCTCCTTTTCAATGTACGAAAGGATAGGGATATTGTTATTACTGCTACATATTTTAAAGAGTTACTCGAGCAGATTAAGTCTGAAAAAGGAAAGTGATCCTTCCCATTGCTGGTTCTAACCTTTTGGAAACCATGATATAATGTAGGAAAATAATACTGGTGGTGGTTGGATGAACTGGGCTATCATTCTAATTTTAGTGATTGGCGCTTTCATTATTATCGGGGTTTGCGCTTCAGATAAGCAAAAAGAAATGGATAAAAAAAGGGCAACCGAGATTGAGAGCATCGGGAACTTTCCTTCTAATTACAAGTCAATTATTAATCCCGATAAAAATGCAAAGCTTACATTGGTTGAACCGGATGATAAGTTTATGATCCACAAATTCAATCAATATGGAACACTGGAAGAAAAAATTATTCCCTTTGAAAAAATCATTGAAGCCGAGGTTTCAATTGATGATTGTACAGTTACAAAAGTATCCAAAGGAAGTCAAATAACCGGCGCTGTTGTTGGTGGATTAGCAGCAGGAAGCATTGGAGCTTTAGTTGGTGGGTTATCTTCCAATAAGACAGAAACAAAATACTTCAAAAAAATTGATTTGAAATTAAAACTCGATGATTTCTCCTCCCCTATTTACAGATTTGATTTCCTGCCGAGTAAAGATGAATTTGGCCTAGAGAATGTTAAAGGGTTTAAACAGGATGATCCAAAAGTTAAAGATGCTTTATCAAATGCTGAAGTATGGCAAGGGATTATGGAGATTGCAATACGGAAAGCAAACAAAGTCGCTCAATAATGAGTGGCTTTTTTATATGCCCTATTCGAAAGGATGTGACCTATATTTGAGTCAAGATTTAAAGATCATACTCACACCCAAAGCTGATACTTCTTCAAAAACTGTCGAACAGTTAAATCAGCAAATTAAATCTTTAGAGAAAAAGCTAAATTCCCTTAATTTAAAGACCAATATTGATGCCTCTGCTTTAAAGACTCTCAACGATTTCTCCTCTGCAGTTGAAACTTATCAAAAACATCTCAAATCCTTCAATCAAACAGTTAAAGAAACCACAACGATTACCAGAAATGCTGATGGTACTGTTGAAAAGCTTACGCAGCAGTATAAGAAAAATGGCGAAATCATTCAGCGTGAAAAGAAATTCATCGACAATCGTAATCAATCACTACGTGAACAAACGCAAGAAGTTAACAGGCTTGCTCAAGCGACTGAAAAACTTGGTCAGGTACAGAAGAAAACAGAACAAAAGAATGCTCAAGGACAAACGACAAGGGTTACTCAAAAGAACCGCAATGGCTTTGACGATATTACCTATACAACTGATCCAAAAACAAACGCTACTACATCTAAAGTAACAACGAATTATGATCAGCAACGAAAAGCAATTGAACAATTAAAACTGGATTTAGAAAAACTTAGACAGCAAGGAATTGTAACTGACACCACCCTCTCTTCCCTTGGACGGAAATTAAATACTGCTCAAACAGCACAACAAATTGAAGCATTACAAAACAGAATCAAAATGCTCGATGATAAGTCTGCTGCTGTGGCGAAAAATAATGAGCTCAGAAAAACTATTGAGCTTTATCAACGCCAAGCACAAGTAAACGTACAAAACCTTAATACGCGTTATGGCGATACGATGGGTGCTGGAAATAGACAAGCTATCCAAGAATATCTGAATGCAGTTAATAGTCTTAACTCAAGCGTCGGCGGAAGTAATGTCAGATCTCAAATTCAAAGCTTGAACATGCAATTCAGGGAATTGGCTTCAAATGCTCAAACAGCGTCTAGTCAAGCCTCCTCTTTTGGCACAGAGTTAACTCAAGCTTTCAAAAGTATGTCGACATATTTGATCTCCGGTTCTTTATTCTACGGTGCTATATCTGGGCTTAAGGAAATGGTCTCCCAGGCTGTTGAAATTGATACTCTAATGACAAACATCAGACGTGTAATGAATGAGCCTGATTATAAGTACAATGAGCTACTCGAGGAATCAATAAACCTAGGCGACACCCTTTCAAACAAGATCACTGACATACTCCAAATGACTGGCGATTTCGGGCGTATGGGTTTCGATGAAAGTGAACTGTCTACGCTTACTAAAACCGCTCAGGTTCTACAAAACGTCTCTGATTTAACTCCTGATGATACTGTTAACACCTTAACTGCCGCAATGTTAAACTTCAATATTGCTGCGAATGATTCTATTTCAATCGCAGATAAGCTTAATGAAGTCGATAACAACTATGCTGTAACCACTCTTGACCTGGCGAATTCTATTCGAAAAGCAGGAAGCACCGCCTCTACTTTTGGCGTTGAATTAAACGATCTAATTGGTTACACTACAGCAATTGCAAGTACCACCCGTGAAAGTGGAAATATAGTCGGTAAAGTGATTGCTGACTTTAAATCTCTTCTGATTGACTTGGAACTCCTAACGTTAAGACGAGGACGACAAGGGGCAAGCGTTATTGCAGCCTGAACGACTGAGCGAAGAGACGCTAAATTGCGAAGCGACAGTCTGAACTTCTATGGAAACATAGAGAGTATGATTGAAGTATCATACCGCCACATATAGTGGTCAGTAGCCTTTAAGGTGAAAGTAACAGAATTGAACTCACTTAAAACCATTTTCGCACGTATCGGGAATAATGATAGCTCAATTAAAGCCTTAGAACAGATTGGCATTTCTGTGAAAACAGCTAGTGGTGAGGCGAAATCTGCTACTGAATTAATTAATGAGTTAGCAGACAAATGGAATAACCTCAGCGATGCTCAAAAACAAAACACCTCGATAGGTGTAGCGGGCATTTATCAGCTTTCTAGATTTAATGCCTTAATGAACAACTTTTCCATATCACAAAACGCAGCGACTACTGCGGCTAATTCCGCAGGAAGCGCTTGGAGTGAACAGCAGAAATACGCTGACAGTTTACAGGCAAGATTAAATAGGTTGTCAAATGCATTTACAGAGATGTCAGTTGCCTCAAGTGAAGCTTTCATATCAGATAGTATTGTTGTTTTTGCAGATGCACTTAAAGGTTTAATGCAAATAAGTGCTCAAATCACTAAAACAGTCGGTCTCCTTCCTCAAGTTATAGGAGCTGCTACAGCTGCAGTTATGCTTTTTAACACTTCTTTACGTACAAGTGCACTTACCTCAGGAATGGCAATGGGCGCAGCCCTTAAAAATTTAGTACTCAACTTTAATGCTGTAACTGTTGGAGTAACTGCCGCCTCTGCCAAAACAGTTGTTTGGAATAGAGCTGTAACTGCATTTAATGCATCCCTAGTTGGACTTAAAAGAGTGGCGATGACCACTGGAGCTTTCTTAGCAGGAAGTTTTCTTCCTATGGCAGCCATGGTTGGACTGGGCGTCGTTATTGAGAAACTCATTTCCTCTTATTCTGATTTAAAACAAGCTAGAGAAGACTTTGAACAAGCTAAAACTACTAGCATTGAAGCAATTACAACCAATAAAGATGAAACTGATAAACTGATTAGCCAATACAAAGAACTGCAAAAGGCTAAAGATGGCGGGGATTTATCAGCCAATCAGGAGCAAGAATACCTACAAGTAACGCAGCAATTGGCGCAAACGTTCCCGAATTTGATCGCCGGGTATGATTCTCAAGGGCAAGCAATCATAAAGAAAAACCAAGCACTAAAGGATGCTATAAAGTACACTGAAGACCTTACTAATTTAAACAAAAAAGACATTCAAACAGGTGCTAATAGTAACTTTAAGGATAGCTTAAAAGACATTGATAAACTCAATGATAAGATTAAACAGTATAAGCAGGTTGCCGATTATTATAAAAACGGCAAGAGTTGGGATATTTTCTCTTCTGAAAATGACAAAAAAAATCAAGGTATTAAAGCTGAACAAGATGCACTACGTACTGAGCAAGAGCTATCCAGCTCACAGGCTAAAATTAGAGAGCAAGTGCAACAGACAATTGATGCCTTTAACTCAATAAAGATAAATCCGAATCTTTCAAGGGAAATATCTAACGCATTCGATAAAATCGACTTCAGCAAAATGAATGCAGATGAACTTGAGTCATTTTCAATAAATGTTTCGAAATACATGGAAAATATTCAAAAAGCTCTGCAATCGGGCAATAAAAATAATTTTGATTCCGCCTCTAAAAGCTTAGAACAGCTTGTTAATCAATATATGAGTGGTAAAGATAAAGCTAATGGTTTGGCTTTATCTTATGATGACCTTAAAACTGCCATTGACTCTACAAATGATTCTGCACAAACTGCAAAAGTAACCTGGGATGAAAATGGTGAAGGTGTAGATGCATTAGGTGAGCAAGTCGGTAATTTATCTGACAAGCTCAAAGAAGCTAAAGGTGATTTTGAAGCAATTAAAGGAATCATCGATGATTTAGTTGAATCGAAGCAAAATGATGCTGCTATATCTGCCATTCAAAATGAAGCTTATGACACTATGTCTGACAGCATCTCCCCTTTAAATAACCTCCTTGAAAAAATGTCTGAAGGTAAAAGCATATCTGCAACAGAAGCCATGAAACTTATTCAGAAGGAACATGATCTTGCTGATGCAATTTCAGTTGAAAATGGTGTTGTAAAAATCAACAGAAATGCAGTTGTTAAGCTTCGGGATACAAAACTCAAAGCTTACAATGATATGCAACAATCTGTAAGACAAGATTTAATTAATCAGGCTAACGCATTAAATAAAAAGATTAACATGTATAAGTCTGAAGTTAAGGCTATCAAGACTGTGCAAGATGCTTATAACATGAAATCAGAGCTGGAGAGTAACAAACAAAAGATCTATGATGAATTAAAAAAAGGAAACAGCGGATCGCTGCAATTCCTTCCAAAGAATCAAGAGGATCTGAAACAAGTTACCGATATCACCGATCAGCTTAAAGAGCTTGATAAACTAGCCGATTTGGCTTCAACTTCCCTATCTGAAACAGGAACATCTCTTGATGACCTGTCTTCTTCAAGTGATAAAGCCTCTGAGGAAATTAAAACATCTATGTATGTGGCTGACAAATACAAGGAAGCTCTGGAGAAAGTTAATGCCGAAGTCGAAAAGTACAATAAGCAAGTAAACGACTATCCAAAGTATTCTCAAAGTTATCGGAATGCCCTGCAGAAAGAAATTAAAGCTCTTCAACAAAAGAAAAAGCTTATGCAGGAGCAAGCCAAACTCCTCAAGGATCAAATTAAGTCAGGGAACATTGCACAATACGGTATAGTTACCTCTTCCCTCTCCTCTGGTTCATCTTCTGGTAGTTCTTATTCTTCCGGTGGCGGGTCTTACTCCGGTAAATACTCCAGCTACATTAATTCTGCCGCAAGCAAATACGGTGTTGATCCAGCTCTAATTGCAGCTGTAATCCAGCAAGAATCTGGATTCAATGCAAGAGTTCGTTCTGGAGCAGGCGCAGCCGGATTAATGCAGTTGATGCCTTCAACTGCTAAAAGCTTAGGTGTAAACAATGTTTATGATCCGTATCAGAACATTATGGGTGGTACGAAATATCTAGCCCAACAACTAAGCAAATTTGGTGGCAATGTTGAGAAAGCACTTGCTGCTTATAACGCAGGGCCTGGTAATGTAATTAAATATGGTGGCATCCCTCCTTTCAAAGAAACGCAGAATTATGTTCAGAAGATCATGTCTAATTACACTAAGTCAATGACTTCTGCTAATTCATCCATTGCAAGCTACTACACGAAGAACAGCGCTTTTAGAATAAGTTCTAAGTATGGTGCACAAGATGGCTCTTACCGATCAACTCCACATAAAGGTATCGACTTTGCAGCGAAAGCTGGAACCGCAATTAAATCGGTTCAGAGTGGAAAAGTTCAAATTGCTGGTTATAGTAAAACTGCCGGTAACTGGGTTGTCATTCAGCAGGATGATGGGAAAGTTGCTAAGTATATGCATATGCTTGATACCCCTTCTGTTAAAGCCGGTCAAACTGTTAAAGCTGGCCAGACCATCGGTAAAGTTGGCAGTACGGGTAATTCAACAGGAAATCACCTTCATCTTCAAATTGAGGAAAACGGAAAGACTATTGACCCTGAGAAGTATTTAAAAGGTGTCGGTACATCTATTTCAGATGCATCTCAAGCTGAAGCAGAACGACAGCAAGCAATCGCACAAGCTAAATCCGACCTCCTCTCCCTCCAAGGCGACATTGACTCAGTAAACGATCAGATACAAGAACTCAGATATGAAATCGTTCAGTCGAAACTTGATGAATATGACAAGCGTATTGGTGATTTTGATGTAAGAATCGCTAAAGACAAAGCCCTCGCTAGTCATTATCTGAGCGACAGTAAAGAATTCCGCAAGTATACAAACGATCAGAAAAAAGCTTTAACTGAACAGCAAAAGATTCAGGGTCAGAAGGTTTCTTTTATTGAAAAAGAAATCAAAACAAACAAAACTTTAAATGGTGCTCAAAGAGCACAGCTTGCTGAGGAATTAAAACAGGCTAAGATTGATCTCATCAATTTTCAAGAAGAAGTAAGAGAACTTCGAGGACAGCTCATTCAGTCTGAGGTTGATCAAACACTTAACGGTATTGAGAAATCAACCAAGAAAACTGAATCCAAGCTTAAAGATGTTAGCAACAAAATATCCATGACCGAGGAAGATAAAGACAAGGTTAAATATTATAGCCAACAGATTAAGCTTATTCAGCAGCAACAGAATGAAGCGAAAAAGTATATCAAACAGTTGGAAGCACAAAAGAAAGCTGCTAAAGGGTTCCCGGATATTCAGAAACAAATTACTGAAGAGATCGAGAACTGGAAAGACAAGCAGAAGGATTACAATCTTGAGCTTTATAACACAAAGAAATCAATCAAAGATGTGTACAAATCTCTTGCTGATGAAGTTGTCTCCATCTATAAAGAGATGTACGAAAAGATGCGTGACATTGAATTAAAAGCGCACCAAAAAGCTACGCAAGACTTGATTGATGAGATTGATAAAACTGATGATGAAGCTAAATTTCAAAGACAGTTAAAAGAGAAGCAAGACAGTATCCAAAAACTCACTGACCAAATTAATCAGTATTCTCTTGATGACTCAGAGTTTGGTAAGTCAAAGGTTAAGGAATTGACTGAGCAGCTACAAAAGGAACAGTTAGATTTAGATGAGTTTCTTAAAGATCGTGAAAGTAGCAAACGAAAAGAAGCGTTGCAAGATCAGCTTCAAAAAGACGAAGATTCAATTAACAAGAAATATGATGATCTCGTCAATGATGAGCGTGGATTTAAGGAACTTGAGAAAAAGCTAATGGATGGGAAGATTACTGATATTGCTAAGCAACTGAATGAATTCTCTAAGTTCATTAACAGCAATATGGAGTCCATCGGGAAAAGCATCTCTAATAACCTTATCGATAAGCTTAAAGAAGCTTCTAATGCCCTTAATACTGTGACTAAAGGTAATACAACAGGCAAAAAAATATCCTCATTTGAAACAGGAGGATACACAGGAACAGGTTTAGGTTCTGGCAAGCTTGCTATTCTTCATGATAAAGAGCTTATTCTGAATAAGACTGACACCAAGAACATGCTTGAAACTGTAAAGCATGTTCGCAATCTGTCTGATAACGATTTGAATAATGAAACACCTAAATGGGGGCAAGGTGGAAAATTAGCAGCCTTGATTAACAAAGGAATCACCGCTATTCCATCAATAATTCCGAATATTAGCCAATCGAGCCTATCTAATAGTTTGATACCAAATGTTAAAACCACTAACCTCCCTCCTACAGTTAATTCTACTGGTGATAAAACAGTGAATCTAACAAACAATTTCAATATTGAAAAGCTCACAGGTGGTGAAACAGGAGCTAGGACAATGTTCGAAACCATCAAGAAAGAAGTTATAAAATTAAATGGAAGCATGTAAGAGTCTGTATAATGCAGGCTCTTCAGCTTGCTTTTTGATTGGTAAGGGTGGAATTTTATGATTAGAGAAAGTCAATATTTCATGTTCGATGATATCCCCTCTTATGAAATTGGGGCAGTGAATGTAAACACAGAGGGCGGACTACTGGAAGAGACATTCATAGCGAATAGAACAGTAAATGAAACATATACACGATCAGCTTCTGAGCCATATGTAGACAGTGTTAAACGTGAACCATATGAAATCCCTTTAAACTTTTACATAGAAGATCATTTAGATGAAGAAAATATTCGAAGAGTTGCACGTTGGCTAAATGTAGATGATTACAAGCCTCTTTCATTCAGTAGTAATTTAGATATCATTTATTTTGCTTTGCCAGTGAACGCAACAGATTTAGTACACAACTGCTCTAATGATGGATATGTGAAGCTGACAATGAAAGTATTTCCTTATAGGTATGGACGAGAAACAACTACCCATTGGCATGACATATCATCAGGCTCTAATAATATAGAAATTAAAAATATAGGGGATTTAGATATCCCACTCTCTCTCGAATTCAAAAAAATTGGTGATGGAGACATCACAATTGAAAACTTGACAGCTTATAAAGAACCTCTAAAATTCACATCAATTAAACATCAGGAAGTTATTAATGTAGATGCCAACAAAGAGCTGATCACCTCCAGTGTTACTGGGTATGAGTGTTATGATCAAGTCAATGAACAGTATGTTTTTTTAACAAGAGGGATAAACAGAGTTAAAATAACGGGCGAATGTTATATCCGGTTCATATACAGATATAAGTATTTGTAAGGGGATGTTTTATTGATTTACGATTTTAAACCAGGCCATCTCAAACTTTCTTTAGCAAAACCAAATAAAAAGAAAGTCGCTAATATAGTAGATTTCTCTAACGCCTCTCTAAATTTGAATTTTGATGAACTCCACGATCTAACTTTTAATATCCCACTTAAAGCAAGATATAATTTCAAGATGAAGCCAAACCATGTGGCAGAACTCATAAAAGGCTGGTATCTCATTAAGGCAGAATTCTTAAACAGAGTTGAATGGTTTGTAATAACCGGATTGACAAAGTCAGAAAATGAGGAACAAACAATACAAGTTAGAGCTCAAGGTCTTCCCTACATTCTTCATAAAAGCAAAATCAAATCATATGAAGGCATCTCTAAAAATCTGTTGGAAGTTGCCACAGATTGTCTTAAAGGAACTTGCTTTACTGTAGACTTTATTGACCCCTCTTTTAATGAAAAGCGCCGCTCATTTGATGTTACCTCTACCCGATATGAGTTTTTAAAGAACATTGGAGAAACTTTTGAGGCTGTGCCTATATTTGATACTGTGAACAACACAGTATCATTTTATAAAAAAGAAACTGTGTCCAAGTATAAAGGTGTCCAATTCTCTCCTAAAAGGTTCATGATTGATATGGAAGATACCATTGATATTGATGAAGTTGTAACACGATTAGACATTACCGGTAAAGATGGAATTGTTATTAATTCAGTCAATCCTACTGGACAGAGTTACTTGGATGATTTCTCTTATTTCCTCTACCCTTTTGAACGTGATGAAAAGAGAAATGTAATTAAGCATAGTGATTACATGGATGATGATTTGTGCCATGCAATTTTAGATTACAATGAACTTGTAAATAAAGAAGGCTCTTCTTTTTACCTCCTTTTAAATCAGAAAAAAGATCTGGAAGCAACAAAAACGAAACAAGAGAATACCCTCTTCACCCTAGAAAAAATCGAATTACAACAAATCTTAGATAAGATCACAGTAGCAAAAAAAGCTGGAGATGACACGAAAGACCTTATCAAGCAAAGAGATGCCAAGCAGCTAGAAGTTACATCAAAGAAAGCTGAAATATCCACCACTGCCAATCAGATTTCCAAGATAACTGAAGAAATAGCAGTGTTAAAAGATCGTCTGTCTATGGATAAGTTTCTCGGTGAAAAGCTAATGAAAAAGTTGTCTTATTTTATCCGTCAAGAAGATTGGTCTAATGACAACATTTTTGATGAAACAGAGCTGTATGAAAAAGGTCTTGAGGAACTTGGGGAGAAAAATACACCCCCGGTAGACATCAGAACAAACATTGTGAACCTATTTACTGTCAACAAAGAAAAGTACTTTTGGGATAGAATTTACCTGGGAGATATAATCAGATTAGTTAATGACGATTTTAGAACTGATGTCAAAGCAACACTTACAGGAATGAATTTTGATTTTGAGCAGCAAAGTATACAAGTAACACTTTCGAATGGAAAAAGAGCTACTACGATAGAACAAGACTTTGCACGCTCATTGTATACTGCCAAGAAAGCATCAACTGAATTCAATAAGAAAAAGATTGATTATGATACCCTACTGACCAATTACAATGCACGGAATGATCGTATATCTGCACCCGTTGCAAACCCAACTATCCGTAATGATGGGACTGCTATAACTCATGTTGTAAATGATAATGGATCTGTAGATGTATCAATCGAATGGGATTTTCCAGACTCCAATGAGGATAAATGCAATATCGATGGTTTTCTTATCCATTGCTACTCTGACACATCAGATGATACCTATCTTTTTGGTTCAAAGATGTCAGCTGAACAATATTTATCAGTTAGTTATGATAAACGAATTGCAACATTAACCGGTCAAGTTTCAAATAAGCACTATACATTTGGAGTCCAAGCCTATCGCACAGTAGAGACATCTATTGATAGTAGCGGTCGAATATTATCTGATATTGTACAGCCTAAATTCCCCTCAGAAAACCCCTACCTCCCCTCTTCTACTGTAGAAGTCAAAGGTAAGCTTAATGGCTCGAAATACACTGTCTCCTCAACTGAACCCGAAGAGCCAGAAGCAAACGATTTATGGACTAATACGGTTACCGGTGTTGTTTCCTCTTATGACGGCGAAAAATGGGTTTCCAGTGACCAGAAAACTGCTGAGTTAGTTGAAACCACAGCAGCACAAGTTGACACTAAACTCTCCGACTATGATAGTCGTGTCCAAAACATTGAGCTCAATAACCTTTTGGTCAATCCCCTGAAATGGAAAGGCGGAAATGTTTCTGCATTTGGTCGTAAATATTATGCCGATGTCAGTTATGACTCAACTGTTTTAAACTTAAATACAATCACTATTCCTATCCTTATTAATGCAGTAGATGCTTCAGATTCAAATCCGACTGTTGTGGACTACACTTATAACGAAGCGTGGGATATGATCCCTAAACTCAAAAATGATGGATATAACATTATTTTAGAACCTTACCCCTTCATCGCAAATGGAACCGTAGCTGAAACCGATTGGATCCCTTCTGATCTAAACCAATGGTTCACAGCATGGAACAACATCCTTCAAGACTTCGCCAAAAAATGCGAGCAATTTAAATTAGACGGTTTATACATAGCTTCAAACTTAGTTCATATGGAAGATTCAACAGAAAAGTGGAAATCAGTTATTACAGGGCTTAGGAGTTTATTTTCTGGCAAGATACTCTACCGGACAAATTATTGGGTAACCGCTGAGTGGGCTCCTGAAACGATTGTTGCGTATAACAAAAAGCTGAACAATCCTATATTTGGACTAGTCGATATTATTGCAATAGCTGCTTATTTTGAATTGACTGATAACCGTAATCCAACTGTCGATCAGTTAATTGATGCTATTTATAGCGTACCGTTATATGGACGAGGACAGAATATATTCAAGGAAATCAAAGCATTTTACGATAAATGGAATAGGCCGATCTTCTTTGGTGAACTTGGCATCCCACCTTACAGTAACTCTCCTGAACAGCCCCATAACGCATTCGGAGACCTAGGAGAATACAATGAATCAATTCAGGCGAATTGGTTTGAAGCTTGGGTTAGAGTTTTTCAAGCTCAAGATTGGTGGCAAGGATATTCTGTATATGCGATTTCAGATGAGAAGTCTGTTTACAACGTAATTGGCAAGAAAGCTGAATCCATTATTAGAGGACAAACATTAGGTGGTACTAAGGGCAGACTGCAGAGTTTAGAAGAGAGAGTCGCGCACTTAGAAGAATTGCTCAAATCAATTACACAATAAGAAAGGACGGTGAATTTAGTTTGGATTTTCCTCAGCTCTATAACGACCCCACCCTTTCTCAAAAAAGGAAGGGCTCAATCGATGACCCTTATTTAAGCTACAGTGAAACTTTAACTGTTTACAATGGTCGAGTCTTACTTACAGAAGTACCTAACCGTGAGTACAGAGTCGAGGTTAGTGGTGACAGTAAAGAATGGCGAGAAATTGAAGATGGTGAATTAGAAGACAACTACTTTAAGGTTGATTACCTTATGGGAGTTGTCTTTTTCAATGGTTCAAATGAAGGCAAATCACTTACTTTTACATATCAAGGAGAAGGTGCATCTTTCTTCCCTGCCTCAAGAATTTGGATTAAACGGCAAGGAAATATGGTCATTGAAACACTTCAAGGCTTAATTGATGATGCTGAAGATGCCATTATTCGTATCAACGAACGTATTGCTGAATGTGAACGTGTCACCAAGCGATGTGTTGAAATAACAAATTGGTGCAGACAAGCAACATCAGATTATGAGTATGTAGTTGAGAACACTAGGAAGATTTACTTGCCGTTTGTGTACACCTATCAGGATTTATTAAGCACTTATCCTTCCCCTCAAATTGGTTGGACTGTCACTGTAAAAGAAACAGGCATTGAATATCGATGGGATGGTTTTGACTGGATAAATATTAGCGTCTCAGATAAGTATGATGGTTTCAACATTGTTTCTAGCTATGTAGAGCCTTACAACATCAGGTCAGTATGGTTGAGAACGAACAATGCTCCCAAAAAGATGAGGATAAAACCTTCTGTAGAACCCCCTGACGGAAGTATGGTTTGGATTAGAAAAGGATAAGGAGGAGTATATATTGAACGACAATTTAATTCCCGTAAACACAATGGGTTATATGGACGAAGAAACAGAGCAATGGATACCCATTGATGCTATCGGGTTAAAATCAAATAATATTAGATATACTGCAGACGATATTCAAGAGGCTTTTGATAAAGCTTCTAAGGATATTAAAAACGTAATAAGTACAGTCGATTCTGGCTTAACAGATATCACAAACACTATTGGAGACATTTCAAAAATCCCTGCATCCGGTGCAACAATTGTTGATAAAGTCCTAAATGAATTTATCAGACGAAGTGTCAATGTTCAGGATTTTGGAGCTAAGGGTGATGGTGTTACTGATGACACTGAAGCTTTCAAAACTGCCTTTGCAAGTGGGAAACGAGAGGTTTTTGTTCCGGCAGGGATTTACATGGTTCAAGGATTGCACATCCCCTCTTATGTCAGACTTTATGGTGTTGGATCAGGGTCTGTTATCAAACTTCACCCAACTGCTACTGGAACATCTTGTGTATTAACCAATAGTGACTACACAAATGGAAACGAATTTATCTTAATTGAATACTTAGACCTCGACTGGAATTTAGATAAAAATGATAACACCATTACAAACGGAACAAATGCGAACTGTGTGGGCATTGTTAACTCTAAATTTGTTCGGGTTAGAAACGTCAATGCTCGTAATCCAGGTGTACACGGTTTTGATGTAAGCTCCCCTGTTTGGAACTCTTCTTCTGATGGAGCAGATCATTATCAGCCAAATGGTAGCAAATATGTTTGGATTGAAAATTGTACTGCAACTAATTATGGTGACGACGGCTTCACAACGCACTATTCTGATTACGTCTTCTTCACTAACTGTTACGCCTATGACGCTAATGGATCCGCACACAGCAAAGGAGCTTCAAATTCAAACGGTTTTGAAATTGATGACGGCTCTAAAAACGTATGGCTTGTGAACTGTTACAGCCGAAAAAATTGCAGGGGTTTTGAAGTCAAAGCTCACAACAGAGCGCCTGCAGCAAGAAACGTAAATTTAATTAACTGCTATTCCGAAAATGATATCCGCGCATTTGATTTTAGGCATATTGGCTTTCACCTAGCCTCCGAAAAACCCTCTACAAGTGCATTTGACATTAATGTCGTTAACTGCACTGCCCAACATCCTATCTTCAGCGACCTTTATAAAGGGTTAAATCCCCGTGCACTTGTTATTTCCGCTTATAGAAATGTAAATGTATCAAACTTCAATGCAATTGGTGATCCGACGTATGATTATAAGAATACTATAGTAATCTCTACTCAATATAAGAGCAGAAATATCAACCTAAGCAACATCACTGTTTCAGGGTTTACAACAGCAAGTAACGATATCTATGTAATCGGTGGAGCCCAAAAATCAGACAATGTAAACATCTCGAATGTAACCATTAACCAATCTGCACTAGTGGGTATTGCTGTTGGAAGTAAAGTTGGCTCAGTCAATATCAATAACGTTAACATGACGGGAACAAACAAAGCAGGTTCAATAGGTGTTTATTGCACTAACTCACAAGCCAATATTAACGCTGCGATGTGCGAACAATACGCTACTCCCAGTAAAATTGCCGGGAAAACCTACGCATTTATCCCGAATAATTTCAAAGGTGGTACACGGATTGCGACGACTTCCGGCTACGCTAAAACAAATACTAGCGTCGTAATGGCATCTTCAGGTGGCGGACAAGCAACTGGTGACGCTTCTGCCGTTATTGCAACAACTGGCGGTTCTAAAGCAGAAGGGCCACGTAATGCAGTTATTGCGTCCTCTGGAGGATCTAAAACAACTGCAGAAGGAAGTCGTTCATTGGTTGTTGCATCAAATAATTCTTCCATTGAAGGATCAGGATCTTCTAGGGTTGTTATTGGATCACAATCTGTAGCAAATAGAAAAGGTTATACCACTATATGGGGATATGGAACATCAGATGCCCCTTCCACCTCGAACATTAAGATAGAACATGATGCGATGAGAGGAAATATTGCCTTAACCGGTCAGGTTAAAGGTGCTTCCACATTTGCTGATTATGCGGAGTACTTCGAATCTGCAGATGGAAGAGCAATTCCTACCGGATATATGGTCACACTTGATGGGGACAAAATTAAAAAAGCGAATCTCGGTGACAAGGTATTAGGGGTTATATCTGAAACAGCTGGCATTGTGCTCGGAGAGTCTTTGTTTAATTGGCAAGGAAGATACCTCAAAAATGAATTCGGCGGTCTTATTTATGAAGATAGGGATGTGACATTTGTGGATTCGGAAGGTATGCAAAGAACAGAAATAAGAAGGCTACCAAAAGAAAATCCCAACTTCAATGCCAATGAAGAATATGTTCCACGATCTGAGCGTCCTGAATGGAATATAGTCGGTATGTTTGGACAAATTTTCGTTCGCATTGATGAAACAGTTCAAGACGGCGACAGAATTGTACCCAAAGCCGGCAAAGGATCAAAATCCTCTGATGCTTCAGGTTATCCGGTAATGAAAATAACAACGCCTTACACAAAAGAAAGAGGATACGGTGTTGCTGTCTGCTTAATAACACCGACAGTTTAATTCAATGCCCTCTTTAAAGGAGGTGGTTATGTTCTAGTTAAAATATAAATTTTATTCAATTTGCAGCATTCAAAAACAGAGATATCAAGAGCATACGTGAGAATATGTAAGTTTATCAAATGGAGGTGATTGTCATAGTCTCAATCTTCCATCTTTTGGTCATGTGCCCAGCCTTTTTAATAGTTCATGCATATTACTTGGTTAGATTTAAATTTCTAAGAAAAGACGATTCCTTCAAAGAGAATAGAACATTCTGGATCATTGTGCAAGCGTTAGAGGCTCCCATATTCAATGGTAATTTCAGATCGATGTTTAATGAGTTAAGACTATTAAAAAAGACTTAACAATAAGAGAGTAACAGCTTATATACATGCAATCGAGAGAGATCGGAATTTGTTTCCCTTCTCTCTTTTTTGTGCTCAAATTTAATTTAGGAGAGATGTTTAATATGGCTATTCAAGCGAGACAAATGCTAGTATCCCCAGAGAAATACGGAATCAAATGTCCATATGCATTATCTGCTTCATTCATCACTTTTCACAATACATACAACAACGCACCAGCGCAAAATGAAGTTAGTTATATGATCGGTAACAATAATGAAGTTTCTTTTCACTTTGCTGTAGATGACAAAGAGGTTGTTCAAGGGATTCCTACAAATCGTAATGCATGGCATACAGGTGATGGATCAGGTGTGAATTCAGGAAACCGGACTTCTATCGGTGTAGAAGTTTGCTACTCTAAATCAGGCGGAGAACGCTATAAAAAAGCTGAAGCGTTGGCTATTAAGTTTATTGCACAACTCCTTAAAGAACGTGGTTGGGGTGTGGATCGAGTTAAAAAGCATCAAGACTGGTCTGGCAAATATTGCCCACATCGAGTTCTTGATGAAGGACGTTGGAATGCTGTTAAAGCTTCTATTGCTGCTGAATTGAAAGCACTCGGCGGAAATACTTCTTCCTCATCTTCAAAGCCAACAAAAGTCGTTAAAACAAATGGTTCTTATGTTAAGAACACAGTTATCGCAGACAGTCTTAATGTGAGAACCCAACGCAATGCAAACTCCTCTATTGTCCTTACCCTTCCTAAAGGCTCCAATGTCCAATATCAAAAAGGATCAACTCAAAACGGTTGGGGTTACATTAAATATACCAATTCTAAAGGTGCTACATACAGCGGCTATGTAAATGTGAAATACATTAAAAGTGATGCTGAGCTCGGACAATCAACCCCAAAGCCTAAATCCACTTCTAAGCCTAAAAGCAGTGGTATCAAATCTGTAGGCAAAATTAAAATTGTCGGTGTACAAAGCGCTGCAATCGTTATGGACAGACCCGATAAAAACAAAGCAAAGAACCTCGGCACTGTAAAGCTAGGTGATACCATCAGCATTTCTGGCTCAGTGAAAGGTTCAAACAATGCTAAGGGTTACTGGGAAGTGATCTATAAAGGTAAACGCGGCTACATCTCAGGTCAGTTTGGGTCAAAAATCTAAATATATTTAATTATCTTTGAGGATGATTGTTGATCGAGGTATATCAATGATTATCCTCTTATTTTAGGAGGTGATGTAATGTCACCTTTCTATTTTATCAAAGGTTGGTGACAAATGGATAACTTTGAGCAAAGCACCATTTCAAGATTAAGTGCACTTGAAGAAAAAGCTAAGCACACTGATAACAAAATTGACTCTCTTGAAGAAAGAACAAATGTTATTGGTCGTATTGCTACGCTTGTTGAGCAGCAAGTCGAAATTAATAAGGATTCTCAAGCACAATCGAGAGAACAGTTCAGCACTCTGAACGAAATGAGCAATAGTTTAAAAAATCTGAGTAAATCATATGAAAAACTGGACAATCGAGTTGAAATATTGGAACGCTCTGATTCTACTCGCAAAATTGATCCCTCTCAGTTTACTAAAGACCTTGTGTTTAAGGTACTGCCCAGTGTAATTGCGACTATTGTCGCAGCCTGGTTACTCATACATTTTGGGCTTAAATAAAATGAACAGGAGCGAATTTCATGACTAAAATTAACTGGAAAGTAAGACTTAAAAAGAAAACATTCCTGGTTGCAATCTTCTCCGCAACTCTTTTATTCGCACAAGCTATTACATCAGCTTTTGGATACGATATTTCTGTGTTTAGTGATGATCTCACTGAGAAATTTAATGCGCTGTTGACATTTTTAACTGCCATGGGAATTGTGGTGGATCCAACCACTACAGGTATCTCAGATAGTGATCAAGCAATGGAATACACAGAACCAAAATAACTCAGGGGAGCTCATCTCCCCTTTTTTTCATTTTTAATTAAGAAAGGAATGATTGTTGGTCATGCAAATAGGATCTGGGTATATCGGGAGTCCAATGCTTGAGAAGTCAGAATCTAACCATGAAGTGATCCCTTCCCCACCTGCAACCTGGACGATTAAATATTCTTTCTATAAATTCAGCTTTTCGAATGATCAGGAATGCCACGTATCAATCAATGGTGGAAATCCTATCTATTTAAGAGCTGGACAAGGCTTTCAAATGGACGCTCACGATTCACCTATCACAAGCTTCAAAATTTCTGAGTCAGGGATAACATATAATTTTTTGGGGGCGCATAAATGAGTTTCTTCAATCCGATGGTTAATGTCTCAATTGTCACTGGGAAGTCTGCTTATGATATTGCAGTGGACAATGGTTTTTCAGGAACTGTAGAGGAATGGTTAGCTTCACTAAAAGGTGAAAAAGGCAACACTGGAGCTACTGGCGCTAAGGGAGACAAAGGTGATACTGGTGCTGCCGGTAAAGATGGAAAATCAGCATATGAATTAGCCGTTCAACAAGGTTTCTCTGGAACATTAGATGAGTGGCTTGCTTCTCTAAAAGCAACAGCAAACTGATCATATACCCTTCTCTAACGAGGAGGGTATTTTTTTCGTTTCGTTCATAATCGAATTATTGATTTGTTTTTAATTTTCACTCAAATTCCCTTTACATTTCTTTCCTCCAATGCAACTATATAATAAAATGGATTTGAAAGGGGTTTAGGACTTGGAGAACGAAAAGGTCATTCCTTATGATTTAGTAGCAACAAAGATGAATCATTGGTATGTGGCTATTAAAAAGAATTGGGTCGGTAGAGCAGAAGAAATGCGTAAAGAAGTTATGCAGGAAATAAAAATTATGGAAGAAAACCAAGATGTTTTACTATACTACTCCCTACTTGAGTTTAGACATAAGCTAATGTTGGCATATATGTATCCTAACGCTATAAAAGACATTGAGAAAAATTATGGTGAGTTAAAAGCATATGAAGGCCATGAAAACTTAACAGGAATGCTCGAATATTACTATTATTTTTTCATGGGCATGTTCTATTTTAGACAAAAGGAGTTGGCATTCTCCCTTAATCACTATAGACAAGCTGAGAGATATTTGGATTCAATTGAGAGCGAAGATATTGAAGTTGAAAAAGCTGAATTTTATTTTAAATTGTCAGAAGTGTATTACCACATGAAACAGACTTATTTTTCAATGAATTATGCCATGAGGGCTTACGATATATTTAAAAAGCAACCTGCTATTGACGGGAGCCCTACATACGGGGTACAAAAGGTACGCTGTCAATTCGTCATATTTGGTAATTTATTGGACAGTATGAAGTTTGATGAAGCTTTAAAGCAAGCATACAAAGCGTATCAGGAAGCAGTAGAGCTAAACAAAAGTGAAAAGAATCGTGGACATTTGATGCGTTCAGCACTGTTTAATATTGGATTATGTTATAATCAAATGGAAGAACTTGATAAAGCATTTTTTCACTTTAATAAGTCACTTCAAATCATTGAGCCGGAAAATCATGATTACGCTGCTAAAACATTATTTGTTATCTCCTTCTTAAAGGGAAGGCAAAATGACATTGAAAACGCAAAAAAATTTTATGAACAGGCCAAACAGTTGGCTGAACGGCATAACAATGAAATGGTACTTGAAAAGTTAAAAATGGTTAAAGGACTTTTCTTGGACTATGATTTAGACTTAGTTAGGAAAACATTCGAGTTCTTCAAAGAAAGAAGTATATACCCTGACATGGAAAGCTATGGTGTCTCTGTAGCGGATTTTCTCACTGGAAAACAGGATGCTTGGGGTGCAGTTGAATTTTATCGTTTGGCAAATGAAGCAAGAAGACAAATCAAAAGGGGAGAAGCAATATGAAAACTAAACTATTTATCTGTGCAGTTCTATTATTCGGCGTTGCCGGAACAGTGGGTGCTTCCTATCTCCAACAACAAAATGATACGTTCAAGGTTGCTGAAAGAGCCGAAACGTAA